GAAGCACACCCCAGAGCGCAGGGCTGGATTTGAACCAGCGACCTCTTGACCTATTGCTAGGCCAAGCGCTCTTCCCACACCTTTCGATGTTCTCTGAGCTACCCGCGCGAATGGAAACGCCCCTACAGAGCACCTCCCCTGAAGGAGGAGGGAGCGTCTGAAGAGGCTTATGAGAGCCCAGAAGGCCAACAGGGGAGCCCTTGAAGGGCTGACTGTCAATGGCAGGACTGGGTCACGAGAGGCAGAATATCTACGAGCTTAGGGGCTGTCAAGGGGGTTGATAGCTTTTTAACAGCCATCACAACTTGACCCAGTTGGTCGTGTCGTAGGCCACGTAGCGATTGGTGACACCAGTCGCCTGCGTCGTGGCAGTGTCTACACCAGCTCCAAGGTTATCACCCGAAGCGGGGAATACTTGCAGCGTGTTCGCCGGGTCGCTGTTGATGACGATGACTTCCAGACCTGCCAGAGCGGCCGGGAGCGTCACGGTGTCGTTGGCGTTGGCGCAGACCGAGATCTGATTCACGTCACTGGTCAGTGCGCCGTTACCCTGGGTCTGCGTGGTCGAGGCCGTGATACCCGCCGTGGTGATGCGACGGAACGTGATCTGCTTGGTCGACACATCGCCCGAGATCGTTCCAGATCCGATTCCGAGGTGGTTCGATGTTCCAGCAGCCGGCACATCATCCGCGATCAGAACGTTGCTGCCACCCGTCGTGAGCGTCGCGCCAGCACTCTTGCCGATGATTACGTTCCCTGCACCTGTAGACAGAGCACCGGCCACGCTGCTTCCGATGCACACGTTGTCAGCGCCAGTCGACAGATTCGCGGCCTGATACCCGAACGCTACGTTGTCAGCTGCGCTGGTGGCAGCGTTAAACGCCTCCATACCGACTACCGTGTTGCGAGTGCCAGTCGCCAAGCTCGCGGCGTGGTATCCGACCGCTACGTTATTGTCTGTGTTCGTGTTGGCATTGAGTGCCTGCACGCCGACCGCTGTGTTCTTGACACCAGTCGTATTCGAGTACATCACGCTGCCGCCAACAGCCGTGTTGTAGCTACCGGTGCTATTCGCTAACGCATTAGCCCCGACGGCCACGCAGAAGTCCACAGCGGTAGCTGCGGCAAGCGCGTGGTCTCCTATCGATACATTCTGATTCCCTGTACAGAGAACCATTGCTGACGAGCCCACAGCGACATTCGATGTCCCAGAAAAAGTCGTAGACAAAGCATCGTGACCGATAGCCACGTTGTCATTGCCGTTACCCAACCCGTTCATCGCGTGGTAGCCAACCGCGACGTTGCGCAGGCCAGTCGTGTTGGTGGTCAAAGCTCCAGAGCCAACAGCGGTCTGTTCACCAACTGTGCATGCCGTGAGTGCCAAGTGTCCAACAGCCGTGTTGTCAGACACAGACACAGACGAGTTCAGCGCATTGTACCCAACAGCGACACTGCGCAGCCCCGTCGTACTTGACGTGAGAGCACCAGCCCCAACGGCAGTCTGTTCACTGACAGTACATGCATTGAGCGCATCGAGCCCAATCGCAACGTTGTTACTCCCCGAGACACACAGCTGAAGTGCCGAATACCCAACTGCTACGTTACTGCCTCCACCTATCAGTTGAGCGAGAGCAATGGAACCAATAGCAACGTTGCCAATTCCACCAACACACGAGCCGAGCGCAGCAGCACCAACTGCTATGTTGTCGTCACCACTAGTCAGCGCTGTTAGTGCCCAAAAGCCTATACCGACATTTTGAGTGCCATCGGCGCAAAGCTGCAGAGCACCACTACCTACTGCAGTGTTCTCGGTGCCAGATGTAACGCTAATCAGTGCGGTATCGCCAACACCCAATGTATTAATCGCTGCGTTCTCAAATCCAGGAATGCCCGGTCTGCTGGGGAATGTCATGGTGCTCTCCAAACAGGCGGTGTGCCGTTATACGCAGTACCTAACGTAGTCTCCCATACCCAACCGTCACTAGTACGAACAACAGTAACTGGTAGTGTGGCCCATTGGTAGTTAGCTTCACGAGCAGCTCTGATAGCCGCTAGCGCTTCTCTCTTGGTGAATGGTGCCAGTGGCTTACGTGTTGTCTGGTCACGTACTTCAGACCACCATATGAGTTCTGACGGTGCGTGTAGTGCGTACCAAGCTATCACCTCGGCATCCCACCCATTAGGCAGTACTAGTGTGTGGTCAGCGTCGTGGTACTTAGTGCGTACCCAACGGTTACACCGCTTGAACGTTTCACAGACTGCTGCCGGGTATCTTAACTCGGTCATACTGCTCTCCAACTTCCGAGGACATAATCATATTCAATTTCGAACGTTCCATCCGGAACGACTGGAAAGTCCCCACCGGCGATCAAGAGCTTGTTTCGAGTCAACGACCCTGTGCCACCAGTAAGGAATGACCCTGGCCAGCTCATGTTGGCCGATGTCTCACCAACTTCTATTCCGTTGGCCCAAGCTCCCTGCTCAATAGACGTCACATCCATGGTGTCGCCAGCTCCAGCTACAGCAGTGACAAGTGTGTTTGTGAGCGTGCCGGCTCCATATTCGACACCTGGTATTCCAGTCCCCATGATTGCTAGGATCAGGTTGTCGATACTGTCCGATGCCGAGGCCCCTATCAAAACCTCTCCGGCGTAGCCACCACCTGTAGTCAGAGCAGTCTTGAACGTGTAGGTACGGTCATCTGGACTTGGACCGCCTGGTGCAAAGAACTGGACCGTATCTCCGTCAACCACGTTAGCTGAGAGCGTTAACGTAGACACGGCGTTAGTGCTAGGTGCCCCGTTCTTCATTGTCAGAACGAATGCAGATTCGTTGACTAGGGTCTTACGAATCGATGATGGGCGCGATTTCTCAAAAGGACCAGGTACGTTGTAAAACTCCGGATCGAACTGAACACCAGTGATGTCCGCCACACCCGTGGCTTGCATATAGATCGTGTGCGACCTAGCAAACACTTTCGCGAAGAGACCGCCTGGGTTCAAAATAGGATAGTCATCTGCCACTGCAGTAACAATTGTTGTAGAAACAGAGCTGCGGATGATTCTTCTACCACCCACCACGAACCACTCAGACTCATCAGCTGAGTAGGCGAGCAACGACTGCCTCTTTTGATCGTAGAAGAGTGTGCCGTCAGACGGAGCTCCTAGCCCTTGGTAGACTGGTAGTTGCCCAGAAAGACTTGAGTCACCACTGCCACCAACTACGCCCATTGGTGTGTTTTGCTGTGACCCAGGACCCTCAATTAGTTGCTGGTGCTGAGTCCAGAAGTCGGACGCGAAGGCTAGCGTGCCATCATGCAGCCACCGCACCATCTGGGCACCTGACCCATCACAGCCCAGCCACCCTGGCGGCATCATGTTGTCTTTGCCAAGGCCACCAGTAGCTACTGTTACCTCCAGTACCCCTTTGTTCCTCACCCGAACAACTGGAATAACAAAAGTCCAGCTGATAGCCCCGTTATTCGGGTCTGGTGCAAAACCTATAGTTGCATCACTGTTCACTTCAACACTGGTAGCGCTGTTGTACGCAGTGATTACAAAGTTCTTATTGTTGGTTTCTAGCCCAGCCCCAGAGAGCTGAATTGCATACCCTACATACACAGCTGACATACCCGTTAGACCAGACAATGTCATCGAAGGCGCTGTTGATGCTGCTAGTGAGGCGGCAGCTCCACTGAGCACGGCATCACTCTCTACTGTGCCCAACTCATTGAACACCATGTAGAACTCAAACCCTGTACCTTGACCATCCCAATCAATCATTGGGATACGGGCGTCTGGGTGATTCCTTATTACAGCTCCACGCTCTGCCTTAAAGACACAGCTGTTGAGTGGTTTGATAGGCCAAAAGGTTAAAACAGGTGGGTCGTCAGTGTGATGGTTGTGCTGAAGCATCATCCCACCATCAATGCCAGCTAAGTTATGCAGCGTGGCGTGACGACGAATGCTGAGGATCAATTCCTCATGAGCTCCCTGTGGCGCAACAATGGTTGCGTACTTCATGTCCCATACGACTGGTGGGTCTAGTGGACCAGGCTCAATAGAGTAGGCAGCTACCTCATCTGTCGACTGATCTACATAGATGGTAACTGGCGACTTGCTCCTGCGTACAAAGTCCATGACCTCGTACCAGGTCGTAGCGTCACCACGCCCATCAGGACGCCAGGAGATGCTGTTACCCACCGTATCCCAGTTCGTGGATTCGAGGGTAAGTAGCTCTACGGTGGTGGTGAGGTCTAAGTCTACACGATAACCACGTCCCATGGGGTTCGTGCCTAAGTAAAACCCGTTCCACAGAGACGGGTTAGGCACCCATATGTAACCAAATGCGATAGCGATATAAGTACTTGTGCTGACTCCTACTTTGTCCTCGTTAACCGGGAGATCGATAGAGGTTAGTGGTGCTAACGTTACGGCGTTAAAAGCAACGAGGATATACTTGCTGGCAGTGTCCCATATAGCAGATACCAACCTACCGTTGAGGGTATCAAACATTAGCGACCAAATAGCTCCAATACCCGTAGGTGCTGCCGCTACAGATACTGCTAGAGGGTTAACGGTAAAAGACGCTAAGTCTGAAGTGCCGTAGGCACCAGCATAAAGCCTGTTGCTGTTACCCATAACTAACGTAGTAACTGGGAGTCCAGCAACTAACGCAGCGCCGTCTAGCGTAGGTGGGTTTGTGTCTAGATCTTTAACAGCCTGTATCGTATTAGCGGTGGTATTACCCACGTACAGGCGCGGCTTTAGATCACCGTAGTTACCTATGTTGTTGTCCAACGCCAGCGTGCTAAGTGACTCTCCAACTAAGCCAACAGCGATTGGTATACCTGGAGCGCCTGTAACTGAGTCAGCCTGTACTACGCTGCTAGCATCGGGGCTGCTAGCTTGGTAACAGATCCATAGCTTGTTGTTACTACTATCAAAGACAGCGCCAGTCGGGCTAGCTATATCTACATCGCTATAGATGATTACAGCTGGGCCTATCGTACTCGGGTTTCCAACTATAACCTCACGTAGAATTATGTTGGTGTTTCCTGCTGGTGCCCTCTGGGAGCACACCAACCAGAGCTTAGCTCCGGTAGATACAGCGAAAGCTACTATCTCAGTATTGGGGGTGGTGTTGATATCTATACGCTCTACGATCTTTTGTGTAGTCGAGTTTACCCTAGTTACACCAGGTCGTAGGTAGAGACTGGTACCACCATATATATGGGCATTGATGTTAATGAACCAGATGTCACCACCATGCTCTACTGAACTTAGAGGGTTACCAAAGTCTGGTACGTCACCTAGCAGCGTAAGTACCTCGCCGTGCTTGGTATACGCAGGCAGTGCGGCAGAGCCAGCACTCTGCATCAGTGTCCAGTTACCACCGTCTGAGTAGAACGACGCTATCTCTAGAGGCCGCAGCACTATGGTGTTCGCTGGAACAACGTCTACGACTGTAACTGTGAAGAGCTCTAACAGCGTGTGGTTGTAAACTGTAACTACCTTGTTAGCTACGGCCGCCCCAAGGTGCACACGACAATTGAAGTTAGTGTCCTCCACAACGATGACGTCGGACACCCTGTCCCAGTACATCGCCTCATCTGTCACAGTAGGGAAAAACCACTGGGTAGTTCTACCCTCGTAGGCGAGGTTCTTCAGTGGCTCTGTTCTACTGACACCAACGAGTCCAGTATCAACTCGTACGACACCGCCCTTGCCCACGAGCTCTGGTACGTCCGTGCTGAATGATACTAGCTCTGGCGTTGGTAGCCAGATGTTCATGTTCAGTATGAGGGCCCGCCAGAAGGAGTAAATGAGCGGGCGGTTACCACCACTAGTGAGCGTGATATTCAGCTCAACCTCAAACACGCCAACATTGCTGTAGCGCCTAAGGAAGGTCTTACCGTCATCAAGAGCTGCGGTACCTACCAAGACTACGTATATCTTGCTAAAGGCATCGCAGAGAATAATAGACCCCTCGCAATCAGTGTTGGCTACACCGGGGTATAGATTTAGTGTTAGGTCTAGGTTGAGCTTATAAAGCTGCCAAGTACCGTCAGTCTCAGTAACCAACGTCCAGAGCTTTGCACCCAGCGTGTCCAGTGCCATCGACCTAATCGTCAGGTCAGGTGCATAGCTACCATCTACTACGGGGCTAACGGTCTCTAAGTCGGTGTAGCTGTAGACTGTGTTGTCTACCGCCACGAACAAGTGTGGCTTACCGTCTCCGTAGTTCGCCCCAGTTGGGTCGTACACAAGGCTCGTTACATCACCACCTAGTGCTGTGAGCACTATGTCAGGTGCACTGATACTGCTGGGCAACGTTCCTATCAGCGCTTGCTCTGACCCAGTAGAGAGCCAGATGTGCGTGCCATCCCATAGCCCGTCTACAGGATAAGCACTTGCGCTAGAAAACGTGTAGACAGTTAGCCTAGGGCCAAATGTAGTTGTAGCCCCACGCAGCACCTCACGCACCCAAAGAGCTGGTCCTTCACCACCAACGCCAAAGAGGAAGAGCTGTGTGCCCGTGTCCACCAGCGTGTAAGCAGCCTCACCAGTGTCCTCTGTATCGATAGACTCAACGATCTTGTTAGTAACTGGGTCTATCTTTAGAACACCAGGTCCTATGCTAGTCCCACCACCTTCTGTTTCTTCAAAGTTGGACTTCACTACCCAGATGAACGCCCCGTCATACACTGGAGCAGTGGGCACGTGTAGCTTGGGGGTTGCTATACGGGTGTAGTCCCCAGGTATGCCCGTACCCACAAGAGGTAATGCATCGTACGCGGCGTCTTCTATCCCAACTAATATCTTGTTCACTAGCCCTGGTGCGCTAGTACCTGCCCAGCCCTCTATCTGCTCAGTAGTAGTATTTGGGTCTACGAAGTTGAGCTCATTGGGCTTAGCTACCAGTGGGGGAGGATTGAGCTGAGGTGGAGGGATTATGTTCCCACGCGCGTTCAGCGTACCGAAATTACGGATGTCCTGGTCAGTAACGGAGCCGTCAGTGATATCCAGCTGAATGCGGTAACACTGCCCGTCCACATCAGGGACAAATGTCGCTGTAGGAAAAGCGTCAAACGCGCTACCAATTACCCCTGGAACTAACAAGCTACCAAGGGGCACGGACAGCAACGTAATAGTCCAGCTAGTTACGCCAGCGTTTACGCCTCCGTTGGTCACGGTGACCACGCCGCCAGCTACAGTACCCGCATAGGCTTCTCCAGCTCCACCAATCGTGGGGCCCTGCTGGAACCGAATTAACGCGCTGATTGGCATGGGTGCATCTTACCGCTAAAACGGCTGTCTTGGGAACGCCGTGCTACTAGCTGTTGGGGATAACAAGGGCGGCACTAGGGTCTATGTCACTCTGGTCGAATTCAAAGTCCGTATCCTCGTAACTAGCCATAGTTTTCTCCATGGCCTTATTCTGCTCCCGCAGGGTCTTCCTAACAGGTATATCCGCCAGTGTTATCTGCTTCACTGCGGCTAGTAATGTACCAGCGTATGACGCTGTGTCCTGCGTTAGGCCAAAGAACTCTGAGAACCTGCCCTCTATCAGGATGTCCAGAGCTCTATCTGTGCCCTTGGCTGTGTACGTAGCTATGAGCGTGTTCACCTGCGGGATAGCTTGAGCCGTGTAGCTGCTGTACGCGTCTTCTAGCGTAGCGTCCACAGACGCACCGAAAGACTGAGCTCCTGTGATGCTCAACACCTGGATAAGCTTCTGTAGATGACCCTTGGCGGCTGTCACAGCTCCTGGCGTAGGATTACTATTAGCTAGGATGGGGTTCATCAGGCGATCTAACTCCGACATGTACTGCGACTGGTTCACCGACAAGTGCAGCCAGGCAAGCACAGCTGTCTTAAACCCTTCGTAGTTAGAGCTCTTGTGTCTACGTATCCTAGCAAACGGTAGCTGAGACGTGGTGCTGAACGTTGTAGCTGGGTGAGTCGAAGCTACTGGGGTTGCTAGCTGCAGTATATTCAGCGTGCTGTTGAAGTCAGCTATCACATAGGTGGAAGAGGGTACCGACACATTGGTATCGTAGAGCTCCAGGACATCGTTGACCTCTAATCCCTTGGGCAGCTCAGTGACCTGAAAGTAATTAGTGGCTCCTACTGCGCTGGCCTCTTCAGTAATGAACAGCAGGCCTTCAGCAGAAGACGGTCCCCCACCAGACCTACGCTTCACCAGTATCTGTGATGACACACCAGTATTAGATGAAGCGAGCGTAATGCCGTAAGCACCCACTTGTACGTCGGTGAAGAAATAGGGCACACCACCAAACGCTGCTGGGAACGTAAGCGCTGATGTCAGGGTGTAGTCGAGCGGTGTAGTCTGCGCCTTGACAGTGTAGCGACCGTCGTTAGGCGAGGTGTTGTTGATTATGGCGATGTACCCAGACTTAAGTGCTAGGTCTGCCCCAACATCAATCACTACACCGGCTGCTGCAGTCACAGGCGCGTTGAACAATACGTTGAACTGTGTGTCGGTAACAGCAGAGACAATACCCTGGATGCCGACCTCACCTGGGGTAGGCGTAGACCTAATGATAACCGTATCTCCTGTTATCACCCCGGCTGTCAGCGCCCCAGGAGTAACGATAACCATGGATAACCCAGTGCCTAGAGTTACCGTACTACGCATCTTGTAGAACGAGAGCCTGGTATTAACTGATGGCTCTGTGTGCGACAGAGTAGTCGCTAGTGTATTGAACACTGCAGTAGCCCGCACAAGTCCTTTACCAACGGAAGTAGTGTTAACTCCTTCGGCTATGTCAGACGCCTTGCTCGCCAGTGATTGTGATAACCCGTTGGCTGTCAAACCGAGAGTCGTAGCTGCAGTAGACGTAGACTCTAGCTTTAGAACCCACGACTCCTGGATAGACTGAATACGGGCGTCTACCTTTCCGGTGTCGTACTGACCAGTAACTCGTAGGCGCACGCCAGCTTGGCCTATCTCTATTGTCTTGTTAGCGCCTGCCGTAGGGAAATGCTGAGAGAATATATCGGCTACAAGCTCGTTACCCGCCACAGCAATATCTGTAGCCTGTGCACCATATGAAAGTGACGTGAAGTCAGTTACGAACAACACATCGCTACTGACTATGTCGTAGCTAAGATTCCAATCTACTATGGCTAGGTTAAGTGCACCTAGGATAAAACCACCACCATCTTCCAGTATAACGGGGCCTAGGAACTTACGCTGCAAGATGAAGGCATCAGCTATAAGCGGCGTACCTGCTGGTATAGCTGCGTTAATCTCAGATAGCACTTGCTTCAGCGTTCGAGCTCCATGAGTAAACGTCACCGTTACCGTGGAGAAGCCCGTTAACGTAAAGGACAGCACATCATTTGTAGCTACAACATCTGGGGGGTCACCAAAGACATAACCAGTAGCAGGCTGCGTAAAACTAGCCTTGAGCTGAGCCACAAATCCACCACTCAGCGAGAGACTAGCTGACGGTATCGTACCGTATGGTTCGCCATCTACGAACACATCTAGCTCGTTGTGCCCAAGTACAATTGGATAGGGTCCGTTAATGGTGGCGGACACCGTAGCTGGTGTACCTGGATGGTCGGCATCACTATAGGGAGACCCGCTGCCTGCTGACGGCAAGAAAGCTCCTGGAGCTCCTATACTGCCAAATCCCTTAACCGTCGCCTTGGCAGCCAGCAGGTCCAGTACAATGTCCCTCAGCCCCCTATTCCTCTCAGCGGGTGTTTGAGCCTTCAGATCCTCATAATGCCCACTGACAGAAGCTTGAGCATTCTGGGTCACGTACTGAGCTGTAACCAGTGGTAGATTCAACGTAGAGTAATTGGCTATAGCGTTAGATAAGTAAGTAGCTTTCTCGAAGGTGGTCATATGAGCCGCCTTCAAGTTAGACACTAACGGAGCTACAGACTCTCTAGCCTGAGTAGGGGTACGTACTATCTGACCTTGGTGTTTGATATTGGGGCCTGCTTGAGCCAGAAATGCATCAACACTGCTATCAAAGGTCTTGAAGGCAGGTGAGGTAGATACTTCTGTAATAGGAGAGGTTCTATTACTCAGTGCGCCTGATAGAGCTTGAAGAGCAACATTCGCATTTTGTATTTGCGAGATGTCTTCAATAGGCGATTCAAACCTCAAGAGCTCATTCAATGCTTGGTACAAGTCAGCAGCGATAGCCGCCTCTTGGTACAGCGATTCTATTGCTCTACTTATCCCTAGCTGCACCAAGTAGTACGGAGCATTTGGGAAGAGAGTAAATAGCCCTCCAACTGCATTTTGCAGGTCAGTGAAGGTAACGTTTAGTTGCCTATTACCTAAACTTCCATAAGGTCTACGCACATTTGCGAGTACCAGCTTCTCAACTGCGTTTTGAACTTCGATAGTAGAGTAGGCCATTCAGTGGGTAGTTTAGCAGAGAGTGGATAATAGAGGGCTAAGAAAGTTTGCAGTCCTTTCTCACTACTCACATCTGGAGTAGCCAGTCCTTGATGTTCTGCTGCAGGCTGTTGAAGAATTTCACGTCTTCTTCAGCCATGCGCTTTCCTTGCCGCATAACCAGGGTAGTGGCGTAGCAGGGCACAAGCACTGGAACTTCCCCAGGAGCAGGAGCCCATTTTGGCATAGAGTACGGCTTGCCGGTGTGATCGAGCATTCTGTAACGTAGCTCGGAGGCCCAAGGACTCTGCTTTACCACCTCTACCACCCAGGGGTCTCTTCCAGCAGGGACACCCCAGTAGAGCACCTCCCCCTGCTTGACCACCCCCATGCCATCCAGCCACTTTGCGATCTTGATGAGAGAGACGGGCTTGGTCTTCTTGGGCTTAGGCTCTTTCTTTCCCACTTGTTTGCCACCACGCTTAGACTCCTTGCACTTCATGAGCAAGTTGGCCTCGTTGACGTAGTAGTCTTCGAATGAGAACGAGTAAGGGTGTAGGCCTTCCTGCTGTCCAGCACCCTTGATGCCACGAAGCATGTGGTCAAACAAGATATGACGGCCTGCGGTAGTACGGCTATCGAACTTTTTACGGAGTTCTGAGTACACCTTGGGCCAGTACTTCCCCACGTTGGCATCAAGGAACCGATTAACCACGGACAGTTTATCGGCGAATTCTTTCATGACCTTATTGCGCTTGATGATTGGAAGGTCATCCCCATCACCAGTGGCTCTGACCTTTGCCAAAGCCCCACGCGTAGCCACACGCTCTTCTCTATTGGAGTACCGACGATCATGCTTGTTGCGCCCAGTACGCCCTCCTTCGATAGGCGTACGAGATAGGTTCTTAGTTGCCACTGAGTTTCCTTTCTTCTTTAAGATCTGCAACTCGCTTTTGGAGTTTAGCGAGCTCTCTTGGTGTGGCACCACCATTCCGCTCCAGGAACATGTCGGTGACTGCATCTTCAAGCTCTGCCAGAGTAAACTGCATGGATGGGCAGGCTTCTAGTGCTGCGTTCTTCATGACTCCAGCCATTAGTGCTGATGCCTCCATTGGGGCGTTGACTAGTGTCACCGCATCCAAGAAGCCCATAGAGCAGTGAGCTAGCACTCTTAGTACCTCAGCCCGGTCCAGTTTGATGTTGTAAGGGCTCATGTGTTTCCTTTCACCACTCTTATACCCTCAATAATTGAGAGTTTGGTGGTATAATAGATATGAGGAATCCTCCTCTTGAAAGGTCCCAATGAATCAGTTCATTATGATTGTCTCGTTTGTGATGTCTCCTCTGGCCCTCGTGATCGGCGTGCTTATCGGCAGGCTCCTTCAGCGGAAGGCAGACCAGCAAGAGCTCGACCAGGCCCATCGAGACCACATGCAGCTCGTCGGGTCGGCCAAGGCACTGCAGTGTCGGTACGACACCGCTTCTAAAATGCTAGGGGATTTCACCATGGTGAACCATGGCAATATGGCCGCTCTCAAAGAGTGGGAGAAGGTCACCGAAGCCTTGGTGGCTAAGGTGGACTTCCTGGAAGGGCATACAACCCCACCCAAGCCACACCTTCGTGTGGTCAAGTGACTTATGCGGGAATCATCCCGTGGGAAGGAATCATCATCATGGAAAAAGTGTCTAAAGAAGCTGCCGCTCATCTGATAACGCGCGTCATCGACAAGAGCCGTCACGCCGAACTGTTGGCCCAAGTGGAAGCTGCCTCCATATTGGAGACAGAGGACTACGAGGGCACCTACGGAATGGACGACGACTTCATTGGCGTGTTCGCCGATGGGTGGTGGCTAGCTGACGTGTGGAACTGATCGTCTAAGAGAAGGACTGCCAACTTCTTTAGCTATCACTCTATGATCTGATAGTGATCTGCCAGATCGTAAGAGGCTGTTAGAGCTCTGTCAGCTATGTCTTTACCGTGCATTTCTATTAGCTGCTTATGAAGTACACGAGCTGCTAGCACTAGCGCAGCAAACCCCTCCTCAGCTTGTACAGGTGGATGCCTGTTCGCTATGAGGTTCACGATCTCGGTAGCTAATGCAGTGGTGGGCTCTACAGCTACTTTGTCTGCTAGCTTTGGCTTTAGGTCTAGAACGTCTCCCATAGCTTGTCCCTTTCAGGGTTACCATCGTATCAAATGTACGAAGGTTTTGGGTATAATAGTAGTGAGGGAATCACTACAGTTATCCCTTAGAAAGATACAACATGAACATGGATAGCCGGACTCTGGCACAGGTAGTGGACAAGCTCCAGGCCGCTGGCTTGGAGTTGCAGGGGTGCACCGGAAGGTGCATGAAGAAGGGAAAGATCGAGTGGACGCTGGTAGCTGCCATGGACCGTGTGTTCATCAGAGGGACCGGACAGACGGTCCAGGAAGCCATCGACGAACTGATGGTCGGAAAGGACACATGGCTCGGTTCGCTCTCCTGATAGCGGCCCTTCTCCTCACCGGGTGTGGTGCTCGTGAGGTGGTGTACGTATACCCTGTTCAGCAGGGGTATTACACTGGTGGGTACACCTACATACCGGCAACGGTGCGTGGGCAGACCTTCACCATACCACCACACGTGAGGAAGTGCTGGTGTCGGTGAAGTGGAGATTACCACGGCGTTGTGCACGCTGTGGTCATGTACATGAGCGGCCAGAACAGGCCAAGCTCAACCACAAGGGTGAAGCTTACTGCACTTGGTGCGGTGATCTTGCACCAAAGATGAAACCACTACGAAAGTAGTAGAGTTTCGAAGAGGACTGCCAACTCTTTTAGCTCAATATTACGAGCATTTTGGGGATAATAGTAATGGGAGTCAAGCTCCTAGAAAGAATGATCGACCATGAAAGTTATCGTAATGCGCGGGATCCAAGGATCGGGTAAGTCTCACTTTGTCGCCAACGTGCTGGCGCGACACAAGCATTTCGTCGGCAGTGTGTCAGCAGACAAATTCCCTGGGCTGTACAGGGCAGACAAGTCCTTTAACTTCAGTCTGCTGAGCTCAGCACATGCTTGGTGCATGCAGAGGTACCTAGCTGCTCTGCAGAACCTTACGGAGCTGGATACGAATGTGCTAGTCGTCGACAACACCAACATCTCGGCGGCGGAGTACTCACCGTACATGTTGGTGGCTGCTGCGCTCGGGGCGCAGGCGGCAGTCTATACGGTTCAGTGTGAGCCGTTGGTTGCAGCCAAGCGCAATCAGCATGGAGTGCCAGAGCGGGTGGTGTTCATGAAGTATGAACAGCTGCTCGCTGAGAAGGTACCACCGTGGTACACCAGCTTCGACAATGAGGTCGACGTGTTGAAGTGGTTGGAAGGCGGTGATCCCGGTGGGGACGCACGCAGTTGACCGACTATCAGAAAGATATGGAGAGCGGGGGGATCTTTCTGATAGTGACCTTCACGAGCTACGCAAGATGGTAGAGCGTGGAGATACTGTGTTCGTCAGACGCGGTCACTCTGAACGAGCCGTACGGAAAGCCGTGATGAACGGTATGCTGTATGTGTTCGTCTGGAGCTATCGCTCTGGCGACTTCGTAACCTTCCTACCGAACGAAGAAGGAGAGGAAATATGAGGCGTCTTTGGAGATTCATTCACAACGTGGTGGCCCACCCACTGATGGAGGTGCTGCCAGAACAGTGGGGCGATTGGCTCCACGATGAGACAGCCAAGAGGGCGTATATCGCCCAGTAAGTGCGGAGGGGCCCCTACCAAGGGCTCCTCTTCATTAGCTACGCATAACTAGGCACAGAGAACTGGGACTCGTACTGTGAGCGATAGCCATCTTCATAGCTCTCTAGCTCTTCCATATGGATGTCCATCACACCATGCTCTTCATAGTGCATGTCTTCAACGGCTACCTGTAGATGGCGCTTCTCAGCAGGTCGTCCAGCTCCCATGATGGACTTGATGGTCATTTTACGCACACGGTCACGAACCACTTCTGGCTCTAAGTCCAGAGCATCACAGATTGCTACAAATGCTGTGATGTAACGTTCGTTGTTGTTGCGCTCTAGCCAATTAGGATGTCCCTCTTCCTCCTCGAACAACCAGGTCCTAGCCTCCTCGGCTATCTGCTTGTAGTCGAGCTTCGTGCTCATCCTATAGAGCACCCAGTCATGGGCAGCTCTACGGATTATCTCTAACAGCAGAGCACGACATCTACTGACTTCGATATGCCCTGGTACAGCCTCAGGGTCAGGGTCCCAGGAGGTATTGACTACCTCAACCGTGGGTGGCTCATACCGTTTAATCTGTAAGGGGGATAGCGTACGTAACAAAGACTGCACGAGAGCAGCACAATGGTATACGTGCAGGTTCAAATGAGGGCATAACTGCTGGGCTTCTGCCAGAGCCAATAACGCTGCGGTACTAACCTGTAATACCGTGGTTGTCTGTCGCATATTTAGCTCACTGTCATATCCACTGGCACACCACTGATTGGGGTATTGGGTATGCGTATAACGGTTGCGTCTAATCGGACAGCGGTTATCTGAGCTATACCCGTAGTCAAACCACGTAACGCTAGTGTTGTTTGTGAGGGTAATACTACTGCCACGTTGTTATCCGACGAACCCCATCTGACATCATCGATGGCACAACCAATAAGAGTCCTGCCATCTGTAGTGACTACAGTTGGTGTTACTACAAGGTCTGTGCCAATAGTCAAGAAATATGGAGGGGGTGGGTCGAAGGTGATACTGGCTACAGCTGGGAACAACAGGTCAGGTAGGTTCACTTTAGGGGAGTCAGGTACGTTTATCTGCCGCTGCGTATCTTCAAAATCTTGAATAGTTACAGCGTACTGAGCGCACCTTATGAGGTCTAACTGTACGTAGCCAGTCTCATCCGTCCTAGTCGTCTGACGCTCCGAAACTACACCGGACCCATCTAGCAAGATGGGGCTAAATTTAGAAATGAAGTGCATGTCCAGCCAAGGCTTAGGAGAGCCCGTGACATCCCTAAAGAAGCCGGAAGCTCTACAGAGCCTAGGGTCAGTGGCAGCCGGGGGAGCAAAGCTGGTACCCACCATGTCAAAGACATTTATGGCAGGCGTGGGTAGAACTATCACCACCTGAGGCTGTGAAAACTGAACTTGAAACTTATAGAACCGTACGCTGTACGTTTGAGTCTCAAGTAAAAACCCAACATGCCCTGCTGCATCGGTCACTCCTTGAGTGAAGAACATGGACCCTGAAGGGTCATAGACTTTCAGTACGACTCCTTCCAGCGGAGCGAATGGAGGCACAGACTCAGTGATGTACATGTCAACTGGTTCAAAAGACATTACGATTGGGCCCTTCTAGTAGGCGTCATGAATATGGTGTCACCTGGTTTAGGTACATGCGTGAGTCGTAGCGGTATGAAATTCTGATTCAACATCTTGCAGCGCAGCCGTAAACCCATCAAATGATACTCAGCTAAGGATGCTTCATGGAAGTACATCCTGAGCATCTTGCCGGGAACATGCTCAAGTATGGCTTCCACACTCTCATCTGGGTGATGGGGTAGTGGGAAAAATAGAGTGAATGTGCTCACAAGGTACGACGTTCTGCGAAAATGATATTAGGCACGCGTGCCTTGAAGTAATCGTTCTGCGTAGAGATGGTGGGGTCTAGTAGGTTGAACACTTTAATGTTCTGGTCTAGTGGCACCACTATGTCACGCACTAAGTCTGTACCTATGATGGCAACAACTACCTCTTGGCCGCGTACTAGTACGAACTCAACATGTCCGTTATCGTCTGTCCTACGTATGATATCGCTGGCAGCTAGAGCTCTACCTTCTACCAACGTACCTGTGAATTTGATGCTGAGACGTACCTCTTGATTAGCTATAGGCTTACCATCAGCTGTCACCATGTCTATGAAGCCAGCTGCTAGATTAGGGTTCTGGATGCCTACGGCAGCCCCTACACCTATCGGTGCGCTGAACTCACTGACTGCCGTATTACCAGAGTTATAGAACCTGGTCTTGTAGAAGTACTTAGAGTTACCGTGTACATCTGTGAACGAGTAAACAGTCTGGTACCTGATGAGGGGTATCCTAGCGTCTCTACCAAACGCTAGTGACTGCGGTTCTGTAGTTGGTAGCCCTAGAATAGCTGCGGCATCACCACCCACAACACGTAGAGCAGCCCCAGTGCCAGCATCGGTAGTCTGGATAGCTATCTCACCCTCCTTCGTGACATAGGAGATAAGACGCTGCAGCCCTTGCGTAGTGATCTGAGAAGCGACTGTAGCGTATGTCAGTGGGTCTGTACCCGTGAACACAACTACGATGTCGTCTTTCTCAGTCACCCTCAACTGCAGCGCCTTACCTACTATGTTTACATTAGCCCCAGTTACTGGGGACAGAGGCGGGTCAGAGGCTAACTTTGGAATACGCGCAGGCCTCCATACATCAGCAGTCAGTTCCTCATAAGGGCCAGAGGGTCCTTGCCGAGATTTCCACACCTGCAGCTGGTCGAAGAAGCCATCGAAGTCTTCATTCTTAACCACGATGCTGAGCTGTACAATCTCTGATACAGGCTCTTGCTCTTGCAGAACTGGACTGATGATTATGGTGGCCATTACTACTCTTGCTCCAACGGCAGCTCTAGCTGCTCAACCTTTGGTACTTCAGGGTCTGGGCGCCTAGAGATAGTTCCGTCACCTTCCCAGTCCACCATATGCGTAGAGAAATCTACTCCATACTTGGCTGTGATTCTTTGACGGAAGTTCTCTATCTCTTGCTGTACTAGTAACTTTTGCTTTTGTGCCTCTAAAGCTTGGAGCTGTAGTGATACGGCTAACTGATGTGCACGTTGTAGAAGCACCACCAGCTTACTTGCTTCCAACTGATCTTCGACGAGTATCTTATGCCCTGTTGTCATTCATTACTCACTTTAGAAATTGGTCTATCTCGTCCACTACTAGTTTGTTGGCAGCACCTACAGCAGCGTTGGCCAGTTTTCCTGAGCCTGGTCTGCCAGCCAGTATTCTCTTGAGAAGGGCTACCTGCTTGTTTAGATACTTTGTTCTACCAGCTGCCCAGTCTTTAGTGGCTACCTGCAACGCGTCTAACCGAGCGTTACGCTCAGACGTACTTTTCTCAGTTGCCATGGCCTAAGTTTACATGGAGAGCAGCTGCTATAGCTACTGGTGCAAAGCTCTTTCTGTGAATAGCCGTAGGCCCCAGCTTCGTTAGCGAGCTCATATGGACTTTACTGCCGTAGCCTACATTGGTCTCAAAGCCGTACCCAGGGTACTTGATGGCCATATCATGCATGATTTTATCACGATGGACCTTAGCTAGAATACTAGCTGCACTTACCGCTGGAACTAGATCATCCGCTTTGGGGAAACAGATAACCTCTACTCCAGGGTAAATTACGTCTGGTTTCCAGTTACCATCGATAACGACAATAATGGGGGCTTTAAACATAGCTGTAGCCACCATACTGGTTATCACGTCATGTAGTACCGTGAAGATGTTCAATCTATCGATGTCAGCCGGTGAGACATCTACGATATTTACTTCCATAGCTGCGATGGTGAGGTCGAGCTCAAGAGATTCTCTCTTCTTTGCAGAGAGCTTCTTTGAGTCACGTACATCAGCATGACTCCACCCTTTACTGTAGGTGATAGCAGCTACTGTTAGCGGGCCAGCTAGTGGCCCGTAACCTACCTCGTCGATACCCATGATGTAATGAGCATCTGAGTACATGATGCGGTTTATACCTTCTTCTTGTTCACGACTTAATGTCAAAACATTCTCCTTGCACCTATGGCTAAAAGGCGGGGTCCAGCAACTGCTAGACCCCTACCAGTCACTCACAAAGTTTACCACCGCTGGCTAACGTCCCTAAGAACTGACGAAGGACACCGACGCTTATCGTCTTTCCTTCCTTCTCAGCCACCTCAATCATGGACAGTAGCTCAGTCACTGTTTGATCTGGATCTACTGCCCAAGCTAGGTCCAGTATTTTCATGATTTGGTATGGTTGCATCGTTAGCTATCCACTGGTCTTATACCATGTTTAGTGCTCACGCTGCGTCCATTACCTCACCAGCCAGCGCCTGTAAATCCAACTTACGATCTGCACTCTTCTCGCTAGAGGCCACATACCCAAGTACGTTGGCTGCCCACCACCTAGTAGCTACGGGTGTATCACCCTTCACGCCCACTGGTGGAAGATCGATGATGTCAGAGTTACCAGCCTTAAGCATGGTCTCTACCAACTCCAACTCCTTCTTAGTGAGTAGCTGGCCAAACATGGCCTTTAGCTTGTGCCAGGGTATCTCTTCCTCATGAGCGATACTGATGACCTTTAATACTTGTGCAACAGCCTCAGGGGATAGCTGCCCACGTACAGCATCATGGATAGCAGAGGACTGAGCTTCTACTTCCTTGATAGCAGTCTCATCCGATATCTCGATATCGGACTCTTGAATGACGGACCCTAGATGCACCCTACTGATCTTGTCCTCCCACACAGCCATGGTACCTGAGGAGATACGCATGACGCTGAGACTTACCTTCAGCCTGCCCGACCCGAAGTCTGAGTTGGTCCAGTTCACACCAATACCTACGAACTCGTTAGGCACTGGCTCGAACACATGTGGTAGGTAGCACTTCAAACTGATGCGGATGTCACTAGCTACTGCGTCAATGGGTATTGCCCCCACTGCTGTGCAGGCCTCTACGTAAGCTCTGAGTAGCGGGGCACTAGCTAGGTACCTGTTATAGCTACGGCTAAGAAACCCACGCAGCTCACTACCCACGATACGGTGCAAGAACATAGGAGCTGCGTCACGTCGGCCCTTGAATGCGGCTTTGTGATAGATCTCCTCAAAGTTCTTTACCAGCAGCTCACGCTCCCAAGGCTCACCCGATACCAGCCTGGTAACGAACATCTTCGGTATGCCTGCTGTGCTAGCAAGCTGGTTCAATGCATGGTTGTGGATACTGTGAGCCAGGCCGCCATACATGATACGAATACCGTCAGTACCCGTACCGTTGAATGGCAGAAACTCCATAGCCTTAGGTGGTACAAGCTTGTCCCGTATCACCATAGAGCTGACTTTAGCTATGAGCTCACCGCCCATAACCTCGCCTACCACTAGTTTCTTGTGTAGCGTTTCAACTGCACGTACAGCTTCAGCACTTGGCTGAGCTGCCAATTCAAATAAATCCATTGTTGTTCCCTCCAAAAGGAAACGGCGCCTGGGGTCACCAAGCGCCGTTTCGACTTCTTACGTTTTGTACAGTCCTGCTACAGGTATTGATTGTACTTATCTATAATGCTGGATTTCAAGCGTGAGACCTGAGATGGCGATTTTCCTAACTTATCCGCCAACTTATTTGTGGATGTGATGGTCTGCTTACCACCATACCCAAATACATGGTCAAACACCGCTTGCTCTTCTAACGACAGCGTGGGTCGAAGCAGACTGATGACCTCTTGAGACCTAGGTGATGCTTTAGGCACAGGGTCACTCTCAAAAGTGCTCCCTATAACATCCTTCATCTGAGCCTTTTGCACGTTGTTGACCATCTTGGCCGTTATACCAAGATGAGTCCCTATTTCCTGGTGAGTGGGGTCCCTACCCAGGTCTTCTTTTAGCTGCTCTCTAGCACCGTTTATAGCGCCTATGAGCCTGGTCTTGGGCTCAGGGATGGCAGCTAGGTTCTGAGTCCTGTAGACGAATCTGAGACTCTTCTTGAGCCTGTTACCCACATGGGTATTGAGGTTAGTCCCACGAGCAGGATCATAGGTTTCGAAAGCCTTGATAGCCTGCCCCATCATATGAGCACGCAGCGCTGACTCCTGTACGTTAGGAGCCTTCCACAGTCGAACCTTCTGGTTAATCAGCGGTTCAAAGCGCTTCATTAACGGGTCTAGCTTGGCAGGCGTTGGATTCTTCATCCAATGCTCCCAATGCTGTAAGTCTTCTGTGTTGCGGTCAGTAGCTGTCTTTGTTTTCTCTGTGAGGTAATCGTCTAATGGATTGGTCATCGTCCTATGACTTTGTTCACCTGCTGAGCTAGCGTCTGCGCCCTCGGGTGAGACACCTTGAGCTTGCCTTTCGGCTGGAGCAGGGCAGAGTGTGCTTCGAAGTCACCACTGGCTGCGTGGCTTAGCTGCTGGCTGACATCAGCCTTCTGTGCAGCACCAGCTTGCTGAGTACCAGAGAAAGCCCGGCTTAGCTCCCCCTGGCGCGTCTCTATGCTGTTCTTATGCGCCCCAGTGCTGTTGTGATAGGGGTCTTTTGGACCTGGCTCTCCCCATGGGGCGTCAGTAGTACCAGTCGGCCTGTCAGGAGGGTTCTTAACTATGGACGTAGTCCCCACAGTTGAGCGCTGCTCATCGCTGGTATCTACCGACGTACTCGGATTGATGTCTACCGCCTGCTTTAGCAGGTTGTAGAACTCAGACGGGTCGCCATGAGTAACACTATCACTGGACAGGTTGATTGACTGATTAGCCATGGTTCGATGATACCACCCCATCAAGTAGTTGTGAAAGGTCTGCCTCTAAAGCAGCCAAACGAGCTAACGGGGCCGCTGTAGCCGCCAGAACCGCCTTAGTCTTAGCGAGCTCCCCAGAAATTAGGTCTTTGTCTAACCTGACCCTGGCTAGCTTGTCTGATAAATCGGTTACCTTAGCCAGGTGCTGCTCATTGTGTTTCTTCAGGTCATCCTGAAGCATAGAGATAAGTTCCTCTTTAACATCGTTGGAGGAATACACCCGCCAGCACTCTAGCCTCTTTACCAGCTCCTCCCACATACCGGCAGCATACCCCTCCGTGGATACCTGAGCACTCAGTACTACTTTGCCTACGTAGTTCTGGTGATATGCGCTAGCAGTATCTGAGATGGTAGCTTCTTCTAGATAGAACGTCATACCTGGGATTCGTTCGTCTACTAAGTCCATGGTCTTAGAGCGTTCCTTTCATCAATGGCTAATAAGTCACGCAGCATCTTTAACTTGAAGGTAGCTGTCGTGATTATGCAGGTAGCCGCAGTAGCCCCGATAACGTGGATACCATCTATCGGCCCTCGTAGTTTTACACGCAGTAGTGTTGCGGCCCCTAGAGCAGCAAGTACTGAGGACTTACGTTGTAGTAAGTTAGCGGAGAGATAACTGCCAGTAGATACAGATGAAGTACGTGGGCTAGCGAACGATAGCTCGGTACTTCTAATGACTACTTCATCAGCTACCTTTTGTAATTTACCCACCAGCTCGGTTAACCCTACGCGTGACCGTTTGAAGTCTTTCGTTACGTCCCATGGGCCTAGTAGGTCAGCTACGTTCAACCCCAATGTTGGGCCGAGGTACCAGTACAGGTACTCTACGCAGTAGAACGCCCTTAACCGCTCTACCCTAGGTGTTATGACAGCTACGTCACAGCGGGCTAGTAAGTCCTCAAAAGCGGATTGCTCTGCTTCATAGAGCACAGCATCAGTGCTCTCCTTAAATTTGAGAGCTACGGCAAACGCCTTAGCTACATTGTTCATGGTATTAGGCCTCATAGCCGTTATACCTACGAACTGTAGAATTTGTTAAACGCCCAAAGTCTTAGAGCCGCCACCTATAGCTCCAGCTCCAACAGCTCCAGACATAGGGACACCAAAGCCTACGGGCTTGCTTTGCTGAGCGATACTGGGTCCAGGTGCTGCTGGCACACCGGGGGCTCCCACAGCCTGGGCTTTATGCAGCTGCCCCAGAGGAGTCATAATAGAAGCTGCCTTTAAAGCGGCTTGCTTTTTTCTATCTCGAAACTCTAGTGCTTTTTCTCTCAGCTTCTTAGTGCCTAGATAGCCAAGAGCAGCTCCCCCGGCAACTACAGGTAGTCTACGCGTCAGTAAACGCCGTTTCATCAACGCCTGCCCACCAGCATCTTCTGTTGTCAGTAGGCTAGCGGCGTCACCTATACCAGGTAAATGTTTAGCACTATCCAGCCCCCATTTACTTTTAGCCGCTGCATTTGCAACTGCGCTAGCTCCTAGCGCACCAGCAACTGAGCCACCTATAGCTGGATCTCCGCTAACACCATAAGTAGTGCCCGCAAGAGTAGCACCCATAGCTCCTCTGGTAGCAATAGGTGTCAAGACACGATTCAGCTTTCCTTTTCTAGCATACCTAGAAGCGTTCTGTAGCCTGTGCCCAACTAACTCATAGTTCTCAGAACGCAGGTAGTCACTTGGAAATACATCTTGTGCGCGTTTACCCGGCACTACTTCAGTACCTGTGGCCTTATGCATAGCCATGGCTGGTGCAGTAGAGCAGATGTTGCCTTCACAGATAGTCTGTGGTCCTCGGTCAGTAACACCATGGATCTTGGGGACCATGACTTCCTTAACCCATGACGATATCGCCTTAGGAGTGTCATAGATCCCAGCTGATCTAAGTAGTGCTTCGTCTTGGTACACCTTAGCTTGACGAGCTGTTAGCTGCTTCTTAGGGCGAAGCAGCATAACATCTGGGTAATTACCACGTACGCTCTTAGCCACGCTGGGGGCATTCTTTCGCAGTTCTTTTACCTGCTGACGCTTGGTACCAACATCTTCTAACTCATTAATAGCGTGGCCTGTATCGTAGCTAAGACCAGACCCAGCTCTTTGTCCTACAACGGGCTGCGCATGATAAAACTCACTGCCGCTTATGGGGGCGATGAGGTTCTTAAAGAAACTACCTTCAGGTTTTGTGGTCAGGATGACATCACCTGTCCGAGCAGCTCTAGACAGGTCTTGCATAGTTCTGTACTTCTTACCCTTAGCTCCCTGCAGTGGGTCATGGATGATTTTCTTTTGACCTATCATCCCAGCAAACGGTAATGCACCAGCTGCACCAGTAGCCATAAGTCTATGTTTTTGTGACCTAGCTTGGTCATCCAGGTCATCTGTTCTTAACAGCTGTCTGTTTATGGCCTCATCTGCTGACGTCTTAGCCGTTTCTAACGGAGGTATAGTCAGAGGTGGAACACCGCTCTGATACTTATGTGGAGCTCCCCCCAGTGCACCACTGTATTGAGATACCGCAAATGTAGAGGCACGTTTGTTCTTGTACTTTGGATCTACCTCAAGAGCAGGCATAGTAAACGCGGGCATCCCACTAGGTCTTACGTAGAGGCCAGGTAACGGGCCAAATTCTGCACTGTACGCAGAGGGAGCAAAGACACTACCACTCTTGACCACCAGGCTCTTTACTGGAGGCATAGCAGATAGCACTCGTTCTTTGGGTGCTGCTAACTGCTTAGGAGATTGTAGGTAGTTAGCTTGCTTTATCATGCTGTTGCCCAGCCGCTTTATGTAGCTCTGTCAGAAATGATTTCCACTGCACAGAACTAAATTTGCTCTTGCCCATAGAAGCTACAAAATCACCAATTGGCATAGACTCTCCCGCTGCTGGCCAGGAGAACCCTTTTGGGGCAGCTGTTAAGGTTGGTGCAGGTTGCCTAGCTCTAGAAGCTACAATCCCAGGAGGAGGGGGTACGATACCAGGGACTTGCCCAGCAGAACTTGGGTCTCTAACAGTCGCAGCCTGCCCCGGTGGTTGCACACGGCCAACAGCCGGCATACCTGCGGCTGGTGCAGCAGCAGCTTGTACGCGTGCTGGAGGCGCGGGTACTCTGTTTGGTAAGGGGGGTGGCTTTGCTCTGTTAGCTACTGACGAGAATTGTAAAGAACCGGAAGTAGCCGCCTGAGTTGGCACATGTTCAGCAATAGCTCTACCTATGTCGAACTTGGGTGTAGCTGCGAGGTTAGGTGGTTTAGGTACAGCAAGAGCCATCGCTGCTACACGTTCAGCAATAGCTTTACCTATGTCGAACTTGGGCGTAGCTGCGAGGTTAGGTAGTTTAGGTACAGCAAGAGCCATACCCGCTAACTTGTGTAGCAAAGCGAAGCTCACCTTCTCAGGAAGATGTGCCCCTTCTGGGGTATGTTCTTGCCACCGATCAGCAATACCTGGATGTTTAGCGTACATAAATCTTCTCTGTGCTTGCGACTTGAACGGCATGTTACTTATCGTCCACTACACTCTGCGCTAGAAACTTTCGTATCTTACCTTTTTCGCTTCTTCTAGATAGCTCGTTCTGCACTAGAGGCAAAACACCACCAGCTAGCGCCCCACCAGTAGCTACCCCAGCTGCATTACGTAACTTACTGCCCTTTGCCAAAGACAACCCATGTGCTTTGCGGTTCCACCCATGAAATTGCTTGTTACCAGCTACTAGATCTCTCGACATAGCAATACCTGGGGCAGTTACAGCACCAAGGCCAGCAAAACGCCCCACTGTACCAAGAGTGGGCTTTACCTTGTCTAGGTGTTCTAGACGATCAACAGCCGACAGAACATCTTCTTCGCTTATACTATTGTGCGACTCACCGGCATGCTTGGCTATCAGTTTCTTTAGATCTGGCGCCGCCAATAAACCTAACCCTGATACTTCAGCTATGGGGTGAGCGACGTCTGGTAAGAACTGCCGTTTTGTTACTGCATCTGGGTCTTTGTCACCAGCTATCCCAGCCCTCGCATGTGCTTGCAGCTGATCGATAGACGGAGCAGCTAGCAGACCCAAACCAGATAGCTCTATCTTAGGGCTACTACTAGCCTGCTTAGCTAGCATAGCTGTTAGCTGGTAGTCAGCTACAGCATTGAGTTTGCTGAGCTCATCAATCAATGCAATGTGCTGTACGTATGCTTTCTTTGTCAGTTCCTTGCCAGCCTCCAAAGCTTTCTTAGCGGCATGACCCTCTAGGACTAACCCACCAACCCGACCAGCCCCAACACCTAGTAGAGCACCCATGGCCGCAGGCTTAAGAGCTTGCAACGTAGTAGCTCCTTGGTCGCGAGCTTTGTTGTACCCCATAGCCCCGCCAAGTACACCGCCAGCAAGTTCATGTGGAGCTGCTGCTGCTGTCTTAGGGTCAGACAGGTTCGAGATGGGTGTGAAATCCACAGGTGCCTTCTGCTCAGCAATGGCATTCTGTTTGGCAGCTTCAGGACTGAAGAGACTGGCTACAGTCACTGGAGAGGCCAGCTTGGTCACGTCCACAAGAGCTCTACTAAGTTTGCTCATCACTAACCTTCGACTTTCCCACTATCAACGGTGTTGCCACCATTGGTTTGAATAGCGTATGGCCCGCTAATACGTACAGCTTGCTCTGGCGCTAGTGATTCTACAAGACCGCCTTGCCCAGCACGCTGTTTACTGCCGCGCTGATACTGCCCATCTCGGGTGGGTACGTCACCCCTCCTAGGTGCACCAGAGTCACCACCATCAATAGGCGTAGCTATCTTCACTAGCTCACAAGCAAAGCTGTGGAAGACAACAGGGGACATCAGTAAGCTCGCTCTGATGGCCTATTGTTCGAGTCTGTATCTAAAAGACCTGGAGCTGTAGTTGTCGTTACTGTCTGTCGGTCTACTGTCTTGGCCGGACTAATAGTATCTTCACGAGAGGGTACGTCACCACGCTTACCCTTGGCCCTTGCTGGTGCACCAGTCTTGGGGTCACTATCAGAGTAGAAGAGAGAGCTCTGGTCAGAACCGAAGGCACTCTTGTAGAGCTCACCGGCCTTGTCCTTAGCCAACATGGTCTCGGCACTCATGGGCCGACGACCACTCCGTAGCTTGGAGGAAGCAGCCAGCATCTGGTTAGACGCGGCTATCTTCTTGAGCTCGTTGAAAAACGCAGCTTTAATGGCTTCGTCATAGGTCATGAATGGCCTATAAGTTATACCATCTAGCTCAAAACTAGGGAATCAACCTAGGATAGCCCGAGAGAAGAGCAGCGCAGCAACTAGCTGCTTAACGGCGTCTTGCTTGCGCTTCCTAGTGTCAGCCTTCTGAGCGATGGGGCTACCTTTTTTGATACCTAGGATATTTTCTATCTCGGGTCCCACTAGTCCGAAGAGATCTTCATAGGGACCAAAGGCCTTTGAGTGAAAGCCCTCAAAGCCAGTCAGTACGTTGTGCCCGTCGTCACTGAACTTTAGATCGCTAGTACCAAGCATATCTATCATGGAAGCAACTGGTCTCCATGTATACGACCTTATAAACTCTTCTGTGTCCATTGAGCTACCTTTGACGTAGCTGTACACCGACACTAGGAACTCTACAGCTTGTTGGATACTGGTGTTGGTATCCAATGCCAAAATTGCTGGAGCCTCCTCACGTGCATCGTAGCTACCATCAGACTTGAGACGTGTAGCTAATGCGTCTTCTGCTTCTTGGTTAATCGCACCAGTAGAAGAGCCCCCTGGGTCAGCTACCTGTTGTGGGTCATTGATAGACCCAGTACCAAAAAAATGACCGTAGGCTTGTCCTACTTTAGCAGCCGACCAAATATCTCCATACCAACCTGGGCTAATAAACTTCTCAGCTGGTACATCTATAATCTGGGATCGATACTTTGGTATCTCCTCAGTCACCTTGTAGGCCTTGAAGGCAACCTTTATGTTGGGGTCACCAATGATACTACCTACTATGTGCGAGCCCAGGCTATTACCACTTACTGGCACACCAATAGGCACGAGTATCTTTTGAGACTTACCAGCCTCGTACCCCTTCCTACGAGATTCTCCAGCGAACAGAGGCAAGCTACGGCCAGTAGGTTCTAGAGAGTCGGCTCCACCACCCAAGTACTGTGCAGTCACGTCCACAACGTCCGTAATGCGCCCAAAGTTAGGGCCAAGAGAGAACAGCTTTGGTGCGCTAGCTGCAGCTACGTCCGTAGACCGTACAGCATCTGTACCAAACCGTTTACGTATTGTCTGCGTTTTCTCTACTGCTCCAAGAAACTCTGTAGACTCCTCTGGCTGACGTGGGTAGCTACACGTGATAGATGTGACCCCTGCAGTTTCTGACTGAGATACCTGGTGAGATACTTGTGTAAAGTTACCCAAGAAGTTAGTACCCAGAGCTTGCCCAGCCAATGTCTGAGGAAATCCTTTGGTGGCCCTTAACTCGTTGTACGTCTTTAAGGCTGCCTCATCTACATACTTGTCTAAGATAAGACCGGGGAACCCACAGGCTATGTAAGGGTTGAACTTACCAGTTACCGTCATTTGTCGTGCGTTGAAGCGGTGCTTAAAATACATGAAGTTAGTAGACCGCTGCGCATAACCTATTTTGTCTATTTGACCGCCTTTCTGCGCTGCAGCTCTAGCTACCCACTCAGTGGAGTTAGCGGGGGTAGTTGGGTTTAGAGCGACAGGGCCTTTCTTCTTCTTAACGATGGACTGTACTCCAGCAGCTGCAGCGAATACGTTGAACTCCCCCATCTTCTCAAACACTGGGAGTATGCCGGTGAAGAGCTCATGGTCTAATAGGTCGTTCTTTAGGATGCTCTGCAGACTTGACTTATCCTTTGACAGACTACCTGCGGCTGGCGCGAAGTAGAACTTGTCAAACAGGAAGTCTTCGCCGAAGAACTCGTCGTTGGTCTTGAGCAGAAATCTTGTAGGTTCTTTGAGAAACGAACGAGCATAGTCCAGCTGGTGGTAACTCTCTGGGAACAATACGTTGCAACGTGGTGGGGAAGTAAACCAGATGTCAGGCCGTAGTATTTGCTGCTGAAGTACCGCAGGTGCTGTATCCTTAGCTTTAGTAGTAGTTATAGTAGCCTGAGCCACACTGATCAGGTATCTGTGCGCCTCGTCTAACTTGTCAGTCACCTTTTTACGGGCGGTCTCTGGTGCTTGAGGACCCCACCCAGACATTGCAATGGCAGCTGCGGCTACAGCTCTACTGGCTTTGCTAAGCAGACCTTTTACTTCAGCGGGAGCTCTACCAGCTTGAGCCTGTACGCCGTTCAATGTCTTACGCACTCCTGTAAGTTGGATAGCTACGGCTTTAACAGCGGCTACTCTACTAGTGTTTGCTGTAGGGTTACTGGAGAAGTTCTCTAACGTAGCTTTAACTGTGTTAATCCCAAATGCTGCATCTTTAGCTGCTATAGCTATAAATCCTAGTCGGGTATCTTCTGATAACAGAGCTCTACCCTGACCACCAATAGTACCTGCAAGACCGGGCTTGTACATTGGGCAAGGTTGCGCGTACGTCTCGTAGAACATGACACCACTAAGGGCGTTCATTGCTTGACGTATAGATACCTGCCCACCTTGCCCACCCAGCAGCCTATCAAAGTACCCTGAATAGCCGTGTCTGCTAAGCAGTTGCTTTGACGTAGGATCATCTTCTATAGCTGTGATCATCTGCGTGATGTGCAGACGTAGTTCAGCTAAAGAGAAGAAAATGTTCTGCCCTGCATGGGTCTTGGCAAGCTTAAAGTCTTGGCCTGGCCGTGAGTAGTAGTTACCCCCAATGGCCTCTATCAAGCGTATAAGGCCGGCTGCCATGCCCTCCATCTTAGGGAACGTGTTGCACCTACCGCTGCTAACGATGGCTGTTAGAACGCTCCCCTCTGTGGAGAGAAAGTCAGTGAACAGATTTGTGGCACCACCAGAGAACACAGCTTTGATACCTGGACCGAAGATATCTGTGTTGTTGAACTGGTAGGCGTAGTCCCAGTAGTTAGAGAAGTCCTCACACTGCAGCACTAGCGAACGTTGAGCTTGGTTCTTAGACCACTGGAAGCCTATGACTTCTCCAGCGAACATAAGCTTGTACTGCTCATTACCTATGTCAGACAGTACGTTCTTAATCGAACCATCGTCAGTTTGACCGTCTTCCGCCTTTTCATCATATGACTGGCGTGACAGTTGATAGGCTGTTGGGGACTTAGAAGACCCTGGCGTAACTAGGGGGCCCCGGTTGTATATGTTGGGGCTCGCCATAGCATAGAAGTCTAAGAAGAAGAGATGCACCAGCGTGCGTGGTAGCAAACGTGTGCCTTCAGCTAGCGGTGGGATCTGTATAGAACACACCGCTGGGCTGTTAGGAGCTGTCTGCACGTTGGCAGAAATTACTGGTACTTCGACTCCTTCTAGGAAGAGTCGCAGTTTGAGACGTTGCCCATGTGCGTGTGACATTATGGGAAGCTTGCCTGAGCCCAAGCTCCAGCGTAAGCCCCAGAACCATCAACGCCAGAGAAAGAGCCAGAGGAGGCTTGACCAGTTGGGTCTAACTTCCCTGGAACAGAGACCATGGCGAAGGCGGACGGTCTGCCTGTGACAGTTGTGTAAGCGCCGCCCATTTGGCCAGACGTTCCTCCACCTAGTCCTGTTCTTGTGTAAGTCCCGCTACTGGCAAAAGCTCCTGACCCAGTAGATACACCTGCCACAGCAAAGACACCCGCTGAGCCGCCTAGTGCAGTGATATCTTGGTTAGGCCTGTTGAAGCTGGTGTACGCGATACCAGCTCTTGCGCTAGCCCCTACCCCAGCAAAGGCAAAGAGTCTTGGGTCTCTGAAGCCTGGGTCACCAGTGCTAGAGCAGCCACCGAAACCAGGTCCTCCATAGTCAGCAAACCCTACTACCCCAAAGCCTGGCCCTGCAGCATGGGGGCTCCTGTACCCATAGCGTGGGTCGTTAACACCTTCTACGTAGCGGAATCTGTCTGAGCTAAACACATTCTTTGCTGCAGCGGTAGGACCAAAGATACCTGCAAAGGAGCTCTTGGTGCTGACTAAGGAGGTACCATCAGCGGTAGTCACGACACCAACTCCTGCGGCTGCTCCAGCAAAAGCTCCAGCAAAAGCCCTACCACTTGAGCTAGCTACAGCAAAAGCGCCAGCTGAGCCACCTATACCTCCACCGAATCCTTGGGCTGCACCGCCGAACCTAGGCCCAAACCCAGCTACAGCTCCGGCACCTGCCCCGGCAGTGAAGATGGGGCCAACACCAAGGCCGTTCATAACCTTAGGAGAACCCAGCACGTCTCTTGAGTTAGTCGGCGTATCTCTAGCTAAAAAGTGTTGTAGCTTCTTACCAAAAGATTCTTCCTCTGGTGGTGGCTCAGGAGTAGGTGGCGCAGGTTCTACATAGTTAGCCATCTGGTTAGCGGCTTCTGTCTGTAGGTCATCGTCAGCATTAGTTATCGAGTCTACGATCCCCTGTAACAAGAACAACGGAGGGCGGTCATCCTGTAGCCTGTAACTCAGGCCAGTTGAGGTACCTGCGCCGTCTGAGCTGTCTATGTACTCGTCGAAATTGTCATAGATCTTACCTCTATGCCCAGGACCAGAGTTCTTGGTTGACTGAATAGCGCTGGTAACAGCCGGATCAGTCAAACCACCAGGAGGAGCGTTACGCACAGCATCACTAAGCGCACGATCAGAACCAAACTGCCCTGGTGGGAAGTTCTGTATAGCAGCTAGGTTCTTAGCTATCGCCGCGTTAGCAGCCTCTATCTCATCCGGCTTTAGATCTGTAGGAGGACCAATGGCGCCCAACAACTGCTCGTTAAGAGATAGCAGTGCGTCTACAGCTGCCTGATCTGCTGCAGAGCGAGTGCTTACAGCATTACTAGCGATCTGCTGCGAATCAGTATTAACGGAGTCAATAGGAGCAGCTTCGTCAATGTCTATAGTCGTCAGAACCTTCCTAGTTGGGAAGTTCGTGTCTCCTATGAAAGACACATTGGATTGGTTAGTTACAAAGAACTTGAAGGTGAGCTGTACTGACAGCGGCGTATCAGCTGTCTTCGCAGCTTGAGCCCCAAGGATGTACCCCTCTACGATATTGTCATCGTAGAAAAGGTAGCAACGTGCCCCCATCTCTACGAGCTTAGTACCACGTAGGTACTTGTTATAGTTCTCCCACCACTCTGCTTCCCAGTTAAAGTCGTTGCTATTGAGTAACACCGCACTGACGTCTAAGAAGCGTGGGGACTCACCAAAGAAGAATATGTAGGAGTCCCCGAAGGTCTCTACTATCTGGTTCTTCTCCATACGTGCTTCCTGCACGCTCTGCAGTATGAAGTTAGAGTAACCACCCTCTGACTTACCAGTAGGTGAGCTAGAGTCTATGATTGGTATTTCTGTGTTGTCTGCACGTACTACCTTCAAGAACGCAAAGGTATCTTCCTTGATCTCTAACCCACGCACAGGCCTACGCACGTTAGACTTACCGGCACGAGCAGAGCCGCTACCACTGCCCGCATCTTTCTGAATGCGCGCATTGGTTTCTTCGAATGCCTCAGTAATGAGCTCGATGAATACAGGCATTAGGTCACCAAGTTGGTCTTGATTAGAAAGTCTTTGACGGAACGCGGTATTGGCGTCCCGTTGTAGGGCTCGTTATGTTGGATGGAGAAGGCTGCTGCTTTTACCATCACCAGGTAAGGGTCTTCGGGAGCGATCTTATCACGCAGCATAAACGTATAGAGTCTACCCTGCTTATTGATTGTGATAGGTACCTCTACACGACAAGGAATACCAGCACAGTCAGGTGGCTCTACAAAGGGAGTAACACCTTGGAACAGTAATGACTTCATTTTGGTTTCTCGGCACTTGGCGGAGTGTTATCTTTACTAGAGACGGCAACCCCTATCTTACTAGCAAGTTCTTGTCCTGCACCACCAAACGCCGAAGCTATGTTCTTCAAGTGACCTTCCATCAGAGCCTGTATTGGATTGTCCTTGCGGTCACTAGCTTCCTTCTTATCACCCTGTACCTTAGTTATCGCTTTTTGCACATCGCTGCCTTGCAGTCGCGTAACTACATCTGTACGTTCAGCTGGTGTTTTGGCCTTCGCCAAAGCCTCAAAGTCTTTCATGTACTGCGAGTTTTTAGGGTCCTTGAAGTCAATACCTGATGCTTCAGCGAGTAACCTAATTTGAGAGTCAACACCACCATTCTTGTCAGCAGCTGCCAGATCTTTAGCGGATACTCTAACTCCTAAGAACCCCGCGGCAACTCGAAGACCCTCACCTATGATTGGGCTCTTCTTAGCCTTATCTAGCGAATCCTCCACAGCTGCTTGATACTCATCACGGGCGTCCACCAATGCGCCACGCCCACCACTGCCCGCAGCAAGCATAGCTCGTCTGCGGTCTGCAGCGCTAAGTCCTCCGAGCTTGGCGCTAGCTTCACCCTGCATCTCCTTCCACTTCTTTATGTGGGCAGTACGGCGAGCATCCTCCGCAGGTCCAAAAGCTGCTTTAGCCTTCGCATACGCTTGTGACCCTGCTCGCCCTTGAGACACACCTTCAAACTTGAACTCGCCAGGTTTGTAGTCAGCTGCAAATGCAGCTGCCTTAGCCATACCTTGAGCGTATTCGAAAGCTGAGTCGCCTAACGCCTGCTCGTTCTTCTTAAACTGGTTATGGATCTCTCCATAAGCCTCTTCACCCAACTCTAACTTACCGCCAGCCCCACGCACTAGCTGCCCACCCTCACCCTCACCTTTAGTGCCTAATCCACTAACAATATCTTCCCCCTGCTTCTGCATAACATCTGCGGTGGTTATAACCGCTTCAAGTTGATCCTTAGCTGCCGTACCTGCTTGAGCGTACGCAGCTGCTCTAGCTTCTGTGCCACTCTGGCCATTAGCTTTACCAATCTTCTCCCACTCATCTTTAGACAGGCTGGTAACGCTCTTGCCCGCCTTATCAGCGTAAGCACCTGCAGAGGAGGCAGTCTTGATGCTCTTCAGGTTAGTTAGCTGTGCTTCTTCTGTGTCAGTTAGTGTTAACCCTTTCTTCTTCTTGTCTTCTATCTTTTTGACATCGCCGTCCATCATCAAGATGGTCTTGCTTCTTGTTTCCTCATCTGACGAGAAAGCACCTTGGCGAAGGCGTACAGACTCCTCACTAGACATTGCAGCACCCAACGCCTGAGAACTAGCAGCTCCACCTGAGCTGAGCAGTCCACCAGCTTGAGCTCCTTGATACCCACCAGCTGCAGCTCCTCCTATACCACCTATCCAACCACCTACAGCCTGCCCAGCGGCTATGCCACCGAGAACTCCAACACCACCGGCCATAAGACCTACAGCACCACCTACAAACCCGCCTACTACTGCACCGGCGGTAGCCCCCGTCCAACCACCGGCAATAGCACCAGCAGCACCTCCAGCACCCATAGAAAGCATGGACTTGTTAGCCTGAGCATCAGCCCCACCAGTACCGAGTAGAGAGCCGCCCATCTCGCGCATCATCTCGCCTTGAGTACCGAACTTAGACCAGCCAGCACCCCCACGCTCCTCTGCCAAGACATCTCCTATACCAAGGTTCTTCTGTATCCAGTTACTGTTATTACTCCCCGCCCCAGTAGTAACATCCCCGAACATACTTTTACGCAGGGTATCACTACTACCCAGTGAGCCCATCTGTTTAAACTTGCCTCCATTCATACCAACCATGGCTCTAGCCCGGTCTCCCTCATCTCCAGCCATATTGAGAGAAGAGACTGCCTTAGCTGCAGCTTGGCTATACACCTCGACGTAGCCACCAACCATCTTGTTAGCCCACGCTTCTATTTGGTCGGACGCATGCTCGTAGAGATCTGCACCAGCTTTTTGTAGCTTGTTGTTAACAGTCTCTCTGGCTCTATCAAAGCTGCGCTTAAGGCCCTCTAGACCACGGTTGGCTTTCTGCCTACCCATGCGCTCACTCTGACCCACGTCTGCTTGAGCTAACTTCTGCTGCTGTATGATTTCTGGAAGATGCTCTATCTGCCGGATCATCATGTCAGCTTCGTCACGCCCCATACCAAGGCGGCGCTGCATGAAAATCATAGATCTATCGTTGTTCTCCCCTAGCGACATGCCTCTCTGGTCAAGCCAGCTCTTCATGACCATCGCGGGTAGTGCCCCACCGAACTGGGCTAGAGCTTCACCACGAAGACGCCCTTCATTACGTATAAAATTAGCACGGCCAACCCCACCCAAGTTCTCATGAGCCATCCGCATGGTCTCACCAGTACCAATGCCACCAGCTGTCCAGGCACTTACAGACCCCTGATTTAACGTACCGTCTTTACCGGCCATGGACGCTAGAAACCTACGGCCTAACCCACCCTTCAAAAAGCTAGCAGCTGACTGCATCTGCTGCGTAGCCATAGCCTGCACACCTTCAGCACCAGCAAGCCCTGTGGAGTTATAAATATCCTCCTCACTCATGATGCCCATCTGCTTAGCCGTGCCGATGTCTGTAATGGTCTTAAGCCCACCAGCTGCACCAGCTCTACCTAGCCCACCTATGGACCTAGATATCTGAGAACCAATATTCATTGCTGATGTCTGCTCCGTAGTGGTGAGCCCAGACGCAGCGCTACTCATCTTCATGCTCTTAGCGAAGGCAGCGGCCTTACCAGCACCAAACACACCAGAGCCACGCATGGCTCCCATCATCTGCTGAGCTTCTTCTAAGTTGGTGTTGAACGACGTAGCTATTTCTTTTAGCGCGCCGACCATCTCTTTAAACTTGCCAGAAAACTCTTTGGCACTGCGTACTCCCTGTGCCATCCCCATACGTCCCATGTTGGAAGCAAGTCGTCCGAGCTCTTCAAAGCCCACCATCTCCCCCATGGGCCCCTGAGGAGCACCAGCCATAGATCGAAGATTGCTAGAGATCGTGGCTGTGTCTACTGACGAGAAGCCACGACCCCCGTGTGCAGCGGGGTTAATAAAGTTGAAGTTACTCCGCATAGAGGAGTTGAACTGTTGCTGCTGTTGAGCACCGACTACCGCTTGATGCCCGGCGTACTGTACTCCGGCACCGATAGCCATCATCCCAAGACCACCGGCCATACCAACGCCGACACCCCCAGCAGTCCCTAATCCTCTGGAGGCAAACGTACCCATGCGCATACCCATAGAGATGGGGTCAGTCCCAGCGAGGGTGGCCATTCCCATGGTCAGTGGCTGAGCTACACCAGTACCCATGTTAATGGCTCTACCAGCCAGGTTTTCCCCTAAGGGCATGTGCCCGTAGGGTTGCCCGATCATTCCAGACTGAGCCATGTTTTGCATGGCCCCGTTCTGGAAGGCGCCATTCATCTGGGCGATGTCCATAGAAGATAGAGGCATTGACTTACCTGTACTTTACCACGTGAGCTCTGAGGATAGCTGACTACCGGCTAACTACGCAAAAAATGACCTAATAAACCGTCAATTTATAGGGCATTTAGGGGATAAGAAAGATGAGTGGGAATTACCCCACACAGATAGGGAGTTTCATGATTCCTGTAGTAATCGGCTTTTGTATTGGTGCTCGTATCCTCACGAGCGTCATGTCGACGACCACGCACAAGATGGTCGTGAGGAAGAGGGTCAAGAGCATGAGAGACCGAACCAAGAAGGGTGAGAAGTTCCACCCGGTAGACCTGAACCTCATCCTGACGAAGGAGGAGGTCAAGGACTTGATGAGCAAGTCCGAGGGAGTTCTCAAGACTGGTAGTGGGAGGCACTCGGCTCTCAAGGAATCGGGGGGGATCAAGTGAAGACAACACTGAGAGACAGCCTGAAGAGGACAGGCAATGGTACGTCACCAGAACTACTGGCGACCATCACATTGCCTACACCGCTGCAAAAAGCGGAAAAAACGAGGGATAAGAGTAGTGAGAGGGAATCCGTCCCAACTCACTTCTCTGACCGCAACTCTGACACTGAGAAAGAGACCAGCAACATGACCGCAGAGCAACAGGCACAACAGGCACAACAGTCGCAGCTGAACCAGATGGCCGCTTTCCAAGCGTTCATGCAACAGCAGCAGAAGCCCCCGAGCATCGATCAGTTGGTCGCCCCAGCCGCGCTTCAGGGACTGGCCCTGATGCAGAAGATCAATGGGGCGCTCGACGCGTACGAGGCCAGCGTAGAGGTCCCCAGCTTCAGTGAGGAGCTCCTGAGCGTCGCCGCCAAGACCGCCATCGTGGCCGTCGTGGTGGGTGGGGTCGTGGTGGGTACGGTCGCCATCGTTCAGGCGATGGCCCCCACCCCTCTCTGACCTGACGTCGACGTCCAATCCCTGAGGGTTGGAGAGAGAACAGTCCGGGGTAACCCCCCGGATACTGTTCTTTTAGTTATCTTTTTCCCTTGCATGTATAACTAAAAGACTAAATACTACATGTATGGCAACTCTACTTGAAGGTAACTTTTCCTTTGAGAACGCGGCTGTCATGCTTGAAGCATGTCAAGAAGCGTTCGAACGGGAAGGATTTAAGTCCCAGGCCCTGTCACTACGTGGTGTTGAAGCAACGAGCCCAAGCGCGGCTATGCTTGCGTACACCATCTTAACGACGCTACCAAAAGGAAATGCGGAGACGGATGCTGCTGTCAGGTATGCCCTGGCTGCCCTAGCTCCTGTACATTCTCTTCGTCTAGCTAGCTAAACGCTGCTCTGAAATATTCTCCGAATAGCTGGAATAACAGCTATGGATGGACTTTCCGTCCTTTTAAGGAGATACCTAAATGCAGTGTTTCACAGTGACCGAGGGATGTACTGAGGGGATAGCCTTGAGGCAACTAGACGACGGGTACTACGTCGTCGTGGGGGACGAGGGTACCTGCATGAAGCTCCCGCTGCGGAGCTCGTTCCGACAGCAGCTGCAGAGCTACATGGAACAGGAGCGACTATCTGTCGCTCCCAAGCTTCACAACATCCGGATAGACTACTCGGGTGATGACTATGTGGTCACCACTGGGAGAAAGTCTCCGGACCCCTACGCTCTGGTCCTCGTGGCTACCATGGCTGGAGAGGGTGGCAGGTTGGAGTACACGGACACCAAGGTGGCTCTGATGGGGTCTGAGAAGCGCTACCCGCCCCTGCAGGGGGACAGGTCGACGGGGGTGGAGCTGATGGCCTTCGGGCACCACAAGACGGGGGAGGCCACCACCCTGCTCAAGCTCTGGCCTGGAGCAGGGTTCCGGCTATGGCGGAACGGAAAGCACCTGGAGGACGCCCCCAGGTCCCTCATCTGCTACTGGGAGGGACCAGGGGGTACGCTGAATGTCAGGACGCCCGAGAAGCCACAACGGTTCCGGAGGTAGCTACGGGAGAAGGGGGGCTGTCCCCCTTCTTCTTAGCCCTACCTTTGACTCTAGCTGGGGACTTGCGCTCAGCCATGGGTTTAGAGATCTGCTCTACATACCTGCTGACAGTCTTCTTACAAGGGGAACAGAGGTCATGGAACAGCACCTCTGTGTCCTCCAAGTGTTCATCACCCATTATCAGATGTAGCGCTGGTACTTGGACAGAAGCATCCTGCGCATGAGCGTCAGTAGCCTCTACGTACTCCACCCTCTTGCAGCGATCACAACGTAACTCAGTCACATGTAGCTTAGCCATTTTCTTCCTCGCAATAGGAGACCGGTTGAATAGGGGTCTTGATAACGCCACCTGCGTGTACTCCCAGCTTCCAACCAATGTATGTCTTAATGATGGCGGCCTCAAGCCCCATCAGCGGGTCGTTACCAATGCTCTTGAACCACTGCTCAAACTCTCGGATGTCCGTATCGACAACATCGCTTAGCATGTGCGATGCATCTGAGCTGATTTGAACTAGAATCTTAGACATGAGGCACTCCGCAGTTATTCGGGCAGCTAAAGTGGAAGACAGTGTCGCTCTAGCTCAGTTAGATCTAGAGGTTTTCCCTGAAACCGCGTTCAACGAAAAGACTATTGAGCATCTGATACTGGAGAACAACAGCTACGTAGCGCATGACTTGATATCTGAAGAGGTACAAGGCTTCTTACTGGCAAAGCGCGAGAACAACCTCTTAGATGTCCTGAAGCTCTGTGTTGTTAGCAAGTACCGACGAAACGGTATAGGTCGAGCTCTGCTAAACGCTGCCCTACGCACCCCTGGTGACTGCATACTCACTGTGGACAGGAGTAACGAAGCAGCCATGAATCTCTACTGTAGTAAAGGCTTCAAGGTGGTAGGACAGCTGCAGAGCGGTAACCTAGTGCTCAGATCTACATCGGGCGGCTAGTAGCTGTGCTGCCACAGTTAGTACAGCGAGAGGTCTCTTTCCCACTAGCGTTCTTACCTGTGACCATGTTCCCATGACATGACGTACAGCGCATCCTGCGCAGGTCAGCCGCACCTGTTCCAGAACGTAGAACTACGACTCCGTTAGCGAGCTGCTTTCCTTTACGTACTCGTTCCATCGTTGCCTCCAAACACTACTGTGTTGTCCTGCTCCTCAGGCTCCTCAGGCTCTACTACCATCTTATCGGGGTAGAGCCAGTCTATGAGCATGGTGAACTGCATTACCTGGTTGTACTGGTTATGGTACCATGGCAGGTTGATGTGCAGGCCGTTGGACAGCTCAAGGGTCTGGAGCTCACCACGTGATATGTGGTTAGAGATGCACTGCAGACACCAGATATGTGAGTCAGTGAGTGCGAAAGCACGTCTGATTTGCGAGAGGTTGTGCGCGTACGCTTCAGTTACTCTTTGAAGGCCCTCCTCCAGAGCGGCCACCTTCATTACCAGGCGGTTTGCCAGGCTTGGGTCCGGCACTGCCTGAAGCTTTGTGCTGGTCTTCTTGCTTATTCTTTTCTGGTTTCTTGCTAAAGAGCTTGTCATCACCTCTCCTAGTGAACTCGAACTTACTGAGTTCTAGTTCAACGTTAGCTACTTCAATCCGTAGGTCTTCCACGATCTCGTAGATATCCTCAGATGGGATCTCCGAGTCTTCCTTGAACACCTCATCACAGAAGATGGTCCCCTTGGGGGACTCACCATCTCTGCCTACGTAGTCATCCATCAAGTAGTTGATGGTGTGCTGTAGGATAGCCTTACGATAGGCCAGATGTGCGTAGGCTGGGTTTGTACGGATTGTTTTGGTCATGACCTTATGAAGGCCATTATACGACTCTCTAGTGAAGATCCACTAGAGGTGTCCTTTATGATGTTCATCATGGGGTAGATCTTAGCCCCATGCATCCGCTTACCCCGCGCAGTATCTAGGAGCTCTCCCCCACGCTGCTTTTCCTGCTCGGCTATAGCCATACTGCGTATATCTTCAGGTGGATACTTTATCTTGATGTCCGCATCAAGTTCCATCTTGAGGAAGTACTTTAGGAGTACAGTACACCAGCCTTGGGAGGTGAGCCTAAACATGAGCTCGCCTATTACCTCGTCGCCCTTCCACACCTGACCGCACTTAGGGCAGACCAGGTGGCCATAGCCTTGCGCTGACTCTGGTATGAAGGCGTCACACTCACTCCTGTTGAGTTTCTTTCCAGGGCAGATGTAGAGCTTGGTGTCACCACCGCCGTGGAACTTACGTCCACTCTCCCAGAAGGTGACGGCACCATGGGAAGGTGTATTGAGGGAGTACTTCTTCCCAAAGAGTACCTCTAGCTTGTACTTCGCTTTTCTCCCACCGTCAGAGAAAAGCTTGTCTAGAGTTTTCTTCTTTTCCTCTAGGATGTTCTTTTCTTCATCCGTTAGGGTAGGAACAGCATCTATGGAGTTATCTTCTCCATACTTAATCTCTTGGGTAAGTACAGGCATTACTTTTCTTCAGATTCAGGTAGTGGAAAGTCCCTAGTAGGCATTACCTTTACTGCCCGCTGAATAGCTATCTCAGTAAGTGGGTTAGCACATACTGGCAGTTCAAGGGCGGGCTCTCGCACTAACTCCTCTGACCTACCCCACATCTGCTCAAGCATCAGTATGACAGCTCGCTTCATTAGGATGCCCTTAGGTTGACCTGTCTTGGCAGACATAGAGTCAAGCCGGTCATGCAGTTCCTGAGATAGATCTACGACTACAGACCTAAGCTCACCGTTCTCTAGTAGATGCTCTGTTAGCTGGTCCACTACCCACCTGCTTTCATTCTAGCTATAGCCATGGGCCCTACTGAAGCAGAGAGAGAAGACTGAGCTCCCCTGCCGTTGCTCAACTCATTGCGACCACGAGAACCGAACAGCTGTGCTTCTTCTACTAAAGTTTTAGCCTTAGGCGTGTTGGTGATGGTGGCTATGACCTCAGGTAGCTGGCTTAAAATACTGTCGCCAACAAAGATTAAGCGCCACCCAAACAGTACCTTATCTGCCCGGCGAAAATACTGCTTAGAGATGTCCACCTTCCATGTGGCGTTCTCCATATTCTCCAGCAATCGATCCATGATCAATAGCCAGTTAGACATAGCCTGCTGAGGCAGTCTACCAATGATGCGCAACTGCGTGTCACTCACCGTCTCTGTGACCATCTCGAACTTAGCCTTGTTGTACAAGGCAACATAAAGGTCTTTAGGTTCCATTGTGGGTCTCCTGACTTGGCTCACAGACCATGAAGGTCTTGTGCCCTCCAAAAAACAGTTCTCTAGCATCCCTGAAGTAGACCTTGCCCTCAGCTGTCTTGAGGTAGGTATTAGGGTCTGTAATCAGTTCTTTGATGCTCTCACTGCGCCAAGGTATCACGTAGTGACCCATGTCTGTACGACAGTAGCTCACAGCAATGTTGGACTTGGTGCCATCAGTTTCCACATGGAGCTTACCAGCCTGCTGCCCCGTAATGTACTTGTGGATGATGTCTAGGTCAGTGTCACGAAGCTGCACTAGATCTTCACCCTCAAGGGCGTCCTGTATGTAGGCCACCACGTCCTCAGCTGTAGACAACAACTCTAGGTTGCCCTCTACCTCTACGGGTAAACCCCAGCGCTTCAATTCACCTAACACGTCAGGCGGAACTAACCCAGACTTCACTATAGCAACAGTTAGCGGCTTCATTATATGATCTCCACGTGAGTGGTTGGGAGAGTGAGGTGTACTTCCATCTCCACCTTGTAGACCTTGACTGTGTCTACAACGGCGGAGTCTTTACCATAGGCCGTGCATAAGAGCAGCGCTGTGTCCGGTATACCCCTATCTAACAAGAACGGTAGACCAAACACTTCTGCAGTTCTTGGTAGACTGCTGTTCGTTGTACTCCGGTACCACTCCCATAACTTAGTAGCTGCCCCACTCACCAGAGCTATTGGGTGCAGCTGGTCTACAGAGGCGGCGCTGAACAGACTGCCTAGCACGACTGCTGCGTTACCTACTGCTTGAAGCTCTGATACCTCAGAGTTCCTGATTATGCTGGCTGGCGTGTAGGTATCAAAGTCTATACCTATGTTCACATCTGCTTCATCCTCACGCACGTAACGCTTGTAGGAGATCTGCCCTTTGGCATCTATATTGATAGCCTGTATACGTGGGCGCTTTAGCAGCTCACGTACAGCAAATAAGAGACCATCGATACCTGTGTTACGAGGTACTTCTATCTTGCCAGAATGTTCTCTGTAGTCAGGCATTACAACTGTTCTGCGTCCTCAGACTTTTGTTCCTCGGCCAAGAGCTTCAAGAAGAAACGAGTCACCATGGCAGACACCGTTGTATGGTGTCTGTCAGCATACCCCTGGATCTGCTCTTTGAGCTTGTCAGGAATACGAATCTGGAAGCGTCCATCTTTCTTCATCCGCGTACGAACTTTAACCCATCTAGGTAGTCGCGTAGCCCAGCCAATGGGCACTTGGCACATAGGAACTCAATGACCAGGTCATTGACCTCGTCAAGTACCTTGTCCGTTAGTTCTTTTCCTTCGATCTTACTGCGTAGAGAGGCCTCCATCTCCGTCTTTAGACTGGTGTTCATACCAACCCACGTAGGTAGCCACATCCAGTTCAGCTCTAGTACACCGTCTTCTTGGACTGTCACGGTTCTCATGCGCTTACCCGTATGTCCGAGGCATCAGTAAATACCAGTAAGACGTCCGTCTCTCGGATGAGCCCCTGGTTGTCATCAAGGTTATGCACTATGGCCTTCCCCTGCTTGGTGTGTAGTGCAGCAACGAAGAAGCATATTCGGTCCCCTGCCATGGTAACGGTGGGTACGAAGTTCTTCTTATACTGCCTACCTGGCCCTACCCGTAGAACCTTAGCGTTGCGTACGGGCTGGTCACCTACTTCTATGATACCGCCCCGGCTCATGTGCTCCTCTGGTTCTAACTCAACTAGCAGCCAATCAGATACGGGGCGGATCTTCACTTTAGTTCCTTGGATATGGCGCTGGCAGCTACGTCCACAACGTCAGACTTGGGGACATTCGCGTTGCTGCCAAGGTTGAGCTTGTCCTGTATTCCCTTGAACATCCAAGGGGACACTTCCTTGAGTGCTGCTGCCCACTGCTCGGCATTCGGTGGGTAATAGATCTTGCCGCCAACCTTGAGCAACACAGCTTCATGTGTGCGGCCACCATCTACGTATTGAGTAGCAACCATCTCACAAGCTACCGCGTAAACTACTGTGCCGTCAGGCTGTGTGCTCTGTGGAGCTAGCTGGCTGTCAGCAACTCGAACGCCAGCTCGTTGACCGTTATTTGGTGTAAACATTAGCTACTTCCTTCGTGTACTCATCGTACTTCTTTTGTAGGTCGGCGTGGCTTATCCACCCTTCCGGATTCCATTCTCTTGGCGACCAGTACCTAGATTGTGCAGTACCTAGCAGCTGCGAAGTTCTAAGTATCAACCAGTGGCCCGACAACACAAAGCTAACAGCTCCCATACGAGAATCTAACGTATCAAGGTCTTCCCAACGGCCACTAAAGGGCGACTCGAACTTACCCGACTTATACGCACAGTACATGCTCTCCCCAAAAGCGTCAGCCAAGGTATCTTCACCTGTTCTAACGTGTGCCAACTTCTTAACAGGTGGTACACTGACAGGCTCCTCAGGCTCATAAAGCATGCTAGCTATCGCAGTAGCAGGGTCACGCCGCATAGCTGCAGTTGCCTCCTCAGTCAACACGTAGGCGTGGTCTACTCCATCGGTACCACGTTGAACTACAACCGCTGTGACTTCTAGGCGCGTGGATAACTCGCGTACATAACTACGCATCATCTCACCGAAGGTAGCTCCAACCAGTGTTACTAGCTGGGCAGTGCCCTCGATATCTATGAGTTTGATTTTACCGTCGTATCTATGTCCGACACGCCAGTACTCTAGAACTAACTCAGCTTTCACTGATTCTCTCCATTACCGAATACGGACCACGTATTCTGTAGACAACTGCCCCTTGAACCCCGGCAGCTAAATAGAGTTTGTACCCATCATCAAACTCTATCCAACTAATTACTGAGCGCTGTGTGTTAGGAATGTTACGACAGTGCACCTGCTTTACCTTCTTAGCAAACTGCTGAGCCACAGCTAGAGCTCCACACTCTTGGTCTTCTGGTAAGCCCATACCATTGAAGGCTGCATAGGCTTCTACAGGGGTGAGCTCATGCATTGTTAGCTCATTCCTAGCCTGCTGATCAGCAGCTGGTACGTACATAGCTTTACGATCGCACACAGGACATGGGTACTTGTCAGGCCACCACTCACAGCCTTCACCCACGAGGTTACCCTCAGCTCCGTCAGAGTCTGGGGAGATGTGGATACCAGTCTTACAGGTTAGGCAGGCGATAAGAATCATAGCTGTCCAACACCATCCTCATCAGAGTCAGGACCACCACTCACTACCGTACCTGCGTCAACACCTGCGGACTGAACTATTGGGTTACCATAGTCATCAGCTGGTACAGACCTACGACTCTGCCGCTGCATGATCACGGGTGAGCCCACTCTGCGTATACCTGGCACAGCTGGCTGCATTGGTGCTGTTACAGTCATCAGCCTCTCCAACGCCATGGAGTACAAGTTCTCAAAGACAGCCGGGGATATCTCATCTGGCATCCCGGCATCTGTGAAGATCTTCTTTATGGCAGGTGGCATATCAGTATCAGATAGCTCTTGCCACCGAACGTAGCCAACATTAGAGGGCACCCCATTGAACACGACAGGTTCATCGTCCGTTATTGTCTGGGCGAGTTCCTCTTGTACCTCCGCTTCTGCTGCTGCAGTACCCAGTAGGTAGCGAACAACGTCCTCAGGCACCGAGATACGTAGCTCGTCACCACTAGGTAACGCTATTACCAGGTTGTTAGTGACCGACTTATCCACAAGGGAATAGCTCTGGTCTACTCGAAGTATGTTGACTTGCATCACACTACCTTTGGAGGTGAGGGAGAAACTTGAGCTTCTCTTCGTTGGTCTGCGGCTGCTCTCTTAGCGCCGTTAATCATGTCGTTAGTCAGCTTGGCTAGAATCACTAGGTGCTTACCTGAGCGCTCAGCGTTCACCAACAATATGCAATTACCAGCTTGCCCCATTAGGGAGCCATCTGAGTAGGTAGTGTAGGCCATGCAGTCAGCGCCGCAGGGTCGTAGCTGGTCCATAAAACAAGTTAGCCCATTGCGTACGGGGTCGTCGTCTACCTCATCTGGTCGATGGATAAACGGTGTATCACCCTGTTCCATTGTGCTTTTCCTTCTCCATTTTCTGCCTCTCTTCAATAACAGCAGTAAGCATAGCGTTAGCTGTAGCTGCTAGGTATCTACCTACTGCGTGCTTCGTATACTCTGTGATGTGGTTGCTCAGAAATCCCCACTTCATAAGGAACTGTAACAAGGGTGCAGCTAAGTGTTTAGCTAGCATCAAGCGCATGTCCCCCATCAAGGCCTGTACCACCTTCTCTGAGCTACCGAACTCGTGCTCGATAGGCATGGCAGCCAAATCGCTAGTGCTGCCACTCCAGTTACATGCCTTGCATGTGGCAGTACCTACTAGTTCACTGATGTCTAGTGAGGCACTGCCGCAATGACCACAGAAGTAGGCATAGTCTGGTTTGTTTAGAGGAGTCATGTAGGTACTACGTTGCCCATTTTCTTATAGAGAGACTCAGCTTGTTCGCGTGTTTGTGTAGTAGTTTTTGTGAGCTTGGCGCGCATCTTGCTCTTACCCTTAGACTCTGGCATGGCTCTAACCATTATCTGTCCGCTACCTACCCAGCTCTTTAGCGCGTTGTGGGCTGCTTCTTTACTTCTGTCCTTTACAGCCGTCATGTATGGGAAGGCGATCTTGACGTACTCTTCGAAAGCTTCGATACCCTTTTCTTTATCAACGTATATCTGAGCTAACGCCCTAAATCTTGCGTGCTCTATCGTCTCTAAACGCATCAGCAGCAAGATGAGTACGGACTCCTGGAGGGACCCCTTAGGGGGTGGCGCTTTTAGGGTTTTAAGCAGTAAGTTTGCTCTCGCCCAGCCCTCGGGAGTCCTCAGCCATTTCCCACTTTCTCAGCTACGAAGAGCTTACGTACGCGCTGTTCAAACCAAAAGATGTTAACGCCGATAGACGCGATCATCTGAAGTGGCAGCTTCATGATGCGGTTAAACTTCACCCAGAACTTTGTATCATCAAAGTTACCCTCGGTGTCTAAGTGGTCCCCTAGCGGCTTTCCATTGATGTTCTTCAGCCCAACGGCGATAGACATGATGGCAAGCTTGTCTAAGAGATACCTGTCAGTAACCTCTACTGTCTTAGACTCCTGCATAACTAAACGCTTAAGAGCCAGATCTTCCTCTGCAGTTAGAGACTGAAACTCCGGGGTAAACCCAGGCACAATAGGCACCTTCTGTACTGCCCTGTTGTGCATGATAAGGTCGTCTATACTGAGCGGAGTAAGCTTCGCCTCAATAACGCCCTTCTGTTTAGGATTGTTGATGATGTCCTTCATCATCATTTGCCTAAATGTATCGAAGTCGAACTCATCCATACTAGCTAGTGTCTTAGACACTCGCTCTTTGTCTTCATCCGTTACGGGGCTAGTACTATTGTCCCCGACCACATTACCTGCACGACCTGCAGCAGAAGCAGCTGAGTCATCTACCGCTTTCTCCGCCTCAGCATCGTTATCCAGCAATGCTCCTACCTTGGAATGCTGCTGTAGCTCTCGTAGTGTCTCCAAGTCCTTAAGCGTCTCAGGACGAAGTTGCGATGCCTGCCCTTGTCGCAGAGCTTGTGGCGGTATCAACTGCCCCCTGCGTACCACACCGTACTTAGACGCCAGGTTCGGTTGAGCTGCAGCGAACATAGAGCCATGCCCCTCGATGAAGGCTGGATCTGAACGCGCCTGCTCCGGGAGTGTGTCACCGGGTAAGATCCCCATGTTGCTCTGGGGGCTAACAGGGGCACCCTGCGGGCGTTCCACTATCCCCTGTCGTTGCTGGCTACGAGCTTGGTCAAAGACCCTATCGGAGGCAGCCTTCTGTAGCTCCCCCTGCCGAGACATCTCAGCCTGCTGAGCCATGGTAACGCCCGCGTAAGGCTGCTGGTCTAACCTAGGAATAGCGGGGGTCGGTCCTCCAGCTACAGGAGTTGTGTACTTGGCTGGCCCCGCTGCCGCCCTACGAGCCTGGATACCAGCTCTATAGGCTGCCTCAGCTCCTAGCTTTGGGTCGATAAACACGGGGGGCGTAGGCCCCTGCTGGTCTCTCTTAGCCATATCTTCTCCTGTGCTGACGTTGTACACCCGTATGGGCGTAGTTGTAAAGTGCCCACCAAAAAGAAGCGCTCAGAGCAGGATTGCCCCGAGCACTTCTTGTAGTCTTAAGTTCGCTGGATGAGCCGTTATCCTAACTAGGACGGCGTTATCCATGCCGGGGGATGTGCAGTACAGGGGCCTATGACTCCCACCTTTGAGTAGGAACACCGGCCCTATAAGAGACCGCACAGAGCCCCCCTGTAGTAGCACTTCTGCCGATCTCTTAGACCAGCACAAGTTCTCTATCTGTATCTCGTCCCACTCTACGGCACCACCAGGAAGCTCTGCAGTTCTCTTAGTCGTTGTGACCACGCCTCTGAGTGTGCAGATAGCTGTGCCGACAGACGTACTCTCTACTCCGTGGGGACTTTCCAGAAGCCCTTGGGGCTCGGTATCGGCGGTAGTTGAGGTACCTCCGTCACCTTCATCATGTTTCTCTTGCATCGTACACAGTGTCCTAATGCTGGGCTCTCTGGGTCCTTAAACACTATATCACCTGGGGTCAAACCGCAGGATAGAGACTGGGTGAACTTCATCGACCACCCACAGTGGTTACAAACTGCCTTGTACTCACCATAAAGGGCATCGTCAGGTCGCTGTTGAATGTTCATTGAGGTTGACCAAGTTGTAGCTTAGTAGCCCTAGGCTCTCTTTTTAGCCGTGCTTCCATCTTAGAAGCTTCACTACGGGTAGCTACGTGCACTACGTACCATAGCACAAAGGGTAGTCTGCTACGGACGTACTTAGATCCACGGCCAGCTGCATGTGTCTTTAGCCGCTTGTCTAAGTCGTTGGTTATGCCAGTGTACAGAGAACCATCAGAGCATTGCAGTAGGTAGACACACCACGTACTAGTTGGGTTCTTTACCATTGTACGTAGACCCTACGAACTTTACCTGCTCGCAGATTGCTTTAACTGCCTGCACAACACTAGCGTCAGCCCTACCGATAGACTTGTACCTAGAGATAGCTATAGCCAACATTAACTCAGTAACCTTCTCATACGAGACCACGCCACGTGCAGAGAAGTCGTCAGCTACCCAAGACATGAAGTTAAGGAACTCCTGTGGGCCAGCATCCGGCGCTCCAGCTTTAGATACTATATCTTCTATAGCGGCTTCGTCATCTGGACTACACATGTCAAGATCATCGTCACTGTTCATGGATACCCTGTAGTAGTTTTAAGGTTTCTTGTGGTGACTTGTTTTCTATATCTCCAGCGAACTGCAACTTACCCTCTATAAGACCAATGCGTATGGTCTCCTTCATCATGACCATGATTTTACGCATGTCGGCCTGTGCCTTATCGTAAAACCTTGTGGCCATCCCGTGGCAATCTGAGCATACCCAGACTTCCGCAAAGAACTTGCCATCGTCAATGGGTGTTTTGCAATTCATGCAAGGGAGCATGCCACCAGTCCTCCGTTATTTTAGAGCCGCTCTCGTACATCGTACTGACTGTTACCTTCTTGATAACACGTACGGGTAGAATTAGAACGGCGGTACTCGCGTTGACCAACGTAAAAGACTCGTTAGGTGGTCTACGATCAGAAAACTTAGGCAATAGCTGAGACAGTACTGCCATGTCCATATCTGGGAACAGGTAGTGGGCACCGAGAGAAGTCTCGATGCCCACCGTTACGAATCTACGTTTCTTGTCTTCACTCATTCGGACTGCCAGCGGAGTCTGTTCCAGTCTTTTGTAGTAGACGTACTTGCGTCTGACCTCTGCGCTGAGCCTTCTTCTGTGTGTCCGTTAAGCTGTTCTTGATCTGCTCCACTAGAGCCTCCTGCTCAAAGCCGGCTGCTCGGATAGCAATGTCTTCGTTGTTCTTCGCCTGCATTGCACGGATGTCATGGTAGATGAACTTATCTAGCATGGCGTCTGCCACGTGTGCGTGCGTAAGGCAGTAGACGTACTGTTCTCTTGGTAGATCTATGGGGGCTAGCCCAAAGAACCAAGATGTCCGAGGAACCTCACGACGGTACTTCGGGGCCATAGCAAAGAACGTCTGAAGGATGCTGGTACGTTGCCGTATCAGCTGAGGCGATGGGTTAGTAGCGAGCTCCCCACAGACACAACGTTGGACGTTGTCCTCTACTTCATTTTGACGCTGTAGTTCTAGCGCGTTGTAGTCAGCTTCCGTGGGAGAAACCCTAACCTCGATGTTAGCTGGGCTAAAATGCTTAAGGACACGAGTCACTAGACCCACGAGGAGTAGCAGTACGAGCACACCACCGAAGGTGTACGGGAGAGCATGAACGAGTTGAATTGAGTCCATAGATTTGTTCCTAACGAAAGAATTGATCTACTTGTGTCCACCCGACTACACCAGCCGGGTCACGAGTTACTAGTACGCTGGTAGGATTTTTAGCCCTAGCAGCTAGCACCTGCTCTACGTCTACCTTGGCAACCTTACGCGTGATAAGTTCTATGTACCAGCGCATGGACGGCGGCCACTTGTACGGAAAATCAGTCTGAGGTGGGAGCGGGGCATCTAGCTCCTGCCACTGCACCCAGATGGCGTCCCGTTTCACACCGTTCTCTTTCTCTATCTTCTGAAGAAACTCGTCTAGGTTCCTAGCTTTGTCCGTAGGATGTCCTTCCTTGTCCTTCGTGCCTTCGCGAGCCAACGCTATAAGAGCTTCGTACTCTTCTATCGTTAACGTGAATGTAATAGGTGCCGGCATGTCGTGAGTATACTACTTACGCCTCTCCAAGAGGATATCCATTATGATATCGTCAGCAAACCTACAAGCCTTCTTGCTCATCCCTTTACCACCAGGCTTAACTATGTAGGACAGATCAAACTTCCTACTATAGCTACCTGGCTTTGGAGTGTTCCAAGTGGCTAGTACCGTAAACTCACCTGATGCCCCTGGTAGTATTCGTATATCATCGGCGTATGAAAACTTTTTGATGTATGGTAGCCATCTCGGTAGTTTACGACGTACATCTAGCAGACGAGAGTTAGCATACAACATGCACCAAGAGTACCATGAGCAGTTGTCTCTACAGGCGGAAGCCAACCTAGACTTGATATACAAACGCTGGAAGACCACGCAAGGTAAGTTAGAGCCGTTCCTACTTACGTGGCCGTCAGAGCCAGTGCAGACCAGTAATGGGTCTTGGATCACAGGCGCATGCCAGCTCACTCTGCCTAAAGATAAGGCACAGTGGAAGGGGCTTCTAGTAGAAGCCATAGTACTCACTAGCCCAAAAGCTATGTTACTACTTGAGCAAAACGAAAAAGACGTGAAGCTAATTCTGGAAACTCCAGAAGGCTCCACGTCCTGGGTTATACCCATCGAACGTCACGGTGACATCAATGTGCTCGGCAAGGCTGCCAGAAAAATAGATACTGATAGTATCGGCTTTCTCTGGCAGCCTAATATGGCCGAGGCTTAGTTACTCTGCAGTAGGGGCCACGTAGCCAGCAGCTTCCAGTGCCTGCTTGGCCCGAGCACTAGCGTTATTGCTAGCCTCACGGAACTTGCTCAGCACATCTGCCGAGCCAGATCCGTTACCGCTAACTAGTTCTGGCGCTACGACGGCTTCCTGCTCTTTGTCGCTGACAGCAGCAGCCACACCTAGAGCCTGCATTTCTAGGATACTAGCTGTTAGGCCCTCTTTGGCAGCCCTCATGCCATCAGAGACGTCGAGTTTTGGGTTGTTCTGCTTCGCCTTCTCAAGCGCCGTAACGGCCTGAGCATAGGTGCCAACCTTCATCCCGAGGATGTGAACCTGGCTGAGCAGGTCCTTGTTATGGTCCGCTAGAACCGGTACGCGCGGTGTTGCTACACCAGTGGCAGCTTGCTTCTTAGCGCGCTGCTTACGAACCTTGGGCTCAGACGGTGCGGCTTCTGCCACAACCTCAACTACCTTGGCCTTACGACCAGGCTTACGCACGAGCTTCTTCAGCCCCTTGCGTGTAGCAGGAGCGGCCTTGGCAGTAACTGCCTTGGCTGGCGCTGCATCCGCACCGAAGTGCTTTGTAGCAATCTCTCCGGCCTTCTCCTTCTCCTTGGTGCTCATGGCAGACTTGCCAATGCCTCTGCGTGCTCCGGCAATGCTGCCGTACTCGTCGGCCTTCAACCGCTCAATGAAGCGGTCATAATTCAGTGGCTGGTAGCTAGACTTTGTCATATGTTTTTGTTCTCCCCTGTAGGGACTAGTGATATATATCCTTGTTGTAGATAGATCAACCCCCATATTACTTTTTCCACATTACCTGAACAAATTGTAGTGAGTACCTGGGATAAGGGCAAAGAGGCTACAACATGGCTAAGAAAGAGATGTACATCTGTGACGGCCCTGCCTGCGGGGCGGTTCTACTACACCCCGAAGATGGCTTTATCGTCAGGGGTCAAATACTAACTGGGGTAACTGGGGTAGACCAGAAAATACTTATTGACAAGACAGAGGATAACCCTGAAACGGTTCTATGCCGGGAGTGCTTGGCAGAACGACTAGGACTGCCTGCGGACAAGAAATGACTGACAGTAGTACTGACAAAATAAAGGCCTTAGCGTCCCTCTACAGTGAGCTAGAAGATGCGGCTGCTAATCTTCTGGAGGTTCTACGAGGGTACGACCACATTCTTCCGCCAGATGTCCACGGGGCAATGGAACGTTTGAGAGAAGCGCTAGAGGGCGAGGAGTAGACTCGCAACAGACGTATGAAGCTTCATCCACTAGAGAAAGATGGTGTTGAGAAGATCCTTCAGATGAAGGCTATGCCCATCAATGCCACCCCAAGGGTGTGGGTTCTTCTGGCCAAGTACCTAGTGGTAATTAACGGGAGACTAGTACAGAAGGGGTGGCCTCAGCTCAGTCTTTATAGACTGACTGGGGCTATCCTGGCATACTTCGTTTTAGCCCATGAACGAGAAATTGAAGAAGAGTTCGGGAGAACCCAGCTCGCCAACCTCAAAAGTCGGCTACCCAGATTTTTTAGCCCTGCACAGATCGACGCAATTGCAGCCGCTAGCGATACAGACCTATCCACGCTTCCCGAGCTTCTACGAATTGGCGAGCCAAGAAGAAGCACCAAGGCCAAAGACGCGAGACAAGGGGATGTTCGAAAGCCTGGTAGGAGACCCAAAGGTTCTCTTCTATGACCTGCTAGATAACCCAGACAAGTATGAGCCTGCTGCCGCTGAGCTCATACAACTGATGATCGCAGGCAAGAAGAACCTACCAGATCTGGATGAGGCGGAACTACGACTACTAGATAGAGCCGTGGTTGACTACAACAGAGCTACAACACCCCGTCCTACGTCAACCATACCTAAGCAGGACACCAGACCAGTACTACCAAAGGCGGAGAAGGAAACTCCACCTCCTATGGTAGATGGTGTCCCTGCTTTCTGGTGGCTCTAATACCCGTACGGAGAGAGCCCGGCTTGCGGGGCATAACCGTGCCCGTAAGAGTACTGCCCTGAAGGCTGACTCATGTAATCGGCAACTCCCTTTGTTGCTCGATAAGCCCCGTAACCACCAAGAGCAAGAGCCCCACCAGCTAGTAGCCCAGCGGTGCCCCACCCCTTACCTTTAGCTTCTGCCGGAGAAGCAACTTGCCCCGGAGAAGCAGGTACACCACGCGGAGAATCTACTGCACCAGGGGTACTAGGTGGAGCCATGTTACCAGCACCACTCTCTGGGGCTAGTACATTCGGTGGGGCTAGAGTGCCCGTAGTATTGTGCGTAACACCGGATGCTGCTGCGGTCTCAGCTATACCTTGCGCCCCAGCTTGAGCTTTATTCAGCTCTTGGCTGATACGCTCGGGTGACTTCTGTCCTAGAGGTGAGTTAGGCGCTACCTTACGAACACCCGCCCTAAGTTTCTCGGCTGCCCCCTCAGCTAGATTCTTAACCGTTTGGACAGGCTCAGTTATAACTCTGTGGGCGCCAATAGCAGCTGCGGTTGCTGCCTGAAGATTTTTACTTTGAGGGCCACGGTAGTTACCCATAGAAGGTACTTGTGTGGGTATAGCCCCTGGTAACGGACCCAGAGGCGCAGATGGTGGTGCAAGACGACCAGCACTTAGCTCCTGAATAGAGGATGGCTCTGCCAGGGCACGAACACTCTGCGCTTTACGCTGTGTGTTGGCCTGTATAGACCTCATCTGGTTAGCTTGACTTGTGCTAGTAGCTGAGGGTTTTGCTCCAGGCGGCATCAGCACACCACTACGCACACGCGTAGCTGGAGGAGCCGCTGACTGAGCAAACTGACGGTCAGCAATGCCATGGTCAACTAGATGCTGCAGCCCAGGGGATATTGGGGTGTGTAGGTTATCGTTAGCTGCAAACTCTGGTGAACCTCCTGGTAAGTTAACCTGCCCTATAGGCGCAGTCCTCTTAGGTACTGGAGGAGGGGTAGCTTTAGCTACCTGGGCAACTGCTGGTGCAGCCGCTACTGGTGCGGCTACAGGAGGAGCGCTCAACTGTGCCTTAGCCCCGGCAGCTCTTATCGCTGCTGGTGGAGCAGGGATGCTCCCAGATGCCACTACTGTAGCGGCGTTACGAGCTCGCTGAACAGCAGGAGCTATAGGCACATGAACCTTCGGGACAGACTTTAGACCTGCCCCAAAAATACCTCCCAGTGTCCCGTCAGAGAGCTTTACCTGCTCAGCAAGTTTCACCTGGTCTGAGCTAGCCATCCTGGCCATAGCTCTGCCGGTCTGCTCAGCTGCTGCGTAAGAAGCAGAGCTGCCCTTGAACAATGCGTCCATGGCAAGTGGGTCCATACCACCCATATCATCGGCGGATATCTCCATATGCTGCCTCTGTGCTGGACCGTGCTTACGTAATGGCGCAATGCCAGGTTCCATCCTGTTCGCCTCAGCAGCGCGAGTAGCCTGCTGCTCATTACGTACTTTCTTATCGGAGTCTTCGCTACCCCTGTACAGTGAGTACATGAGAGCAGGTGCCAGTATCGCAGCAGCAATACGTAAAGCAGTAGGCACACCTTCAGCAGCCTTTATGTGCCCCAAGTCTGACCTTCTAATAGTCATCGCTTGAGACCACTTAGCTGACGACCCAACTCGGAGTCTGCCTTAACTGGTATCTCTACAGCTTTCTCTTCTATGGCCATTGGTGCAGAGACAGGTGCGGAGTCAGATGCAGAGACAGTTACAGAGTCAGACTGCATAGCTACGAGCTCTGGTACGTGGACCTTTCTACGTGGCTGTATAACCACCTTTAGTTCATCCTTAGCCACACCAGGAAGTACAACAACAGAGGGTTGGCTAGCAGCCTCATCCTGCACGGCAACAACAGTCTTCTGAGTATCCTTGGTGGTCTGCGCGACCACGTTGGTGATGCGGATACTGTCTTCGATCCTGCGGGCAAGCCTCTCCTCGCTCTCCTGCGCCTTGATCAGCCGGCTAGTAGCGTTCTCCACGCGTATCAACACAACAGCGGCTAACACAAAGCAGGTCAGCAAGCCCCACAACACAAAGGTAGTTAGCCGAGCTCCCCGTGCGGCTATCTTGTTGTTCTCAATCAAGTGATCGAGAATAGCCTGTAGCGGTTGAATCAGCGCAGAAAACTTCTCACCCAGATCTAGAAGGGTCTGGTTAGGCTTTCTGGTGAGGTCTGAGGAGCTGAGCTCCGGTGAGTTGTTCTCCGCCATCTGGACGTACCGCCTTAAGTGATGAGCTACTTATGGTCCGCATGAGCTCTTGCTTCTGGCCCATGCTGCCTTGAATCTTACGTAGCGTATCACGAAGAGCGTCTAATTCAGACTCCTTAGAGTCCATGTTGTCTAAGTTCTTCTTAAACCTAGCCTCTTCACTCTTGTGTACGCTCGTAGAGCCGACCAGCTTATGAAGGAATGCGAACATCAACGTGTTCTCCCTGGGGGGTAGGTGCCCCCACCACTCCTCCTGATAGCTTCCATGATCACCCCGTCAAGTGACCCTTTCAACCCCAGCAATACCCCTTGGCTATCCTTGTCAGAGGTGACCAAGTTGCCCAGCGTATTATTGATCTCGCTGAACGCAGTAGTCATCTTCTCGATCAGCTTCTCCATCTTATCGTTGATGGCTTTCTGATCGGCAACGCGCAGGTCCTGGACGTGGCTGAGCTTAAAGATAGCCCAGCCAGTTATGGCGATGGCCAAAATAGCAATGGCCCCTAAGATACTGGATTCCAGTATCGAGAGGCCTGCCTTGACTCCTACCCCCACTACTTCTTCGCTAGCGAAGGCCAACATATGAAGTCTATTATCCTAGCAAACGTATACGTACCCTGACATTTGTAGAGTACACGATAGATACGGAGGTTATGCCGGTCAACGGCACGGGGTTAGCGTAGGCAATGAAACCACCAGGAGCAATCTCTACCTGGCCAGGAGCTCCACCACCGTTGAACTGAACCAATACGGGGGTTGCAGTAGCGTTCGGGTCTACCTCTATGAGGATAGCCTTGGCCCCAGGAGAAGTAATGGTGCCAAAGTCTACGACCTTAGTGCCTGCACCCACAAAGTTGTACTCAGCTTCGCTCCTGGAATCGAACCCAGACGATGTGCTGAAAGGAATGTTAGTGTTAGGCACCCCCAGGTCAGGGGGTAGCTGTAACGTACCTGACAGCGTAAACGGTGTGGACATCTAGTAGCGTCCTATCACGAACCAGGGATACCTAGGATGGTACCTGAACCCTGCCCAGGCGGAGAGAAGACATCGGCACCACCAGCGTTCTGGCCACCAACTAGGCTCAGTGCCGCGATCTCAACTGGTACTCCACGCTCGAACTGCACCGCTACCGACTCCTGGATGAGCACACCCTGAGAGTCTGTTGCCCAACTGTGGTTCGGCATGTAGCACGCTTCGAAGTACATCGCACCAAGAGCGTCCTGGTTGATGTCACGGATGTACATCAGTAGGCCTACAGGCTGCGCGAACAAGTCGGAAGCCAGGTTGATGTAGATGTTCTCATACCCAGGAGGGATGATCACATCGTGCGGGTTGGACATCGTCTGCGAACCGATGTTGCCGAACATTGGCTGCACTACTGTGGGCGGGATGATGTCGCTGTAGTACGCGTACATCGTGCGTAGCAGCGAAGCACCGTGGTAGTAGATGCGAGCTAGACCGATCTGGCCTACCGTCCTACCAGCAATGAAGTAGCTTCGCTCTGACCCAATTTCGAAGATCCTGGAGAACTGCCTGGTGTGAGACAGGTTGAAGTTCTGCACGATACCAATCGGGAACACGATCTGGTTAGCGCCAGCTGATACAGGAGGCTGGGCGCCACCGTTAGAGCTGATGACAGCTCCACTAACCTGAGAAGCTAGTGCTGCTGCTCCACCGATGTTAGCTAGTCGCGGAGGACCAGCTGCCAACATGGTGTAGCCAGCGTTGGCGTACGCCCCGTCGACCATACCGGCCTGAACGTAGTTTGTGTATGGTGACCACTCGGAAAATGTGCCGGCCATGATAACTCCTTTTATTCCTGCTCTACGTTACGGCCAGTTAGTGCCTCGTAGGCCTCTAGTGTATCACCTGTGTTCATCCAGGCTGCGATCTTGAGAAAGCGCACGTCACACTCAGCTGCCTTATGCAGAAGAGTCGCAGTCAAAGGACTCGGTATAACTGGGGCAGAGAGCTTCTCAAGAAGCTCCTTGCCGTTAGCTAGTGAGGCCAGTTTTCTGATGTGCTCAATGTCCATTGGGCTCTCAGATGAATAGGGTCAGACGGATGTAGTTGCAGGGATATGGAACATCCAGGGTGATATCGATAAGCACCGTGTCAGGAGCAGTCTCGTCCTGAACAATGTTGTTCAGCTGCCCACCGATGAGGATGCCGTGCTCGATGAGGAACCCTAGAGAACCCTGGATAACAGTACCAAGGCTGTCCAGTAGACCCTGGGTGATGTTGAACCTACCAATGAAGTTCTTGAGCGACTTGCGCAGGAACTTCGCGGTGAAGTCGACAACCTTCGTGATGGAGTCCGTACGGGTCTCCACAGACGTGAGGTCCGTGGTGAGAGCCATCCGGGCGATGAGCGGAGCTCCGATGAAGTCCTGCACGATGATGTACGCGCCACCTGCAGCCATCTGGTTCAGCTGACGCTCCGAGTAGACTTCACTCGATCCAATGACTCGGGTGAACCCAGTCATCGGGAAGTTCGTGAAGGACTGCTGAGGAGGCTGCTGGCCAATCATGCCCGCGATAGCCGCGTTCATGTAGAAGCCCTCCACGATCTGGTCAGTGCCCTCTATGACAGCACCCGCTTTGTCAGGGAAGGTCATCCAGAACCTGCGGTTCAGGAAGGACTGGCCAATGCCGGTTACGGTGGCCGCAATACCGTTACGGTCAGGCATACCTGATACCGTAGCGAGTGCTGCTCCACGGACCTTAACACTAAACGCTTCCTCTATAAGCGAGGCTGGCAGAGGGGGAGTGTTCAGGTCAGTAGTGGAGTAGAAAGCATCCGTGTTCTCACCAGGACCAAACACTGTCCTGATGGTGACGGTAGCGCCCGAGATAGACTGCACCGAGTAGTGCTTGCTGTCACTGGCGATGTCCAGGAACACACCCTTCGATACCGGTATCGTACCAACCGGGTTTACCCCTGCGTTCAGCAGAAGGGCAGACAGGTTAGCTACACCAGTATCGAACAGAGTACCGCTGGGACCTGAGCTATTACCATCAGAGCCAGACGCAACTAGTGTGTCTAGCTTCTTGGTTGGCGTAGCCGGGTTCCAGATAGCAATGCGCTCACCCTTGTTAGCGGGGGAGCTCATCACCGTGATGTGGGTGTTGTACACCTGGCCAACCGTATCGTCGTGGGTCAGCGGAGCGATTGCGTAGACCTCGAAGTTCTCAAGGTACTCAGCCGCTCGCGTGAACCCTTCGACTGTGCCGTACGGGGAGTCTGCGCTAACCTCGTCAACACCGATGCCAGTAACCTGAGCACCTGGGGCATTGAGAAGAGCGAAGAACAACCCAAGGGCAAGTGGGTTGGACACGTTAATCGGGCTGAGGTCCTGAGTAAGCGTGGTCGTGTTGTCGTACCGTAGGAGACCAGGGGAGGTAGCTGCCGAGGTAACGTCCTTACGAACGGCCTTGTACGCCAGGTAGATAGGAGCTCGTAGAGTACCTACAGAGGTGCCCGTGATCTCCCTGAGGAGCTCCTGCTTGATAACCACGTCCCCATTTAGGGTGATGGTTAGCTCCGGTAGCGGCCTGCTTGCTATACCAGGCAGGTTGTTGGCAACGATGTAGAAGGTCTGCGCTAGGTCAGCCTTAATTGGCACCTGTCGGTCGATCTTCACGCGGCTGGTAACAAGGCCAGGTGCTACCTGAAGAATGGTCGCGTAGAACGAACCATCTAAGTAGAGCGAGTCACCCGCCTCCGGCTTAGACACAATTCCGCGCTTCGTAGCCCCAGCTACAATAGTCGGTGTTACACCGGGGTCTAGGCTAGTCGCTAGCGCTGTACCACCGACAATGTTGATCACACTGTCCGTCCCAAAACGGTCGTGGGTAAGAACTAGAGTAGCCCCACTTGCAGTGATGTGACCACCAGCGGCAGGTCCAACTACGGCATTGATAGCCGCATGTACCGCAGCAGCTAGTACCTCAGTACCATCAAAGGTGATCGTCTGTGTCTGGTCTCCACCATTCAGTATAAGTGTCGAGCCCGCTGCTGGTGGTAGTGTGAGTGCAGAAGACGCAGTTAGTACCGCTTGGGTAGGCGTAACCGTAAAGGCCTGTGGGGTGTACCCACCGAACTCTATCAATGGAGTAACTGTGTCTCCATTGCCGTCATCGACAGCAGAGATAGTTCCACCCACTGTGTCAGACACTGAGAGACCCAGAATCGCGTTGGCAGTACCAGCAAAGATGCGAATCTGAGCAGGTGCTCCACTGATGGTCGTGGTGAGTACAAGGTTGTGCACTGGGCCCACGGCTACAAAGCTGGCTACTACACCAGGGAAAGTAGCCGTGATAGCCGCCAACATAGCTGCTTCATTTAAGGCGTTTGTAAGGCCTACAAAGGTCAGTGCTGTTGGTGACGTCGCACCATTTATGGACATGTTGAGTACGGTGGTGTCCAATGTACCCGCACCGCCGTACAAGGCTAATAGTGCAATGTCCGTAATACCTGTAACAACTACCTTGCTGGTAGCTCCATTACGGCAGAACGCTGACGTGCGGCTGGTCTCTAGTAGGTTGGCTCCGTTACCGGTCGCTAGAAAGACTCGGATAGAATCGTTCTCGATAGCCAACTGCGAAAGATTGCTACGTGGGTCTGGAAAGTTTGCCTGAGGAATCTCAGCAATGAGCTGGTTGTAGTTGTCCAGACCGGCGTAGGTCTTGCCTATGCCGATACCAAAGGCGCTGAGCACCGAAGCGTCAGCGTCTAGTATGGTGATGTACTGGAACTCCCCAAGACCAACTGTGGCTAGGCGCCAAGTTAGATCTCCAACCTGGGTAGCGCGAATGCTAGAGACGTTCTGCGCCAGCAGCTGCTCGTTTACCTGAGCAACGATATCTGCTGGGGAAAGACCAGCTGCCGCTAGGTCAGAGAACTCTAGTGTGATATCTGCACCACCATTTACGGAAATGCTAAACGCATCGCCGTCAAGAATGCTGTAGATAGGCGGGTCACCAACGGCATCCTTCGAGATGAAGAAGCCAGGCATGTTAATCAACGCCGCCGTGTTCAGCGTGTTGCTACCAGAGCCCGTTGGCACCAGAACATCAACAATCTGCTTGGCTACGCCGACCACGCAAGGCGTGAGCGTGGGGGTGATCACCGTTGGGGAGGTGGTCCGGAAAACCTGGATTACTTCGACCCCTGGGCGGGGGAGTTCAGCAGCCATTGGCGGCTCCTTTCACGAAAAACTTCGCTATGCTCGGAGTGTGGTGAATCACAACAAGATTCTTACACGCATGGGTCTTTTATAGGAATAGGCACACCTCTCATGGAGGCAGACCTAAATGGCCTATTAGGATGAACACTGCGTATAACCCGCCTAGTAGCGGGGTTTAATGGATCTGGTTGAGCTTGTGGGCCAGCTACAGCTACGCCAGCTGGGTCCGGTGATCGCCCATGTGCGTCAGATGCTGGAGAAAATGGGGGTGGTGGACACGTATGAATATTTATCGGTAGGTCTATGAGGGCATCCGGGTACCCCTGGGATGCTACCCTGTTGTGCACCACATCCAGCTTCTGCTCTATGTTCTTTACGATCCGCTGACCTAGTGGGGTAAACGCGGACTTCCTTCCGAACTGGAATGGGATTGTTACCGCAGTAACAAACCACTCGTCACCACCGTCACCGGCCACAATAGAACCAGCTGGAGAAGGGGCGCCTATCCCAGGCTGCCTGCCTATCTCGAAGAAGCCCTCTTTCATTAGCCGGTCACGTAGCAGCCAGATGTGCTCCGTGAATGTCCAGGCAATGTTCTCACTCTCGATATCTACACGAGAGCAACAGTTAACGATCATCGTGCCAGGGACCAAGACAACCTTTGTCTTACGGTCCGTGTCGAAGTCGTACTTATACATGTCGTCCATGCCAAGCGAGTAGAACTGCACCGGGCCACGCGTGAACGTGATAGCCGGGCGCTGCCCTACCTTCTCTACATGGATGGGAGACTCGTCTGTGATGACGATCTCTGTAGAGCTCATGTCCGGAGTCCAGTGGTAAAAACCAGGAGGAGCCTCCGCAAAGATGCCCTGGGCAAAAGCAGTCATCAAGACACGCAAATGCTGCAGGGGTGTATACCTGAAGCTCGAATCAGGGAAACCCCTGTTCGGGTTGGTCTCAACGATCTTTCCTGCCACGTAGAGCCTCCTGTTCCTTAGCTTGCCACAAAGCCTTAGACACCAGCATCCCGGCAGTTAACACAGGAACGATATACTTGAACTCAGGTATGCCAGAAGGCTTGCCACTAAGCCCGCGAGCTATAGCATCAGTAGCTGCCCCAATACCAAAACCTGCGGCAGTACCTAGCCCAATACCAAGAGCTCCCTTAGCCGCTGTCTGAAGCGTTCGCTTAAGCTGGCTGTCAGGCTTCTTAGCTACGGTAGCTGGCAATACCCCAGCTAACTTGGCAAAGCTGTCAGCGTACTCTGGTAGGTAGTGACGTACGGATATCATGACTTCACTGGTGGGTAGCTAGAGTAGTACAGATTGTAGATCTTAGGGATCTCTTCGTTCTCGAAGTTCTCTAACGTGTACGGATTCGTGAAGTTCCTAGCAGGAGAGAAGAACACATCCCGTAGAGCCTGATCTAACTGCAGAGGTATCAAAAACTCTATGTCGGTCTGGGGTACCTCGTGAATCTGTATCTCTTGGTGTACCGGAGAACGTAACTGCTCAGTAGCACCTACCTGAGTAACTCGCCACCTGCGGTTCTCTGGCTCAATGATAAGATCACGAGGCTTTAACGAAGGGTAGTAGCCTAGCCGAGCAGTAGTGTTGTTCTGATGGATAGGGCCTACATTAGTAGTCGTCTCGTTGGCGGGACTAGGATCTATCTGTAACCAGGTCTCTATTGGGTGCATGTACCCACGAATAAAACCTGTGTCGTAACAAGTACGGCAACCGGAACGCGTACGCTTTTGCAGTGTGGCATTCCAACACCCGCAGCGTTGACCAAAGGTTCTAACAGGCAGCACCCAGCACCTACGCCCAGCGAACTCACGGAAAAGCAGGTTCATATGCTTCCGCAGTTCTAGAGCTATTAGATCTGGCTCCGCCTCTTTCTCCTCAGGACCAAACTCAGAAGTGTCTCCAGAAGACTTCTGGGTGATGACCAGCTTGTAGAAGTTATGTCGGTAGCGATGCCCGATCTTCACCATATTGTCGATGAAGATATAAGTGTCGTCCATCAACGGAGATATTGCGTCGTAGGGCCCCTCGGCACCCTCTGAACGAGTAACCTGAAAGGTGTAGTCGAGCACGTCCTCACTCGTAGACTCCAGCTTCCACGATATTTCGTTGAAGTCTGCGTCTAACGAGCGGATCTTTAACTCTTTAACTACCAGCGGGACGGGCATCAGTACCTTGGACGGTCGTCTTTACTAGCTCTTCCCAGCAACGCGCCACCAGCAAGTAGAGCTGCACCACCAAGAGCAGCCTTTGGATTCTTACCTACCCAGTCACCAGCCGCATGTGTGCCGTACTGCACTGCATTTAAAGCGGCTTGTGGTGCGTCCTTTAGCTTCATACCAAGGTGCGGGTCTACAGCTGGGGCTGCTGCACTGTCCTTCTCGATACCCCACGCACTTCTTAGACTCCGCATGGCGTTTAGCATGGGGCTACTAGCAACCTTGCTGCCCTCCTTAACACTATGAGATTTAGCAAAACTCTCAGCTGCTTCTCGGCGGCGCTTCATAGCACCTGTGATATGCCCCTCGGTGTCTCCATGGTGGATCAGCTGCGTAGCACCTATAGCCCCAGCAGCGCCTAGACCAATAGCACCACCAACACCAGCCCCACGAATGACCTTGTGCGCCAGGTCTCCTGGTTTCGCCTTCTGGTTCTTCAGAAGGTTCTTGAGCTGCTCCTTAGCAGAAGGCACAGCCTCACCAAGTGCTTTGACCGCCTTGGCAGTTAACGGCTCGGTATCCTTGACTCCTAAGGAAAGAAGTGCCCTGCCACCTGCGCCAGTCGCTGCTCCTAGGGCAGGGAGAGCAGCTAAAGAAGCTACCTGCTTAGTTGCGCGGTGCTTCTCGTGCTCAGCGGAGGTCTTTTCCTTACGTGACTTAGCTAGGGCAGCAGCTAAACCCCCAATGACAATGGCTTTTTCAGCAACGTTTGGGACTAACCCCTTATGAGATTTAGTCCCCGTAATACGTCGGTTAACCTCATGTGCAACAGCCCCAAGAGTACCGCCAACTGCTGCCCCCCGAGCGCCAGCGTGCATACGGTCTTTCGCCGTAACTTTGTCCTTAGAACTAGCGGCACCACCCTTCTCCATCCGTTTTACCGGTAAACCCTGCCTCTTTGCTCTTTCCGCATAGTTAGCAGCGGTCCCAGCATCCCAATACTTAGAAGCAGAGCCTGCTGACGATGGGTGCGCTAGCCCTTTAGCTACGTTATCTCCTACAGCCATATCGTGTGCGATATCCATCCTCTTGCCGAAGTTATTAAGACGCTTTGGACTCGCGTTAATGGCTGCATTATTCACCCGACGATACACATCAGCAGCAGTTAGAGCTGTCTTACTTATGGAGCCCACCTTCACAGAAACAGGGTTAGCGGCAGCTGCTGGTGGACCAGGAGGAGCTGCCTCGGGTGGAGCAGCTTCTACTGGGAGTTCAGGAGGTGCACCCTCAGCTGCGGGCATACCACCGGCGGCAGTCTGACCCTCTTGTTGAACGAGCTGTAGATCTAGCAGCTTCTTCTGGATGCGCAGCTGGTCCATCTCCTGGTCCTGCTGGTCCCACATCTGACGACGCTCGTTGTTCGTCTGCTGCTTCTGTAGGTCCATTTCCAAGGTCTTCTGCTCTAGCTGCAGCGCCTGGTCGAATAGAGGAGAACCCTTGAACTTCTCTAGCCACTCGTAGTCCCCACCAGAACCGCAGCTAAGATGCGCTAGCTTTACCTCGCCAGACGCAAGCGCCTGTAGGTAGTCATTAGGGAGCTGCTTTAGAAGGTCAACCGTGTACTCCTTACCAGCAGCGGTCTTCTCGTGGTCGTAGGCAACCTTCAAAAATGTATCGAGCATGATCAGCTCCTCAGTTCTTTTATGTTCTGCATAATCCCAGGTAGCTGAGACTCTATGTGATGCCCAGTTACCCCACCGATAGCTGCACCTGTAAGCATAGCTGCCCCTGGATGCGCGTGAGAAAGCTCACCCATGGAAGCTCTCATCTTCGCCTTAGCGATAGAGAGAGCATCACCAAAGGTGCCTCTGTCCCTGGCCTCTAGCTCGTGAACGCGTTGGTTCATGGCTTCTGGGTTAGCCGTGTGGGCTTCTAGTAAGCCACCCATACCACCAAGAGCTGCTCCACCGATAGCACCCGCTACACCAGCGAGCTTGTCGTTATTCGCCTTACGCTTATCGTGTAGCTTCTTCCCAACAATAGGCGCAACTACAGCTGCTGCAGTACCACCTCTAGTCTTTAGTACGTGGGATTTCTCTAGCTTGTTCTTAACCGTGTCCCGTGTACCCTTTAGATCGCGTACCTTCTCACCGGTTAGCCCCTCACTATACCTCTTAAGAAACTTGGGGTAACCAGCGTGGTACTTACTAGCGTGCTTAGCCTTTGCCTTCACTGCTGGTATATCACTGTGCCGAGCAAGGTCTGGGTACTTCCTGGCCACGTCCTTGTAAACCTCAGCCTTCTCCTTAGGAGAACCGAATTGACCTACACGGCTAAGGGCATTGGCTGCGTGACGGCGATCTTCAATCGGGTACTTAGGTGCACCGGTATCTGACTGCTTTGCAGAGAGCGCAAAGTTCTTAGTCTTGATCTTGTCTCTGGCTGCTTCTGTAAGAGCAGAGCCTACTTTGACGCTGAGGTTAGTAGCTGGCGTTGTCGTAGCTGCCGTAGGCGGAGTGCCGGTAGCGTTGGCATTCTGTGGAGCTGCACCAGCTGGTGGAGCTGCACCTGGAGCTCCTTGTGCGCCTTCAGCAGCTACAGCTGGTCCTTGCGAACCACCAGTACCACCAGAGCTCTCACCACCGATGCCGCTATCAACACCGGACTGAGCTGTGCCTGGGTCTAGAGCCATGCCCTGGTTAGCCTGTTGCTGAGCGACAGCATTAGGGTCACCAGCTGCAGCAGCCTGGTCAACCTGCTGTTGCTGCATGGATTGTCCCTGTACTGGGGTCTGAGGAGTAGCCGGATCTTGAGCAGCCAGATCCATAAGCTGGGTCCTCATACGCTCTAGCCCTAGCCGCATGTTGGCTGACATCTGAGCTGACTGAGTAGCCTCCTGCTGAGACTGCAACGCCTGCTGTGATGCCGCCTGAGCCTCAGTACCACTGATAGCTACCTGATTCTGCATCTCAGATAGCTGCTGAGCTTGCTGCTCTGCCTGCTGCTGAGCTGCCTGAGCCTGCAGCTTCTGCGTCTCTAGTTGCTGGCGGTAGAACGTAGACTCGTTCATATTCTGGGCCTGCTGAGCTATCTGCTCTGCTGCCAGGTAGTTTGTGGGCATCGTCTTAGCCGGTGTGGGCGCAGACATCTGCGCACCCTCAGTAGCTGCTCCACCAATCTCACCATCAGCCAGCTTATGGAGCGCTAAACTAAAGCGCATCTTGACAGCAGCTGCGCTCTTCTCACGTATCTCTTTTACTTGTGCACGAATAGCCGAACGATTATGTGGAGATGACGTACGATGAGTCTTACCCGCCTGAGTATGCTGCGCTTTCAACGAGCCTGTTAATTTGGAGGCGTCTTCCGCCATGTTTAACGTATAGGGTTTCTTACCAGTACGCTTAAACACCTTGTCAGCAGCAGCTACTAACTTCTTATCTGCCCAATCTATACTAGCAGCTGTCTTACCCGCCTGATCAGTAGGCGCAGGAATACTTTCAGTGCTAGCTGGCTCAACTGGTGCTGCCAGTGGCTGAGCCATTGGGTCACCTGGCATACCTGGGAGGGCCTTACCATGTAGTACCGGCTGGTGAGCCTCTTGCGGCAGTAGCTGCCAGAGCTCATCAAGATGATGAAGCTCATTGGTGAGGAACTGCTCGATGTCGTACTTAGATGGGTTCTCCCCCATCATGGAGTGGAGAATCTTCCACTTGGCAATACCCTCTTGCTCGTACCGAATCATTGTCTGGATGATGTCAGTAGCCTCAGAGGAGGCAGGAGGTGGCTCTATCTCCCCGATCTGAATCGGCCCACCAAGTACAGACATGCGGCGAAGAAGATAATTCGCATGCTCTAGTTCCTTCTCAGCGTGCTCCTCAAACTCTTCAGCAATACTGCTGTGAGCCAAATCACGAAGGCTATTAGCATAGACGTGGTAAGCCACCATGGTCTTGAACTCGTTCTCAACGAGCTCTTTCATGACCCCTATGACTTCTTCTACTGGGGCTTCGAACTCGCCCTCAAGCATACCAGTCTCGTCAGGCGGGTCTGTAACTGCTGCTGTCTTCAACTTGATGAAAAAAGAAGAAGCATCAGCCAGTGGGATAGAGTAACTGAGCCGGTCAAAAGCGTTCATATCACTCCTCCGTGATAACTAGAAAACCATCATCGGTGGGCAGCATCTGTACCAACCTAGGGGCTGCAGCAAGACCATACTTAACACCCACGGTGTTCACAGCTGTGGTGAACCCCAGCGCTGCGTTGGCCGTACCTGTCTTGTCTAGTGAGACACCTGATGTGGGTGTTACCTCAACTATAGACATACGGTTAGTATTACCATCGGCTATGAAGCTCACGCGGACAGTGGCCACCGCTGCTTCTATCTGAGTCTTGATCTCCTTTGGGGACAGCAGTTGCTGGGCACCCTCAGGATTCGTATCTAGGGTAACCGTAGTCACTGACGGGCTCAGAAACTTCAGTGTCAGCCCATCCAACCCATAGATACCTAGGGCAGGTAACCCAGCACCACCGGTAACTCCGCCCTGAAGCAGTAGCTCTACGTCACGAATGTTCTTAGAGGCCTTACGGATAACTATCTTGGGCATATAGACCTTTAGTAACTGAGGTAGGTTGCGTTAACTGCCCAGAGCTCACTGTGCACACCTGGGTTATTGGGACCCAAGATCTGCTCTATGTTCATGGCAACTTTTACTCTCTGCTTCTGCTGTTCAGTAGTCGACTTGAAGTACTGCAGCCAGTTCATGAGTAATGGAGTCTTGTCATTAACGCCTACGTTGATGCCACCGTTGGAGTAGTTGATGTGGTTACGCGTCTGCAGTAGACCCACTGATTCTATCAGTGATTCCACCGTCATGCGTAGGAGCAGGTGATGTTGCTGCCGCTGGAGTAGATCTTCTAGGCTGATACTCCCCAGTGGGGGCGTACCGTTGAAGTCCGACATGGCATCCAGGACAGCCCAAGCAATCATACGATCGCTGGACTCTTCACCAGCGATGATTCGATTCAGTTCAGGAAAGTCCCGTATGTACAAGCGCACCATCTGGACAAAGTCCTGCATGGTGGCGCTCATACCTGTAATACCCTGAAGGGCCACGAGTGTTACTTCCTTGTATTACGCCGAAGGGTAGCCGGGTCTAACGGCACATCGTCAGGCTCGTCTGTCTCTTCGGTCTCTTCGTCGTCATCCTTCTCGTCTGCTTCTTCCTTAGCTAGAGCAGCAATGACAGAAGGGATCACCGAGGCCTCATCCAGGGCCTTACCAGTCAGGTATGGCCGCATCTTCTCACCAGACGGCGTATCAGTAGCCGCTGTATCGAGAGGTGGGTTGGGGAGGGGTAGAGTGGGGGTGAGTGGGGCGGGCTGTAGATTAGTTAGATCTACGACCCGCCTACCAACAACCGTCAACACCTGGAGGCGGCCGTCAGCGACAGCCTGCTTGAACTCCGCCAGGTGTAGCAACAGGTTGGCCTCTGTGATCTGCAGAGTCCTACTGGGCTTTACGAGGAACTTGCCACCAGCCATCTTCTGTACAGCAGAGTGGTGCTGTGCAGCCTTCATACGCTGTAGTCTGGTGTGCCTGGACTTGGTCATACTGACCAATAGGTATTCTGCCATCACTTCTCTCCTGTATTAGCTAGGTAAACTCAGAGGGCCCCGTCGTACTCGTAGTACACCGCGTAGTCCTTGACACCATCTGGCGCAGCCGCCGGGGTGTAAAGACCAGCAGTGGTTAGGGTACCGGTGGTCACAACCACACCGACAGCAATCTCACGGATAGGAGCAACCAAGCCAGCCCTGCTCTTAGGAACCTCTGATACACCAAGACCAGCTCCAACACCGATGGAGATCGTCGCGGCAGTACCATCGGCAGCGGCATAGACCACACGCGCGATCGTCGAGAACGGCTTGACGCCAGTCGCGATAGTAGCGGTCTGAGCCACCGTGATGGTCTCGGTCTGGGCCTTACCACGGTAGGTACCAGTCACCACGGCGGTGGCCGGTGCATCAGCAGGGGTTACCCCAGCCGTCGTCAGGGTGATGTTGCGGGGGAACGCCGCCAACTTGGCGATACCAGGTGCCAGGAACGTCGAGACCGTCTGAGGTGCCACGGTTGTAGCAGCCGCAGCCGCAAGGTCAGCAGCACCAGCCGCTGCCGCGTTGGTGAACTCCTCAACCCCTATGGCAGCCAAAGGAGCCAAGGTGACCAGTACGTCATTACGAACGTCCGCTATCTCACCAGGTAAACCACCAGCGCCCCTCACGAGATGGGCTAGGCGGGCTTGCTGCGTGCTAAACAATCCAGATCCAGTAGTCATTTGTTTTTTTCTCCGAGTGGAAGGAAATCTTGGTCACTTTAAACTTGAAGGGCGCCGGGCCATCCGGCTCCGACGCCCTTCGAGCAGTCCACTGTACAGAGTACAGTGTTCTTGTTCTCTCAGATCAGAACTGGCTGACCTGCGGGAACTTGAGGCCCTGGTCAACACGGTTGTTCACCGCGCCGAGCTGGTCCTCATCCGTTGGGATGAAGTTGGCGAGCAGCGAGTCAGCATTCGTCGTCGGGTTCGCGTCACCAGAGTAGAGCTCTAGCTTACGAACAGACGCGATGTTGATGATGCCCATACCAATGTCTTCCCAGGCCTGGAAGGTGATCGTGTTCGCGATCTTGTCGATGTAGAACTTCGTGTTGTTAAGCACGTAGAACTTACCGAAGAACTCCGGACGCGTGAACACGTACACGTTGCCGCGACGGAGGATGTCCGTCTTGATCGTACGGATGTACGGACGACCGAGCAGCGTGTTGTACTTGTAGCCGTCAACTGCAGTCTCGGACTGCATGCGATCACCGAAGTCCTCAAGGGTCCACTGAAGGATGTCGTCCCAGTCGACCTCCGTCATGAGGATGCGCTCGGCACGGAGACGGTTCCCGTCAAGAAGCTTGAACAGGTTGACCACATCCGGGCGCTGGATCGGACGGACAGTGGCGTCATCGACGCCAGCCGTACGAGCTAGCTCACCCTTGATGATCGAGAACTCGACCACGGAAGCCGCATTGATGTTCGTCCAGTTGAGCGCCGTAGACACGCCACCGTTGGCCTCTGTCTGTAGCGCCTGGCAGGCCGCCTCAATGTGGATGAGGAACTCACGGTCCTCAATCTCCTGGATATCCTTTACCGAGTTCTCCTCGATAATCTTGGTGATGGGCATCTCGTAGGCGAGAAGCTCCTGCTCTGTCTTCTGGAAGATCTCAGAGCTGATCGTGTAGAACGCGATCTCGGCCTTCGCCCCGCGAATGAACCGTGCCGTGGGCTGTCCACGGAACGTGATCGACATCGCTCGGCTCTTCGGCTCAACATCGACGATCTTCACTAGCGTGTCGTGATTAACCGACCGCTGGCAATCCGCCCGTGTGACCTGCTCAGGCGGAAGGATCTTCCGCGCAAAGCTAACCTCACGAAGACGGTCTCGAATGTACGAGCCACCATACTCCGCGATCTTTTCCTTACCCTCAGCCGATGAAAGCTTCTGGGTAAAGAGCTCATTCAGCATACGTGCCGGGACGCTCATTTGTTCTTCTCCTAATCCTTGTCAGAGCTCGGGATTAGACCCGGCTACCGTTGATGAACCGAAGCTTGCCACCGTTGCTGGCGGGTAGCCGAGAAACGAAGCCTACAACGGGGTTAGTATCCGCAGCTCCACCATGGCCAACTAGCCCGGTGAACTTACGGGCGCCAATCACAATGGTCGCAACCTTGAGTGGCTGCATAACCGTAGTAATAGGAGCTCCTCCGCCAATTGTCACCGAGGCATCAAAGATACGAGTATCGAACTCGTAATCTCCACGCCAGAGGATCATCGTCTTACGCTGTGACATCGCCTGCACATCGTAACGACCACGCTCCATGAAAACCGGGAAGGTCTTGATGAGCGCCGGGTCACCAGTGGCCGTGACATCGCTGCCACGCACTAGCTTATAGGCGCTGTTGATGGTTGCCCACTCACCATCCACTAGCGCCACTGAGTTCAGTGGGTCAGCTAGGGTCGGATCGTTAAGTGGGAAGTCCCTACGCTGAACCGGTAGTATGTCACTGACCGGTTCAAAATTGATTCGCTGCACGGTGCTCATGAATATCCTCCTGAATCCTTGGTCAGCCTACGTCCCCGACTAGGAACCTTTCGAAGTCGGTATGTCCGGCTCCTTGGGTCACCGAGTCGTGGTGAACACTTGCGGTCTTAAATCCCATGTTGGGACCGACCATCTCAACCGCTTGTTTGATTACTTCGAATTTGCCCCGCTCTGCCTCTTTCTCAAGATGGTCAGCTAGCGAAGCAAAATCTGTGTCTGTCTCCAGACCCTTGTGGTGCATCATGGCAGCAAGCTTCTCGGCATCAAGACGCCGCTCTAGATGAGCAAGCTTCTCAACAGCAGAGTCACGCTCGGCCGCGACGCTCATCAGAACAACTTGAGTGTCCTGTAGAACCTGAGAGATCTTTTCGTTACTTAGCTTTTCCATGAAGTAGTCCTTAGTATTCTACACTCAGGATGCCTAGGAACCCATAGAGGCAGCATTAACACCAGTAGCTGCCTGTGGTGTAGGACCTCCAAAGGCGGAGTCCTTCTCTTTATTGTTCTTACGCTTGTCGTCTACTTCCGATGCGATCTTAGAGAGTAGTGCACGAGCTGCAGCTACCTTAATAGACGCATCAGAAGTATCAGCGGCAGAGATCTTCACACCAGCCTGTCCCGTATGGGCGAAGGCACGTTCAAGTGTCTTGTCAGTAGCCGACGAAAGAGCCTTCTCGACGAGGACCTTGTTCACGTCAGTCTTGGGATCTGCCTTGGCCTGCCCCTTGGTGTAGTTAATGGCCGACATATTAGAGTCAACCATATTGGTCTGACGATTGACGTCAGAAGGCTGCACAGGGACACCCTGCTCAGCAGAGCTGGCGTCAGGAGGTACTGCTGGACCAGCACTGATGGTAGCCGGAGCTTCATCCTCACCAGCTAGCTTGCGAAGAAGAGCGACAGGAGCTGCCGCCACCTTTGGCTGAGCCATACCAGCAGCCTGGTAAACATGTGCTGGTGGGGCAGGTATCGGCGACTTCGGTAGAGCCATTCCATGGAAGGGATCTCTGCCAGCTGCGCTATGACCTGGAGCCCACTGAGCTCCTGTGGGCTTAACTAGAGCCGAGCTCACACCACCGGCACGTCCAGCAAATGTAGGAGCGCCAGGCAGTCCAGCAGCAAGCTTCTTCAGACGCTCTACCAGCGATTGGTCAGCAGCTTCTGATAGCTTGGCCTTCTCATTGTGCCACGGGTCAACAGGCTGCTCGCCATGTTGCATGTGCACGTTGGTCTCCATCGCTGTACCTGGATCTTGCTTCTGCCCAGGTAGCTTCTTTGTACCGGGGTTAACCGGCAGCTGAGTCTTAGCTTGACCCTGCTCACCAGCATCCACGTTCCTCATGCTGGACGTAGCCTGCATGACATGTAGAGCACCCGGACCTTCACCTGGCTTCTGCTGATGGCCAGTAGCAGCTTCCTTCTTGCTGTCCTCTGCTAGCTTCTCAGCAATGTAGCCGATAGCATCGGAAAGCTTCTCGATGTAGTCAGTAGAAAAGTGCGTAGTGGAAGCCATCTTCTCAGCTACTGGGGCTTCGTCATCACCCTGGTTGTACAGCTGACGGGCAGCCTCATTGGTGATGTCCACCTTGTTGATGGTGCCCTCCATGGCTGCCTTCAGCATGTCTTGGAGAGTAGGACGCTCGATCATAGTGTGCATGAAATCCTCACTGGCTGTCTTGGGTAAGAACTCCAAGCCTCCTGGTGACATGCTCTTCTGCCCTGATGCCCCTGCGTCGGGGATAGGCGGAGATCCTGTGTTCACTCTGGAGTAGGAAGTTCGGGGGGAAAGACCTGCTGGTCCCTTGAGTCCTGGAGCTGGCTTGTTTGCTACGTGCGTAAGAGCTATTGGTGCATCCTCCGCCGACCCAGCAGTTGGGTCGGGGAGGGCTATCGAGTTGGAGTCCGATAGCTTGAACATCAGTACCTCTTAGCATCCACTTAGTTCCAAGTGACCGGGTAACCAGCCGCCTCAAGAAGCTCTAGCGAGCGAATCTCAGTGGCCGTTTCTACGTTGGGGGCAGACGCGACCTTGACACCGTCGTTGTTCGCCAGACCAAGAGTCAGCACTGCACTGATCCGGTCTGCCGCTTCCTCACTGCTGTACCCAATAGACGCAGCCTTCTCTACAGCCTTGTATGCCGAGAGCTGGTCGATGGCGGAAGCCTTCTTGAAGGGGAAGCCACCCTTGTCGTCGGCGTCCTTGTCGTCCTTCTTGTCCTCGTCCTTGGCTTCATCCTTCTTCTCGTCGTCTCCGGCTGTCTTAGCCGCAGAGCCTATCTTCTGGAGCTCATCCACATAGCTACGGGCCATGTGACGACCAAGCTCTTCCGCCTCAGCAAACTTAGCTAGCGAAGCCTGCTTCTCAGCGTGCTCCTGCTCGGCAGCCTCAATCGTCGGGTCAACCGTGGGCTCTACTGCTACTGCTGCCTCAGCGGTCTTCTCACCGAACGTCTCCTGCCAGAGACTGCTGATATCCGCATCAGTCATCTGGTTAAGATTGATGCCGTTCTCCTGGGCGAGCTTAACAAATAGCTCAGCTGCCGCCGCCTTCTCCATATCTTCGTTACCGTGCAATGTGCTCATGGAATTTAATCCTCCGGGGATGTTACGTACGATGGTTCCACGTGCTCACTGAGAGGGGAACCTCTCTACACGCCGGCGTTAGCCTGATTGTTGATTGTTTTACCACTTCTGCTGTTGTATGTCCAACACCCCTCTCATTCAAGAAGGCTTGTTGTAGATACTCAATAGACAGTGGGGTAAAGGTATCTTCTACCGTAGCATTAGCCAGCTTGTGCAACTCTACCTCAGCAACCATTGCTGCTTTAGGTATGAGCTCCTGAGAATGTGCGGCCAAGTCCATTAGTTCTCTACGGTAACCGTTATAGGCAGAACTAATCTTACGTAGTATCTCCGCACTATGGGAAGAAGGGGGATCTTTAATTTCTGCTGGAGAACTAAAAGCCTCCATCGCCCGCTTCTCTACATGTTCCCCAAGTGCAGACCTAGAAGCCATCAATGGCAGCAGTAAACGAGCCAATGCTGGCATGAAGTCCTTAGGGGACATCCCTATTGGGTGCTCTTCATCGCAGTGGCTAAAGACCTTGTTGTCCTTGTCTAACTGGTCTGCCATGGGGCGCTGAGAAATACTGATAAGAGTGATCCTCTGAAACTCTCTCGGCTTCAGAACCATGCCTAACCCAGAAGCTGTAGCTAGGGACCTCTCTAGTGGCACCTTAGCCATAGCTTCTAGAACCTCGTCAGGAAGGTCCTTCTCTTTACCGGAGATGATAGGCACCGCCTTACCAGCGAACTGGCTAGGTACGATGTCCTTCTTCATCTCTCCTTTTTTGCTCTTGGCGCTCTTACCAAGCAGAGCCATCTTCAAGATCTCATCGTCTACTGAAGCTACCTTCTCAGTACCGCCGACAAGCTCTATGTAACCTAGCTCATCAGCTAGCTGAGAAGATGTCTTCATCTTCCCACCATGGATGAACATCATCACCTTGGCAGTCTTGTCTGCCCCGATGAATACAAAGCTGATGTCGAAGAACCTGGGGTAGTCATTGTCTACCCAGACCTTGCGCCCATCGGGCAAGATCTTGTTCATCTGCTTTAACGCGTGCTGACAGTAGTCAACGCGTGTCTTCGATACCCCACGAATACCGACGCCGTCATGAGCCTTCAGCCGCTCATGCATAGCTATAACCGCGTCGTCAGGGGCCTTCTGTGTCTTCGGGTTGAAGCTAGCAATGGCCTTGTTGTAGAGCTCGCGGTCTAGACAGATACTACAGGTATCAAACTTGACCCGACATCCCATGCTGACATCCGGGTACTGCCCTGCTCGAAGCCTATCCCAGACAGCAGTACCACCGAACTGCTCACACTTGTCCTTGTCTACCCTGATGACCAGCTCTACCCGCTTCATGTGCGGGTTCCAGGCAGCTAGCTCTACATTACCGTAAGCCCTGCCAGCATCCTTGTTCTTATGGTGAGCGAAGGCGTGGGCGTTGTAGAACGTGGGGAAACCATAGGCCCAGTCCCTGGCTACCACCTTGTCTAGTAGGGGGTTACCAGTCCAGTTCTCAGGGCGATGAATCAAGGAGGCTTCTTTGAAGCTATCCCCGTTCACGTTAGACCCCCACCACTCCGTAGCTCCCATGGCGTTCACTAGAACGTACTGAGAGTTGTGCGAGGGTCTTAGGTCCCCAATGTAACGGACTACGTCTGGTAGAAGGGTGTAAGAAGCAACCTTCTCAAACGTAGAATCAGCGGGACCAAAGAGCGGTATTACCGTAGGCCCAGCTTCAGATTCTCCTCTGAAGTGGCTGAGCTTGATCATTAGAAGCCGAACTTACCTTCGAGCTTCCCAGACGGCTTCTCACCCTCAGTCCAGCCCATGGAGACGTGTGAAGGACCACGCTGCCCCTTAGCGGCCTGCAGTGATTCAACTATGACGTTACCCGCAGTGCGCGGGTTAAGGCTCATTTGGCGCATGTAGCTACCTGCCACTATGGGGTCAGTAGCAAAGTCAGGGTTCATAGACCTAAGAGAGTTGTAGTGTCTATTGAACTGCGCTGGGTTTGCGCTCATGTGATCCTGCAAGTCTGGGTTCGACTGCAGCATAGTACGGAAGTCACGGCGCTTCGTTATTGCTTGATAGGATGCTCTAGCAGCCGCACCTACACCCATCATTGCAACACCGACAGCAACTTGAGCACCTATGTGTGGCGCAGCCTGCCTAAGGATCTGACTCATAGGAGTCACCTTGTAGGACGCTCGCTTGTCTATATAGCTGTCTAGCTTGTTAGTCATTTTAGGGATTCGAATTTTGTAGGTTGTACTGCCGAATCATATTCTGATTCGTATACGGAACTCTAGATAGGACGAAGTTCTTAGTTCCCTGCACTGTAGGGCTGTACTTAGCTCTTTGGTACGCAGCTTCTGCCGCTAGGGCAGCCGCAATATGCGGCGCTTTCTTAGTGATCCCACCCACTACCTTGCTAGCCGTCTCACCAGCGCCATGACCTAGTACCCCGCCGACTGCGGCCCTAGCTAAGTCAGCGGTATGTGGCGCAGCTTTTTCAGATAACTCTTTTGAGCCGTGCCAAACCTTCTTAATGACCTCAGATATAGGCTTGTTATCCTTGACTACCACTTCCTCAGCGGCAGCCTTTAGGAACGTAGAGATACTGTCCAAGCCAGCCTCTAATTCCCCCTGTACCTGTCGTAGAGCCGCTAGTTTATTCAGCGACTCACAGTACGCTTGAAAACCATCTACCAGTGGGTGCTCTGGGTTAGGCGTAACGTTGTGGGCTGTCTTAGCAATAGAGTCGTTCAGGTCAGCCCTAGACATGACCCCATCGCTCACTAGCCGTGGGGTTACCATCTGGAAGGCGGTCTTGATGAAGATGGGATCTGGAGATAGTAAACTCCAAACCTGGACCACATCTCCTAGACTAACCCCATTAAGAGCTGCCTGCTTAACCTGGTTGTAGAGGTAGTCCGAGATGTCCCCGAATACGTTCTCTCCAGTGGATAGCTCATGAGCTATCTCGTCATAGGCAGCTGCTAGCTTGTCCTTCAAGTCCATCGCATCTCGAAGAGGCTCAGCATATGGTAGAGCCGTGCTCCCCACCTCAAACATGGAGGCTAGCTTTACTTCAAAATCATCACGCACAGATGCCTTCTTAGACGGCTCATGTGAGTAGTCAGAGTTACCGTAGTCAAATACGGTTCCCCCACCACCATCGTTTAGATCTTGAAGAACCCGAGAGTAGTCTGCTGGGCCACCGTCGAAGTTCACAACGCGGTGCTCAGAGCCTTCCTTCTTGAACTCCCGGAGGAACGTCTCTGTGTTAGCAAACTCTGTTACTCTCCGTACCTGCTCGGGAGAAAGCCCAGCTTTCTTCACCGTCTCCACTACAGCTTGTGTTAGTGGGGTACCGGATGCATATTTCTCTGCGGCTTGACGACCGAAGGTCTCTAGGTCCTCGCCAGAGATACTTCGAGCGTGGGACTGCTGTAAAAGTAGAGAAGAAGGTAGGTCGCTCATTGAACTCTCCAGTAAAAAAGTATCATGGCTATACCTGAAAGCGAAGCTGACCTACTGACCGCCAAGGAGGCTGGGAGGATGTTAGGGGTAGGTGTCAGTATGGTACGGGGGTACACCCGCTCAGGTATTCTACCATTCGTCAGGCCTGGGCGCTCATCCAGATCTCCTAGGCTCTACAAAATAGACGATGTAGCTGCGCTGGTTGAGGCCAAGTCAAAGGACACCAGCCTTGCAGCGGTAGCCACCATGGCCAAGCAAGCCTACGTGTCTAGCCAGAATACAGAGAAGTTACTGTCCAAGCTACTGACGGTACTAGGCGTGGACACCAAGCCCTTGGTACTAACAGAACTCGCTATCCTACAGCTGTACGCTGAAGCTGAAGAGCTTATAGAGAGCGAGCTCCCCCTTAGCAGCTCTAAGATACTGGAGTGGGCCAGGGTGTTTTATGTAGTCACAGAAGAGTACCTAGGGCTAGTCGAGCAGTACACAGAAAGTACTGAGCCGTGGAAGGTCTTCCTAGATCTGGGCAACAAGATCAATCACCAAACTATTCAGCTACATGACACTGAGATGTTTGTAGTGAACAGCTATTTTATGATGGCCCACAGGAATGTACGTAACGTAGCTTACTTCTATGTGCGCCACAGTAAGGGACAGAAGTTAGCTGAGAGCCTGTTCCCAGCTAGTAAAGGTGACGTCCATGAGGACATCATTGCTTTGGCGTTTCCTGGGTAACTCGTCTATCCTGTAGTCGAGCTCGCTCAACTGAGGTAGCAGTACCCCCCTCTCCTGTAGCGCGGTTGGGCGAGCTCACTTACCTGTAGTAAACTAGGTGGCGATGGCCCCACCTAGTGCAGACTACGTACAGATCCGTCGCAGTGAGCTAGCTCAGATACTAAAAGAGCTAACCGTTACGCTTGTACTGCTGGACTCTCTAGCTAAAGAACGGCCCATTATCTACATGATGAAGGCCAGACTGGAGCAGCTACTCTACCCGCTTGAGGAGGAGAAAACTCCAGTTCGCCCAGCGTCAACAGACGCTCTGAGGGCCTTCACACTATCTACCGACTTTAACCCAGGAAAGAAATAGCACTAGCCCTGATTTGTGGGGCCTGAGTAAGTGTCTATTATCTTCCCGGTACGTGGGTCCTCACGCATAGGAGCAATGATATCCGGGCGAGGCCTGAGGATCATTGAGCCAAGCAGCATGAACACAATCGCATGGAATGTGTCATCCGGTTTGTCGGTAGCGTGCTTGTACAAGATCATCTTTTGACCATCGCTGTACTCGCTGAAGATGTTGATCATGTCCTCCGCGTAAGGACTACCGAAGTCCTCAAAGCGAGGGAACTCGAGCTGCTTCCGCTTGATGGCACTGAAGATGTCGCTCATCACCTCAGTCCGGTGAACCTTCCACCTACGGATACGCCCGTCCCACTCCACTTTCTTCTTAGCCTTACCTAAGTACTGGAACTTGTGGATGCGTTGGATACCGTACTTGCGTATCAATGGGTCGGTCATACCGAAGCCCATGCCGTAATCACAAGCTATGATCTTGATGTTGAAGAAGTCGATGAGTTCGCAGATCTTCTCAAGCTGCGGCGTCGGGTCTACGTCCTCTCCAGTAAACCGATGGGCGTAGATGACCCGGAACTTCATGTCTATGTACGTGCCGATAACGATGACCGTATAGCTACTGCCCTCACCAGTACCCCAGTCAATACCGGCAAAGAACGGCTGAGCGTACGACCTAGAACGGTACTTGTCAGCATCAGCCATGTGCACTTCAGGATTACAGACATCCCGAACCTGCCCCAGTGTTAGTGGGCGTACACCTGAATCAAACGAGATACCAAGGACCTCGTTATAGAAACGAGCCCTAGGGTAGCGCTCATAGTCTAGGTAGATTTCATCCCATGGTTTCCACGGAACCATGAGCTGAGGGATGCGGTAACTTTCAAAGGCCGCCTCCTTCACCATGTTGGCCCACTGTGCATCTGGGTGCTGTGGATTGATTGGCTTGTGGCACTTCTCACACACCAAGCTGCGTTTACCTATGTTCTTCTCACCCAGCACGTTCCAGTATCGACCGCCCTCACCACCGTGTCTATCGCAGGGTACTACCCACTCTCCCTGAGTAGAGAATTTAGAGCGGTACTCCTCCAGCGTGTTGTCTAGGCTCTTAGGGGTACCAGCGTAGATAAAGCGCTTCCATCGCTCAGGTGCGTGAGAAAGACACTGCTCAATGATGGGGATGCTGTCAGATAAAATATCTTGAAACTCATCGAGCTCTAGCAGCCAGGCAGGAATACCTCGAACGCGGTCAGCATTAAGGAAGGCATACCGCATAGTTATCTTAGAGCGGTTCACGAACTGCTTCTCCAAGATGTTCTGAGAGAGCATGGTAGTAGTGAACTTCTTTAGTATCGGGCTGGTCTCGATAGGCTCCTTGATACGGTCGTTAGAGAACGTCTTTGTCTGTGATGCAGACGGAGAGACATAGAGCGTCTTGAACGACGGCACCATGCAGGTGTAACAGAGGGCTATGTTACCAAGCAGTGTGCTCTTCTCAACCTGCCGACCACAGAATAGAAGGACACGCTTAGCTGGCGTGTCGTACATCCTTCTCAGATGTGGCCGCTTATCAAAAGAGAACCTATCAAACCCCAGGCTATTATCCCTCTCAGTGGGCATCATGAATGCAAACTCAGTAAACTGAGATGGCATAGCACTGGGTATATCTGTTAAAGCTTTTACAGCGTGCTCTATGACTAACGGATCTTCCTCTAACGCTGGCTCTGGGTCCCACAACTCATCGTCGTCTCCCCATACGTCTAGAGCTGGTTCTGCGGCCATGTCGTTCAATCAGCTGGAAGAGTGGGGGAAAGAGTTACTGTGGTCGTTGCAGAGGGCTGGAGATCACTTCACACACGGGGAAGTTACCATGCATGACGATTGCGTGGAGGTGAACTTGTATATGAACTATGAGTTCCCGGCTAAGGCTAAGAAGCCCATCCACGCGTACATCAGAGAACGTGCAAAGGATAACGGCTGGACTGTGGGCGGAGTACGCCTAGAGAAGAAACCGTTACGCCTGGTGTTCACTTGCCTTCCAGGTCACGGTCAAGTGCCTCGAAGAACCCAAGCATAAGTTTGTCTGGGGCAAGAGTGTGCGCGTACCCATGTGCCTTGAACCACCAGGACTTAACCTCCTCAGTGTACTTGGCTACTAGCCGTGGGTGATCTGCCTGAAAGTACTCTCGTGCGCAAACGTCCAGAAGAGCTGGGAACGTTTTTAACCAGTAGTCCACGCTGTTGTTCTCTGGCGTCGCAAAGAAATGAACAACTATATCCTCCCCCAGGAAAGTGTACTCAGCCCTAAACGTAGTGTAGTTGTCTACCTGAGTGAACCTCGGGACTGCATCTTCCACACCCACAAAGACAGAGGATAGCTCGGCATCCAAGTGATCTTTTGCGTCCTGCGCAGGGACCTCACCTAGATACACTGTGTTTTCGTTGGCGGTCATTCGTCCTCTCCTTCTATATCGTCAGGCATGGGTGAGAAGTCTGGTTCACGCTGTTCGTCTGGAGCCATCTCTACTGTGTGACCACCTAGACCAAGTTGGTCTATGTGCGGAATAGCCCGGCTGTCTGTACGTAGTGTCATGGACGCAAGGCCTTCCTTGAGGTCCTTGTCGGGGGTCTCTACAGCCTCAAGCATAGTAGTCATGTTGGCTGCGATGATAGAGAAATCTCTGCCCTTCTCAGCGTCTCCGTTAAGTGACGACTCTAGAACGCCTATAGTGGCAGCCACACGTGCAGCAGAGGCTAGTCTCGCCAGCTCTGTGTTAGACGGTAGAATTCCCATGCGCATCATGGTCTTGATGCCTGCCAAAGGACTGATAGGTGAGTAGGCTGCAGACCTGCGCGGGTCGGTGTAGTTCGCCTTCATCAGCGATATGGTGAGGGCCTGCTCATCTGGGTCTGATGTGGAAGAGCCTTCTGCCCTGTGGTGAGTCAGTGCTTTAAGCTCAAGAGAATCCACCAAATCCACGTTGTAGTAATAATGCTTGAACGCCTGGATAGCCGCAGGGCTAGTACGAAAGCCCTTCTTCCTAATGATCGCACTGATCCAAGAGTTACTTGACCCAGTTATCAGCAGGGTCTCTACAATCTCTTTGACCTTGGGGGTAGCTAACAGTTTGTTAGCTGCCTGCATATGCTCATCTTGCAGGAAGATAGTCTGCAGTTGTTCCTTCTGCAGGAACCTCTGGGACTTACGGTGGTTCTTATCGGAAGGGTAAAAAGGGATAGGTGGGATACACGAAGCCCTTAATCTCTCAAGGTAAGGTTCCCCGATAAAGTCCAGCTGGAGGTCTTTACAGATCTCTTTTATCTGCCCATTGGGATACCCATCTGGGTGCACCACCAGGAACTTAAGATAATACTCAGCAGTACTTCTCCTGACCATGGCCTAGGAGAATGGTACTTACCCTGGCAATTTTCAAGTCTTTTTAGGGATAATAGTATTGATGCCGAACATCAATGCACAAGGCGAGGGATTTGTGCCCCTCAACGTAACGATAACCAAGTGCGAAGCACTGGAAAGGAGCCACAGCATAATGACGAAAGTCAGGGTTATCATGACCCTGGCTGTCGTCACGATGCTCAGGTCCTGCGCCTACTGGAGGTCAAGGCCGATGTTGGAGTTCCTCGCGTCTAGTGGCTACGGTGAGCCGGAAGGACACCGCCTCCAGGCGGTGGAGCTCGCTGCCGATCACCTTGTGGGTTGTCCGGATGGGTGTAGCTACCACCCCGACGATGACGAGGCCTTTGATAAGGCCTTGGAGCTTCTTCATGGACTGCCGGATGCAGTCCTGAAGGATATCTCCGAGCTCATCGAGGGGGCGCCCTACGGTGGGCAAGCCTTGTGGGGTGAGGGCGGGGGCGTGGGTGGAAAGGACGACCACGTTGCCTTGATGGACCGCCAGGAGGACCTGGCAGCCCTAGGGTGCTGGCTGCTCTCGGAAGAGGACCTCAGGGTATCCGAGGAGATGTGCCGATGAACTCGGTACACACCTCCTTGGAGATAGTCGCCCGAGAACCTTTCTCGGATGACTACCCCCCGCCCCCCGTGGCAGTCCGAGTGGACGTGAGGTGCCAGGTCGAAAGGCCTGAGCCTCCTGCACCTCGGGGCAAGCCACGTGGCTGGCGTACTACCAACTCCTGGTAGTACGTGGGGAGAGGACTGCAAACTCTCTTAGCTACTAGTTACCCTGGAAGGCCAAGATCTTAAGGCCCTCTAGTATCTCTTCCGTGGACCGGACAGCCTTCTCCAGAGCGGAGGTAGGCACGTCCTGTAGTCCTAGACGAGAAGCCAGCAGGAGCTCACAGATCTTGGACTGAGCGTCGTCTATGACCGGGAGGTACCCCATGAAGGTCATCATGTTCTCCGGGTTAATGAAACCCAGAGAAAGAATAGTGTCTACCGCAGTGGGGTCTGGGATGCTGGCTGCCTCCTTGAAGAGGTAACACTTCAGGCTAGGTATAGACGCCAGCTTCTCAGCAGCTGCCGCCAGAGCATCCTCATCTCGGTCGCTAGCCATCTTGATGCTGCGCCCAATACGCACCATCACTGGTGCACCAGCACCCATCGACTGCGCTAGCTTCTTCACCCCGTAAGCCTGGTCTACACCAAGCCCAGAGAGTAGGAACATGGTGTCGTCCAAGCTGAGGAATGACCTGTCTTCTGATGCTAGCTTCTCAACAGCTGGCCCAGAGACCGAGAAGCTGTCCTGCCCACCACAACGAACCTCCACAGAGGCGTAGGTAACACGGGCAGCTGCACTCTTCTCTTCGTCACCTTCCGTAGTGGTTAGCTTTACTGACTCTGAGGACGTCAATGGCAGCCACTTCCAGTGAGCTGGAACTAGCATCTTGCCCTCCTCAGTGCCCATAACCATCTGAATGTTCGGCTGCTGAGATACCTCAACCTCACGCCCATCAAAGGTGGAACCTACATGCACGTCTGGCTCATCAGGGCTAGAGGTGTAGCCACTTCCGAAGGTCATCGGGATAGTAGCCTTAAGTACCCCGTCCTCTACCGAGTAGAACGCACCATCACCGTGTACCTGTAGGTCACTAGGTAGATCTGGTGTGCCACCAGCTGGTATACCCACGATGTCAGCCTGCACAGCTGACTGAGAACCATTAGTAAATAGCGCTAGTGGGAGCTCAGTACCATCAGTATCAATCAGGTTTGTAATGACAGCACCAAGCAACTCGCGACCCTGCTCGTCACGCACCTTGTACATACCAGAAGCCTCTATCGGACGGGGCTCCTCAGAAGGTGCTTCTTCAGACATAGCCGTGGCACCCTCGGTAAGAGTGGCAGCACCAGACATATCTGCAGCAAGAGCTACCTTCGTACCATAACGACGTACGACTTCTCCGCGATCTACAATCTCCTCTGTAGGAGCCCAGTAGTGGTGGCTAGCTGACTTGACCTTGTACCCGTCTACATCTCTCGATATCTGAGTGACTGTTGGGTGCACCAAGCTACCTACACTAGCGTGCTTAACACTAGTTGGGTCGTGGTTAAGTAACGTAGTCAACGCTGCTTGTGTCGAAGCTGCGTTCTTTACAAAGGCTGTACGCGTGTATGGGTCATTGAGCGCGTCAACAAACGCAAGGTAGTCTGTGGTGTTGATGGTTGGAAGAATGGCGTTGAGTACCGAGGCCTTCTTCTTCATGGCTGGGCAAGAGCAGTCCGTCTTACCGCACTCAGCGCACTTCTCGGCGCCTTCTTTGCCCATACCAGCGTTCATAGAAAGACCACCGCCACCACCGCCCATACCCATGTTCTGTCGGAAAGGCGGGTAGAGCTGTCCAATCATGCTCTGATCACCCGGTGTCTTGCTGGTGATATCAAAAGCCTGGGGACGGAAGATGGCCTGGCGTAGCCTAGACTCTGTCAACGGAACTACCTTGGAGGAGTCCGTGATCAAGATGTCCAGCGGGCTCATCTTCTTGTTCTTCACGATGATGGGAATGCGCACAGTGCGCACACCAGCTGCAGCTACCTGCACGGGGTCAGCACCCGACTGAATCTCAGTCTGGTTGGCCACCTCAATGTGCCCCATGCCGTAGCCCTTCTCCGCGTCCACCTTGTCCATAGACACATGCGGGTGGAAGTCAGCTACGTACGGGACCTGCTTGTACAGCTCCTGCAGGATTTCCCGTGGCCAAACATTCGGGTCGTCTGGAAGAGTAGTCTCGCCAGCAACCTTCTCGAAAACCTGCTCAGAACTGAGGAAGAGGTCCATTGATTCTCCTAGAACGCCATTATCGCTGATAAACTAGTGTAAACAGAAGCCCCTGTAGTAACGATGATGATACCAGACACCGGCTGGAAGGGCTGGATAGTAACTGCATCTGCCGTTATAGGACCAGCAAATGTACTGGCTATTAACCCACCTACTGCAGACATAGGTGTAGCAGTACTGATGCCGTCGAACGTAAGTAGTATTGCTGGCCCCGCAGACAACGCAGCAGACAGAGCTGCAGCAGCATTAATGGCGGGTATCTTTATGGCTAGTGCGGCCTCTATCAGTAGGTCTAGCCCACCTATTTGAAGTGAGATGTCACCGCTTATATCAGCTGAAAGAGCGATGCTGGGGAAGGGTAATTCTAGTGAGACAGTTAATGAGGCCACTAAACTAGCAGCAGCATCAATGGCCCCTTGGATAGCCACAGCTGGTAGCGGTAGGTTTACCTGTAACGCTATCATGGCGTTTAGCTGGGCATTGAGGTTCAGCTGAAAGGGGCCTAGCCCTAGCGAGATAAGCGCGTCTATCTGCGCACCCAACGGATTAAGGAACGCAACTGCAGCGGCTAGGCCAACATTTATGTTACCCAGGGTACCGCCAACAACAGGAGTTACGGTAGCCATCGTTAGGCCAGTATATCCGGATTACCTGTAGAGATAATCGCATTGATGTTTACTGGGACTACTTGAGTCATCCCCAGCTGTAGTGCGCCTGGAAGTATTGTAATTGTCGCCAAGTCAGGGTTTAGGTTACCCATGATAGGACCTAGGTTAGTAACCATTAAGGTAGCAGCAGGTATTGGAACTATAACAGTGTCACCCACCCTACCGATGGGCTGTTTACCACCCTTAAACACTACCTTGCCGTTTGAATCTATAGCTACCCCAGTAGACCCATTGATAGACATCCTACCAGCGGCTGTAAGAGAGAAACTCCCTTTAGTCTCTAGCAGAATGTCCCCCTTCACAGTCACCTTCAGCTTCTTCTCTATAGCGAGCAGTACGCTAGACTCACTACGTAGAAATGCTCCACCCTGCTTGTCGAAGAAGAACCTAAGGACACTAGACTCCTTGGCCTTATCATCTGGGTCACCACTCTCAGCATCAAAGTGCTCTGGTGAGACAACCACTTCGTAAACGATAGGGCTAACCTTTGGGATGCCGATGTTGAGCTGGTTCAGATTAGACGTCTGGCCTGCGTCTCCCGTAGGCTCCCCTAGATAGTCATCGTTGTTACCGCTAGACAGCACGCGTATGGTGGCCTTCTGGTCCTCTGCGAACAACCGGTAGGTCTGCTTGTGGTACGTGGCATGGTCAGAAGTAGCAGCCCCCTGCTGTATACCCCAATTGATTGACCCAGCTGTATTATGGTGGTGGTAGTTCTCGGAGATGTCTGTAATCAGGTTGTCGAGAGGAATGTATATTCGCTGCGCCAACTCTGTAGCGCCTATCTGTAGGACACCACCACGGTGTAGCGTTACGAAGTTACCATCCCGGCCTCGCACAGTTATGTCACCTGGCTTCGCTTTACTGCGACCACCAGAGAACGTAGCTGCGGTAGTGCTCGGTATGTCACCACCATTCGAGGCCGTACCAGCTGGTGACTCTTCGGAAGATGTATCACCTATGGTCTCCATCGGCATGATGTACGCCAGGATGAATGGTGGTGGGCCATCACTGGGAATGCAGAGTAGACACTTAGCCCCAACCTCTGGAAATGCACTGAAGCCCTCACCAGTATTAGAGTGTAGGTATGGTGAGCTTACCTGCACACCTAAGTAGAACTTGTAGTCAAACTGTGTGACGAAATCCACAGTCCAGTTCGTCATGTTTATGTTGATGATCTTTCCTTCATGCACGAAGGCACCAACACCACCAGCTGGGTAGAACGGGAATGTACGACCACCTTGGCGACTGAGACCATCCTTCTGGTCGTACTTCTCGGCTATGTCTTTGCTCATATCAGTACGCGTAGCGCGGTACGTCCTTCAGATGGTGTAGCCCAGGTTCCAACTTCTGTGCTTCCGTGTAGCCAAACTCCGCTCCGTAGGCAGCCCCAGGTATCGGGTGAATACCGTGGATGTCTGAGCGAGCTCCAGTAGCGGCAGCCTCCATAACCGTTTCTCTCAGACGGTTGTGGTACATCTTGGCCATCCAATCTTCCTGTACCTTAAGTGGCATCATGTCAACACCCATCAGTACTGGTGAGTGCTCCACTGGCTGTTTCCCCTCTTTAACAAGCTTCGCGTTGAGTGCCTTGATAACAGACGTGGGGTGAAACTCTCCCTTGATGATCCCTTCGGAATCTCCTGGGTCACGTACCTTGGTCAAGTTACTCATAGACTTGACCAGCAACTCTACGTGCTGCCTACGGATACCTTCAGAAGAGTACGAGCCATGCAACTCCTTAGTTAAGAAGTTCTGTACTCGTTCTATACTCCCTGTGGCCTTGTAGAGCTGGTGAGGATTAACTGTGGTGCGGTTAGGGTCTGATAACGACTCCCCTGCCTCTACATGCTCTCCTACCTTCGGCGCTTTCCACGGGATAAAACCTTCCATCTCTTGTGAGTGCGCTAGGATTTCGTGTAGCGGCATACCGGTACGGTCCTTACCAACATGGTGGGCATGCCCGCCGATCCAAACCTTAACACCTGTCTGGTCCTTCTCGATCTTATCTATTTTACCAGAGTGCATCGCTAACGATGCCGAGTCCGGTATGACATCTGGTAGCTTTGTGAGTTGGTCTACCTTCGCGAAAGCGGACAGTGTCTTAGCGCCACCGGCTACGACGCCACCAGTATGGAACGCCTTCATAGTAAGCTGAACAGACCGCTCACCAAGAGCCTGGGCAGACAACAGTCCTATGTTTGTACCAATTGGGTAAGGTACCCCAGTAGCTGATAGGCCTGTGCACTTCTGACATAAACCCTTCTCCTGCTCGCACTTAAGGGGACTACGCACCACTACATGGGCGTCCTTGTCAGCTGCTCTGATCTGACTGATCATGTCCGGGCTGAGAAGAGTACCAGCCGGTATAGTCATTCCTTTAGCTGAGAAGTCTTTAACTAACGTGCGATCTTGCACATCATTACTAGTAGCTGGTAACGCTATACCATTGTGGGTGCCACAGTCATCGACGTTTATCACTAGGCTCATAGTAGAGTTTACTAGCTTCTTACTAAAGAACCCAGGCTCTCTAACCTCTTGGACCTTCTTGAGGTTACCAGCACGGGCACCCTGCATCTGGGTCCAATACTCACCAACATCAACGCCTTCTGAGTAAGACCTTCGAATGGGTACCGGCACGATCTTCCCAGAGGCATCTGCTACTAATAGCGGAGCTAGCACCAACTGCTTATATTGTGTCCAGCCGGGCTTAACACCAGCCCGCTGCATAGTTAGCAAATTGCTTTGGAAGTCTGAGGCTAGATGGTCTTTCTTCAGCTTGTCTGCTGCTGTAGTCCATACCAGTATGGCTCTTCGCTCTTTGTCGGCGGTCGGTATAGACGTGCTGCTGTTGATAGCATCTACCTCTTTTTGTGCTGCCTTGAGTATGGGGTCTCTCACAGCTCTGTCAGTCTCAATATCTTTCAAAGACAAGCTGTGCGCACCTACCGATATGTGGAACCTATCTTTGCTGTAGTTCTCAGCTGACTTTATAACAGCTGGACCTGAGCCATCCGGGTGTGGGAGAGTAATTACCCCCATGGACATACCAGTGCCTAGGTCTTTAAGCTTGTCTGCCACTGCGCCGTAGTTACCACTGTGGTTCTTGGCTAGATGAGTAAAGAGGGCTGACCTATTCTTCTCGTCTAGTATGTGCGAGTGGTCTTCCAAGATCTTTTTCTGCATCTCCTTGGGTAGGGAGTCTGCTAGCAAAACTCTGCCAGCAGTAGTCTTGGTGCCGGCAATAGTCGCCAAGTCATTGATGTGCAGCGTTCCTGACTGTACGGCCTTCAGTGCATCTGATGTCTTAGCGAAAGACTGGTTACCAACCTTCTTGTTCACCAAGCTCATCTTGTACATACCTAGTGCGCTCTCCAGCGTTGGTACGAACATGACATGCCCAGTGGCCTCATTGAAGAGATGGTTAGACGGCATCATCTTACGAGCTTCGGCCACCGCCTCGTTAGAGATAGGGACGTACACGCTCATCGTATCGCCGTCAAAGTCCGCGTTGTACCCCGTAGTAACTAGTGGATGAATCTGTATAGCTCTACCGGGCACTGCTTTGGCATTGAACGCCATGACGCTGTGCCTGTGTAGCGCGGGGTCACGCTTCATAAGAACTGGACGTTCCTCCATCACTAAGTCTAGTGCTCGGTCTACACTAGGGTCCTTCTTAGCTATCAACTCCTGCGCTTGTATTGGCGACCTAGCAGCACCGATCTCAACCAACTTCCTAACTACGAATGGCCTGAACAGGGTGGTAGCTTTAGACCTAGGTAAACCCACCTGGTCGATGCTGAGAGATGGCTCTGGTACGATAACCGAGCGCATAGACAAGTCTTGCTTGCGGCTAAGTAGGGTCTGTTGGAAGAACCCTTTCTTAGGCTGAGACCCGTGTATCTGTAACAGCACACCCTTCTGGTCACTCTCCTCAGACCCTTGCCCCACGATAGCCCGCATACCATCGTACAGGTCAGCACGTAGCTGCTTCTTAGCAGTGTCAGAAAGGTTCTTGCTGATCACCGGGTCTTTTAGCTGCTCATTCACCTGAGCAAACTGAGAGTAAAGACCATTCATATCCGCCCAACTAATAGTACCGTCAGGCAGTACTGATGCTGGACGCAGTGCTGGCGGTAGTATTGGCAGGTTGTGCAGCACATAAGCGTCTGCTGGGTGAACACCAGAGGCGTCAAGAGCACGAAGGTATTTCACCTTCTTTACAAGCTTGTCGACCTTCTGCGTGATGCCAGATGACGTAGTTCCTTTAGGTATGCTGATAGACCCCAACTCAGCTTCTGCTTTTTTCAAGTCCTTCTTAACGTCTATCTGCTGCAGCAACCTCTTAATACCGGCACCACCAGTGTCTGCTCCTATGGCCCCCAGCGCTACTATAGCTCCAGACCTACTGATGGCTTTGTCACCTGAGACTATGGACTGATAGTCAGTTTTAGAGAGCCCAAGTACCTTCTGGATAGCCCCCTCGAATACCGGGTTAGGCACAGGCTCAGCTAGCTTGATGTGTGTCCAGTTCTTACCGCCGTGCCCACCAGTCAACCTAGGGTCAAACAGACCACCTGTCTTGGGCTTAGGCTCACCATTGTCGTCTAGCTTGGCATGCGTAAGGTCCATAGGCCTAGGCAGCTCACCCTTGGACATCGACAGTACCTGCTTGTCGGTAAGCGGGCTCAGCTGAAACTGATTACCCTTCTTCTCGATGTTGACACCAGCAGCCTTCAACATCTCTGTGAACTTGTGAAAAGCAAACGTGGGCCTTGGAGTTGGGAGCGGTGTTCCGTTTTGGATAGCACCCCACACATCCAGGTGCTGTGACTCCCACCGCTTACTTGGATTAGTCTGTGGGTCTACGCCCTCGCTCTTCCAAGTCTGCATCTCTCGGATGTTGGCTTTAGCCCCATGCGCGAGTAACGCATTGAGCCCCAGCATACCAATACTTTGACCACCAGTCTTAGCCCCGGACACCGGCATGAGATTCATGTCGTAAGTCTCAAGGTCATGCCCAGTACCTGGTAGGCCCATACCAGAACGTGCAGATATCTTCTTATCTATCTGGATAGCTAGTTTTAGTATGTGCTGCTGCCCCACTAGAGCTGTGCCTAATGACTTACCAGATATGGGATCATGCAACTCTTCCGTGTCACTTATCCCATGAGTGTGTAGCTCGCGCTTCACCTGCTCCAATTGGTCTAACGGGGCGAAGCTCTGCGCTAAGTAGGGCTTACCAGTCTTCTTAGCTACCTTTGTAGCAGCCGTCTCTAACACCTGGCCAATGTTCATACGACCAGGAACACCGGAGGGATTAAGCAAAATCTCTGTGGGCTTACCATCTTTGGTATGGGGCATATTATGGTCAGGAACGATGAGCGTAACGATACCCTTGTTCCCGTACCTACCAGCTATCTTGTCCCCCACCTGCATAGGTTCGAGAGTGCGTACATGAACTACGCTGTCCTTGTCTTTCCTGTGCACCCCGACTACCTCACCTGGGTGGTCGGATGTCCACCTGAGACTAACATCCGTGTGTGAGCCAGAAAGACTACGCCGGATAGCTGATGCCCCGGTCCTGTCCTTCATGTTGAACGGCCGCATGGCTATGACAAGTGGGTCACCAGTAGTAACTGTTTGACCAACTTTGACAACACCAGAGCTGTCCAATTTCTTGAACTGCTCCTGCGTAAAAGAGCCAGGGTGCTCTACTTGAAAGTGCTCAGGGGATGTTACGATCTTATCGTCAAGCCGAATAGTCGGCTTGTGCATGTGCTCACTAGTTAACTTCTTGGCGGCTGTTGCGCTGATGACCACACCGTCTTCAAAGTTGTACCCACGGTAAGGTAGGTAGGCAGCACGCAAATTTGTACCCAGGGCGAGCACACCACCCTTTGTGAAGTTAGTATCAGCCACCACCTGGCCTTGAGCCACCTTGTCCCCCACCTTCACTACTGGGGTAGAGTGCAGGTAGCTCTTAGGGTCATTAAGTGGGAAGTACCGGTACAGCTGTACCTCATGCATCTTACCAGCGGCATCACGCACCACTACAGCGTCATCCTTAACAGAGTGCACATGACCAGCCACTGGGGCTACGTGGCTAGCCTTCTTACCAGCTATCTCTTCAAAAGTTCTGATGCCTTCTTTGCTCGCTCCCGTAGCTGATTGAACCAACGGTGCTTCACGATGCACAAGAGGTATGGCTTGTTCTATGTGGTAGGTGGCATACGTCGCACGATTACCAGAGTTGTTCCCTAGAAAGGGAATCAAGTTAGTGGTGATGTTGAACAGCTGCGACGGGTGCTTTAGTACATAGTCAGCGCTAGAGAACTTACCCTCTTCAATAGCGTTCTTAGGTCCAGACATCTTAGTGCTGGCATACCTAGCTTGCGGCTTGCCGTCTTTCCACGACACCTGATCTGGCAAGACGACCCTAGAGTTAACGAAGATACCTGGCCCAATCATCTCTGTCTGATGAGAGCGTAGGTTATACAAAGGTATCTTCGCCTCATGCCCGACTTTACGTACCCCCATAGGTAAGTGAGAATTGATGCCAGTCTTCTCACCTTCGGGCGTACGCACAGGGTCTATGAACCCAAGGCTAGAAGGATTGATAAACTTTGCTTCCTCGTTAACCTGCTGGGTGCTCTGAATACCACCTGGACCCATGATGGTTGTTTGCTGAGCGGCAGCCATCATCTCTACTGGGTTTATCTGGTCGGGTACCTCAGCTGCGCTGTTCTTGGTAAAGGTCTCTCTAATAGGCTTGTTAAACGTATCGAATTTTACAACGTCACGTATGCCAGTAGCCGTGTTGACCTTACGTGCGAACTTGCCAGTAATGGCATTCTTAGTCTTCCAGTTTGTGATCTTCTCATAGGCGAAGTCACCAGCTGTATGTAGATCCTTAAACACCAGGGAATCACGATCATCCTCTGGGTGACCAGCCTGTACCTTAAGTATCTTCTGAGTTGCTAAGTGTAGCGCTTCTCCGGTCACGTTAGAGAACGGCTTACCTAAAGATATACTGGTGGCCTCAGGACGCAGAATGGATGCCGTCAGTACGTCGTATACGTGCTTCTCAGCTTCTTCTTTGTCCACCGGTGCGCGCTTCTTGTCTACCTTGAAGAACCGGTCTACTGCTGTTTGTGTGCCCCGAGCGTTCTTGTTAGCTATGAAAACGTCATGACCCCAGCTCTTAGACAGTTGGTCGTCAGTGACCCCCATAGTCTTCATTATGGGGTACGCGTTGATAGCCTCAGAGCTACCACGCTTTATCATGAATAACTTTGTGTCCGGCTTAAACGATATGTCGAATGACGACTTGTTAGGGACGTTAAACTTGGCTGCCAGCTCACCAGACCTACCACGCTTTACGTAGACACCTGGCTTCAAGCGCCACTGGTTGCCTACCTGGTACTCTTGCCCGTCAATGATCTGGCTGTACCGCTGAGTAACCATGGGTACCTCAGCAATACGTATTTTCTTCTTGTCTATGACATGACCAGTTGCATTGTTCTTTAGCGACATCGTCGCGTAGACCGGGGCAGCCCAACTTACTCCTGAGTTCTTCGCAGCTAACTGTGCCCGTATATCGTCAGGACCTAGCTTTCCCTCGTCCACCTCTAGATGGTCTAGATGAAGGCTCTGGATTTTACCGTGTACTGGAAAGTACTCAGTTATCCCCTCAAGGGTACGGTCCCTGAAGTGTCGATACGCCTCTGCGTGGTCTAGATAGGCCATTTCTGTACCTATCCTAGCAGACTACAGGTCCCCATAACAATCAAGCAAGTATCTAATTGTATCGGGGATAAGTGCAATGGAGGCAACATGATAGGTCCAGGTGCTAAACCTGACTCTGAAAGTGACGACGACAACTCTGGGCGTTCTTTTGAACAAGACGTAGATGAACTATTCGGCATACCTGAGGAGACACCCTCCGACGATGGTGAGGACTCAGAGAAATAGTGGGTTTGTTCTTCTGGGCGTTTACCACCGGGGTGTTCAACGGACTACTTCTGTGGGTGAGTTCTAGACGAAGATAACAAAACAAAGGGACAACATGCTGGTTAATCCTTCCCAGGACCCACTATTCACATTTCCTGGCACCAGAATGATTCAGGAATCCTTTGGGATCATAGGCTATCAAATAGCCGACCCAGGGATAAGCAGTAGGCTCTGGACAATACAGAGTCTGTACGCACCTATACCTGGAAGAGCTCTGGGTGGCATTAGAGCAAAACTGGTGGACCAGAAGGACTTCTTCACGTTCTGCAACCAGCGTGATCTGGAGGTGCTACTGGAGATTGCTGAGCCTGGGGATTGGTGTCCCTGGCTCAATAGCGAGTATCTATCTACGACGGATACTGGCTGGTATGGACTGTGTCTAGACACTGAAGATCTGACAGACGACCTGTACGAGCGTGAACTACTACTTCGGCAGCAGTACCCGGAGTTCATACCGGAGTCTACCGAGATCGCAAGGAGGCTACATATGGACCGAGGGGCAGACGCCACAGAACTAGTGATGCTCTTGAGGGACATGGACATGGATACAGGTGCTTACCCAGACATGAGGATCGAAACGATTAACCGTAGGTGGTTAAGAGTCGAACGCGAGACCGTGTTATGGAAGAGAGTCTAGAGATAGACGCTGCGCTAGAACGGGAGGTGTACAAGAGTGGGCATGTCTGCAGAAGCTGCCTAGACACAATATTGTATGCAGATGAGGTATACCTACTACAGGTTGGCTACGCAGCAATACAACCTAGTGGTATCGAGGTATGCCCGATAGATGGCTACAACCCACACTTCTTTGAGTTCACTTGCTGGGAGCACGTGATAGAAGAGCTGAGGGAGACTGTAGAAGACCTCCCACCACTAATAGATGATTACGCTGTACTGGAGTGCAGCTGCTGCTCCAGTGGCATTCGGGAAGTGGAAGTAATGGGGCTCGCCACCTACGGCGAGCTCCACTGCTCTAAGCGCTCCCCGGAAGACCAAGGCACTCCTACTTTTAGTAGTTTAGATGACTCACCAACAGTCATCTGTATCAGCTGCCTAAAAAGGCTGAGTGAGGACTTCCGGCTGTGGCCGCATATCTCACAGGGTAACGAGTGCGCTGAAGGTACCCACTTCAGGTGTTGGCGCTATGGGTGTTCTGAATTCTGCATGGTTAACGCACCGAACGGGAAATACTAATGGGCAAAGATACAGTAGTGAAGAAGGACAGTCTGCCGGACGTAGAGCCGTACTTCGAGGATATCGTGTACTGCTCCTTGCTGGTACCGGTTAGAGGCGACCCCAATAGTCCAGACTGCATGTGGGGTTTGCCCTGCATCTTCTGGGGGCTTAGCGGCATCGCTAAGACTGGGCGAATAGAACTGGGTGCAGCCAAGGCTGGGCTGCACTGCGAGGTGGTGTACCCGGCTACTAAGCAGCCTGAGGACTTCTCAGGTGTGCTGGTTCCTGGGCCCAAGGGGATCACGATAGAGTGCATGATGCCCGCCATCCGTAAGCTTATGGAGGTGGGCTCTGGTGTTCTGGTCATTGATGAGGCCAGCTGTGCACCACCGGCTGTCCAGGGTGCTGCTATGAGTACCGTGTACGAGCGCAAGGTAGGGGACATGAAGATGTCCAATAACATCCGAATCCTACTAGCAGCGAACCCACCAGAGCACGCAGCAGGTGGTTGGGCTTTAGAAGCTGCGTTCGCCAACAGGATGGCACACTTCAATATTGGTGTGATGCCTGTGGACAAGTGGGGTGAGTACCTCATGTCAGAGGACGACGACGTGGCAGTAACCCCCATAACTAACGGGGAAGATCTGGTTAAGAAGAACTGGAACAGGCACTGGGCTGCTGTAAAAGGCTCCCTCTATGCGTTCATGCGCAGTAACAACAGTGTCTTCCACAGTCAGCCAGCCCCTGGTAGCCCTGCTGCTGGGTTGCCATGGCCTTCACCACGCACTTGGTACATGGCTGGCCGAGCCATCGCCACAGTGCGTTGTCTAGGTCTGCCTAAGCAGCTAGAGACCATCCTCGTGCAAGGGCTGGTAGGTGAGGGTGCGTCTACAGAGTGGGCCGCGTGGGAAGCAGATGCAGACCTCCCAGATCCCCTTGACGTCCTAGAGAAGGGCTGGAAGGTAGACTCCAAGAGGTTGGATAGGTCCATCGCAGTCTGTGGAAGCTTCACGGCCCTGGTGGTGGGGACTACCGATAAGAGTGAGCGTGTACGCCTAGCTGCCCTAGCATGGGAACGTTTGTTCGACATGACAGAGGCTGGCCTGACAGACATCGCAGGTATAGCTGTGAAGATTCTGATAAACAAGAAGCTGGGGCGTAAAGACCATGCGAGCCTAGAAGCCGTAGCCGCCAAAGTCGTTCTTAAGGTTGGACTCAGTGATGCGTCCAAGTACCTCTGATGGATAAAGAAAAGCAATGCCTGGAGGCCCTGGCAACAGCCAGGGCTCTAGTAGTATCTCGCGCACCGTACTTCGCCAAAACCCTTTATGGGTTAGTGCCTGTACTTGCTCCTATAGGTACCTTAGGAGTTTCCAAAAGCATGGTGTTGACCGTAGACCCTGAGTGGTACACGAAGCACAATGCAGAAGAAGCTGCTGGGTTACTCGTGCATGAGTGCATGCATATTCTGCGCGACGTAGCCAGGTTGGATGCACTACCAGACCACTACCAGGCTAATCTGGCTGGGGACATAGCCATAAACCAGGACCTCAGAAATGCTGGTTGGCAACTGCCTGCTGGAGGAGCATACCCAGAACAATACGGCTTCCCTACTAATCTTTCTCTGGAGCAGTACTACGATCTGCTAGAGACCAGAGCAAAGAAGAGTAAGAAAGGTGAGGGGACCGCTGGTGCTGCTAAGGATGGCGATACGAAGGATGGTGAGGGCCACGGTAAACCACAGGTAACCAACGGGCAGTGTGGTAGCTGTGCTGGTAACCCACACGCTGGTGAGGGAACATCCCAAGAAGCTAAAGAGCATGGGCGTGCTCCGGCAGATGTCCTTCGTATCAAGAAGGAGACAGCTAAGGACGTTAAGAAAGCCACGTCTACGCTAACTGCCAGTAACCGTGGGTACATGCCAGCTGGTCTAGAAGACCTGGTGGACTTCGAAGAGCAGCCTTCCATCATCCCGTGGCGTACTAAGCTAGGTAGGGTAGTTAGACGTACCAGTGGTCGTGCGATTGCTGGTACACGCGATTACTCTTTCCGTCGCCCAGCTAAGAGGTCTTACTTCACAGGCATCCTCAGGCCTGGGATGATAGACCGCAAGATTGAGATATGCCTGATACGTGACACGTCAGGGTCAATGGGAGATGTTCAGATCAACTCTGTTAATTCAGAGATCATAGCCATCTTGAAACAGCTAGGAGTAGAACGCGCCTGGCTGTTAGATGCTGACGCCGAGGTAGCTTGTGAGCCAAGAAGAGTCAGTGTTCATGAGGTGCCGGACCTGAAGCTGTATGGCAGAGGGGGCACTAGCTTCAAGCCAGCTATAGCAGCTGCCTTAAAGCTGAGACCAAAGCCAGACGTTATCATCTACCTAACTGACGGAGATGGAGATGCCCCAGCTACTCCACCAGTAGGGACAGAGGTTGTCTGGTGTGTAGTCCCGTCAGGTTGGGGTAGGAAGCCAGCTGACTGGGGACACTTGGTAGTTGTCAGTGACGACCTCAAGCTCAGAGAGCCGTATAACCAAGTGGACTAGAGAGGAGGGGTGGCTTAGGCCACCCTTTTCTTTAGCTCAATTTTAGGCTGTTTTTGGGGATAATAGAGATGAGGGAATCCACCCTATGAAAGGTTACAGCATGTCAAACCCATTACTGCAGGAGTTCGCAATCTCGGATGGTACATACAGCTCTCGCGCGCAGTGCGTGGACCGGTACAGCTGGGCGATACCGGATAAGGGGGCTATTGACATAATCTGCTCCCACACCCACTGCCTTGTGGAGGTGGGAGCAGGACGTGGGTACTGGGCCCACCTCATCGCCAAGCAGGGGGTCGATGTCGTAGCATACGACAAAGACCCACCGACCATCGCGGAGAACCTCTGGCACAGGGGGTCCAAGACGGAGTATTTCCCTGTGCTGCAGGGGGGACCGGAGAAGTTGGTGGGAGAGAAACACCGGGCACTGTTTCTCTGCTGGCCGCCGTACAACTCAAGTCTGGCGATCGACTGCCTGAAAGCCTACGAAGGCAACACCCTCATCTTCGTGGGTGAGGGCAAGGGCGGCTGCACGGGGAACGATGCGTTTTTCGAGTTGAGGGACCAGCTGTTCGAGTGCACCAAAAGCTACTGGATACCGCGGTGGCCAGGTCTCCACGACTACCTCTACGTGGGGAAGAGGAAGCACTAGTGCCCAGAGAAGAGACTGCCAATCTTCTCTAGCTATCAAGCCCTACTAGCAACAACTCTATTAGCAAACCTAGGATCTCCAGGGTTCTTTTCCCGTGCTATTGCCGTCGCGTTTCTATCTAGTACGTTCGCCGCTGCTTCGAAATCGTCAGATTGGCGGTCCAGCTGCTTATACAAAAGTTTTTTTCTTGCACGCGGCCAGTTACTGATGTCCTCTGGAATAGTAGCTTTGTATTTTTTTGTAGCCGCAGGGAAACTCTCACCAAACCCAGCATCGCTCAATGACCTACGCCCAGCATCTGCGCCAGCATTGCTGTAAAGTGCCGTAGCTTTAGTGATAGCCGCTCTGTTCTTTTTATAAGTCGGTGATGTCGCTACGTAAGGACTGGGAGTTGGCGACCATCTTGATAAAGTCTGCTGTATCGTAGCGGGATCTCTCCCAGCAGTGTTCACCAGGTGTTCCCTCATAGCTTTATGCTGTCTACCGTACTCTACAGGTACTTGTTTACCCTTAGACATAATGTGCCCTGAACCGCCAATAACTGGAGGTGAATCAGGTGTGACACCAAATTGCGTAAGTTTATTGAAGTAGCTAGCGTCCTGAAGATTTGCTGAGTTACTGGCAAACTGGCGTGGTTGTTTCTTTGTGCGTAGATCCTTCATTACGCTATACGCCGCTGGGTCGCCAGCAACAGCCTGCAACTCCTGTTCTATAGGACCTCTACCGACATGACTAGAAGTTGGCATATTCTCGCCCCTGATAAATCCTTGTGCCTCACCCAATTCATGTCTAGCTACTGCATTCCTAATAGTTGGCTCTGCCTTTATCACGTTTTTCTTACCAGCTACAGCCAATGCACCGCGTCCTGGGTATAGGTGTTGTGACAAAAATCTTTGTAGTCTTTGTGGGTTCAGCAGCACCGCAGCTGTTGGTTTGTCCCCAACGCGACTTAAAGGCAGCGTACCGGCCTCTGGCAACCCAAGCATACGCGCTGATGGTCCAGGGTCTATAGCGGATACTTGATTACTAGGCACACCACCAACTGCCCCTGGGTTGGTCATCAACGCATGATATTTATGTTCGTTCAACTTCCTAGTAAGGTCTATCCTACGCATAGGATCAAACCCCTTCACATCTACTGTACCGGTTACAGGAGCCATCTTCCTGAAGTTCTCTCTGGCTGCCACAAGTTCAGGGTTCTGAAGCGCCTTTACAGCCGTAGGTACAGCCTCTGGTAGAGCTCTTCTTATCCCCAATTCTCGCGGCTTCACGAGCCCCTCAGACAATGCCTTTTGCCAGCGAGAAAGAGCAGTCTTTTCCAAATCCATAGCAAAACTACGAAACTGTACAATACTTATAGACATGGCTACACCATACCAGCAGCACGCCGTGGAGCACGCTGCTCAGGCATAGGGCGCATGTCAACACCAGGTGCTGGTGGAGTACCCTGCTGCCCGCTCTTTCGATCTTGTGCTACCAGCTGCCTAACTAGCTGCCCGAGCTCTGGGCTCTGAGTAGTGATGTTCTGCATCGCCATCTCTTGGTCACCTGGAGGCATTGATTGAATCTGCTTAGAGTAGCTCTGTGCCATCTGGTTAATGTCCAAACCAGCTTGCTGCTGCCCACCCTGCTGCAAACTCTGCCCGGCGTTCATAGGGCTCTGTACCTGTTGGCCAAAGCCCTCACCAGGTTCACCAGGAGCAACAGCACCCTGTTGAGCTTCCATGGCTACCTGCTGCGCTTTCACCTGCGCCTTGGCCATGATGACCTGGACCTCACCCTGAATCTGAGCCATGGCCAACTGCTGCTGCTTAGTGGCAGCAACTCTCATGTCCGTCTCACGGAGCATGATGCCGTTCTCTTCATCCTGCTTAAGGTCAGAGTCGGCTAGCAGGGTAGTGTCACTGATCTTCTGTGCCTGGTTCAGCTGCAGCATCAGAGCCTTGCGCTGAATGTCGTCAGCCATCTTGAACGGCTTGAAGCGGATGTTGGCTTCCGGCCATTCCATGTAGCCAGACACCATCTTCATGACCCACTTAGCCATCTGCTTGTGGCGCAGGATGTAGCCGAAGAACGCGTTCTCCAACATACGCATGGAGACGTTGGTACCAGCGTAGCTCATACCACCAATGAGGAACTCACGTGGTACTCCCATGCCCACCATGATCTGCTCACTCCACTGCTGTATCTCTTGCGTCAGCAGCAGGGCCTTACCGTCGCCACCAATGGTTTGGTTACCAAGAGGCAAAGGCATGATGGGTATGTAGTTCTGGTCCATACGCCAACGGCCAATCTCAGAAGCTACTTGGTCACGCCACTCCCCGAGATTGATAGTTGTGTACGGGTCACTGGACCCAGACCCAGCTTGTGGGAACAGCACGCGTAGAGGGACAATATGTTCAAGAAGAATCGCCTCCTGAGCCTTCTTCATTAGCTGCAGGTAGAAAGTGTCTTTAAGTACCGGGAGAATCAGTGGGATACCCCACCCACGATCTTGCTGTGCAAGTGTCGGGCGCTTGAGGTGGAAGAAGTTGTCCTTCGAGAAGACAACTCCCTTACCCTCACGCATAGCTTGTAGGAACACCTGCGGGGTGCTCTCTACTACGTCCTTCTTACCTATCACTACGTCATTACGTAGCGTGGGAGGGATCGTGTAGAAGTAGATGTACTCACCGCTGACCTCATTGTACGTGATCTCCACATACTCAGCGTTCCAACGTAGTAGCCGAATGCCACTAGCGTTCTTGAAGTACTCGTCCTTCGCCTCAGCCTCTGTGGTGGTCCCACACTTTGGGCAGTTGTACCTGAAGGCGTTGTTGGTGAAGGTCCAACGTGCCCTAGTTTTCTGCGCTTCCTCAGAGCTACCACAAGACAAACACTTCAAGTACTTCTTGAAGGGGAAGGCTATGGATACGAAGGCGTTACCATAACAGTGGTAGTCGAGACCAACCTCTACCTGGAATGCGCGGTACCTCAGGTGGTCCTGCATGTACTCAGTCCACCTGGCAGCTACGTCAGCACGCTCATGGTCAATAACCAGCTCCGTGATGGGGTACTCAGAGAGCTTAAAGACCGTGGCGTTGATGAGTGGATTCGTTAAGAAGTAGTACCGGCACCACCGGAACATCTGCTTGAACGTGACGGGCAGGTACGTGTGGGCGACATCGAAGAACGGACTAGGGTAGTTAACACCCTGTACCGGTGACCCATTGATACGCCCACGCGTACTGGAGAAGCGCGATGCTCCAGAGCCGCCGGAAGTACCTATGCCAAACCCGCCGCCTACAAAGCTCATGTGGTTTCACTCTCTAGCTTAGCCACCGTCTTGGTGTACCAAGAGAACATCTTCACACGATCTGGCATCATCCACAAGTACGCTGGGCCTGTAAACTGGTTAATGATGTGAGCTCTAAATTCCGAGTCCTCTACTGCCTTAATACCACCCTGTTCGAATGCGGCTCTGATGGTCTCCTCGTAGGCCTCCATCTCAAACTTAGCTCGGAAGTACGCGTAGCCTATTGGCAGTGGCACGAACAGGTACAAAAAAGAAAACAGAAGTCGCGTGTACTTCTTAGCCTGGCGCATATGAATACGCTCATGCCTCAAGATGCGCACCTTAGACTGCTCAGTCCACAGAGCCCACTGGCTAGGTACGTACACAGTGTTACCCATCGTAGTGGTGTACGTAGTCATGAACGTCTTCATCCCACCGAACGTTAGGATGAGCAGGAAGCGGTTGATGAGCAGCATCAACTTGCTATTCACCTTCGCCTTAACAACGAAGTCAGGAAACTCCTTGCGCGTCTCTACAACTAGCTGTTCAAGAGTCATCCTGGAGATCCTCCTAGCATGTCACCCGGTGGCATACCTGCAGCAGAGTGGCTTACAGACCGCTCCACTCCAGGAGAGATGGCTTCAGACGTAGCTGGTGGCGTGTACTCAGGAAGTAGCGTCCTAACCTGCTGCGCCTTGGGCTTACGCTTGAACAACTTGTCAGCGCCCAACCCCATAGCTATCTGCCCACCAAAGGGTATAGGGCCCATTGGTGCCATAGAAGCTGCTAGCGCAGTATCACCAAGTCTAGTGTGCCCCTCTTCTGGCTTCTTGGCAATCGCACTAGCTACACCGGCAGCTGGTAATCCGAACATAAGGCCTTTACCGACTGGGCCACTAGTGTGCCACTGCTGTCGCGCCCCAGTAGCTATCGTGTCTCCAACGCCATTAGTAGCCAGGGACTTAAGGTACCCTGGGATACTAGTAAGCCCCATACTAGTGGCTTTATGAGATAGCTCTAACCCCTTCTTGTGCTGGGCTAGCTCTTCTGTAGCTTTGCTTTTAGCCTTCCGTCGAACGTCAGCCGTAGTGTTACCTATCAACTGGTCTAACATACCAGGTTGCATAGTCCTAGCCGCCTGTAGCTTCTTACGAGCGGCACTTACCGCCTGCAGAGAACTGTCGATATCCCCCGCACCAAGTTCTCTTGCCCCAGCTGGGTTCAGGAAACCTTGTGGTGTCCAGCCAGTAACACTGTGTACCTGTCTCTTTAGAAACTTACCAGTGCCAGCTAGTAAGTTACTCATAGCTTTAGGTGATCTTCCAGCTAGCTTTAACAGTTCGTCGTTAAACCCAGCCATCTGGTAGTGCAACCTAGACATTAGGCATAAACCTTAACTGGCTGTGCAGCCTACCCCTAGCCTCGTCCACGTAGTTTTTTATAGTGAGGCACCGACGCAGCTGCTCATCCACCACAGTTCTACCAGATGGGGCACTCTTAGCAGCTCTGACCTTCGACCACTTGGTAGCTATCTCTGCGGTGTCAACGGGTACGCCTAAAGAGGGCACAGTCAAAAAGTCAATAGGGTCTACCGGATAGTAGATGTCATCATGCTGGAATACCGTAACTAGATACGCCTTGAGCTCGTCGCTCCACTCAACGTCGGTACGTATGTTGTTAGCTATGTCTACAGCGACTGTGCACTGAGCTGCAGTTGGTACCTGCATATGGTTGAAGTCAGGAAATAAGTTGTTCAGTGGCATAGCGCACCACACAAAAACTTCCCACTTCTTCCAAAAGGTATCTACGAAGTGCATGGTCTTAACGGCCATGATCTTAGATAGATTTAGATCGCTCACCGTAGCCGTCCTAAAGTCCTGTGGTATCCGCCAGACCAACGTCTCAGCTTCCCAGGTCATCCACTCTGGCCCGTACTTACGAAGCAAGGCCAGATCTAAAACTACTGGATGGGCATCTGGGTGCTGAAAAAGATTGATAGGTGTGGGTAGTACCTCTGCCACCTTCTTTTCATCAGGTAGCGTGGTGTCTATCGTCTCTGTGTACTCGTCGGACTCGTCGTAAGACGGCCGAGCTTTAGGACTAGGCTTTACACCTATGCGCTTCAGCGCATCTAAGAAATGGCCTTCGAAGTCGAGGTTAGCTTCGATCTCCGTACGCTCATCCATGGCTAAGCTGACGCTTCATCCCTAGGAGCGTTCTCATTAGCCATCCGCATAACCATCTTCTTCTGGTCTAACGGAAGACTACTAAAAATAGCTACTGGGTCTTTACGGAACTCGTCAGCCAGATCGTCTCCGAAGGTCTTCTTCAGCATCTGGTAGCGAGTCTTAGCAAAATCTTTGAGTGTCTTTGAGCTGACGTAGTCGTTACCGACGATAACCGACATGTCCTCGTCAGCAGCTGTCTTAACACCGTATGTCGAGTAGTACGGGTCAGGTATGTACTGATCATAGAACTGCTCTAGCCCCGATAGCTTATCGAACTCGCTCAGAGCAATAGCGAAAGCCTCTGCAGGCATAGTCGGGCGTAGCTCGGCTAACTTGCTGAGTACCTCACGAGCAGCGTCGTCTGACAGAACACTTCTGCGACCGTCTATAGCTGTCTGAAACTCAGACGGCTCTGCGTAAGAAGCAGAACCGTACTTGGCAATATCACTGGTAACTTCGAAGGCAAGTTCAGAGGCTCTCTTCACCAGGTTGGCACAGTACTCACGTCGAGTCTCAGGCTCCATCCTCTTACTCCACTCTTCGAAGTAGAAGTTGGCCATCTTAACTTGCTCATAGTTGTCTATGGGGTACTTGTTCTGTGACGGTAGAGCATAGCGCTGAGCCTGCTTAGCTATCACCCTTGGCGGCTCTTGTGTAGATACGTCCACGTGTGGATGCATCTTAGAAGCCTGCGGTAACCGCTGTGGCTGTTCCCCAGCTACTGCGCTAGCCACGCCAGGCGGTAGTTCATTACCAGTACCAGAGGCGGACTTCTGCACAGTTGCTTTCTCCTTACCTACAGATCTATCTGCTGGGCCACTCAAAGGCATTAGGTCTGTACCAGATGCCTCAGAAAGTTTGGTAGTCATGACTGGATAACCCCGCTCTTAGCCTTCTGAAAACCACTGCGGACTTCACCCGCAACGTTCTTAGCTGTAAGAACATTTTGAGCGAGGTTAAGAGCACCAGTAATAGTGGGCAAGGCGATTTTCTCTAACTCAGCTGCTGGAGTTATGCCGTACCAGCCACAGGCGGTAATCAGGTTCCTAGCAGCTACCTTCTGTGCTTCTACCGGCAGCTTATGTGCTGTCTTCAAGAAGTACTCTATAGAGACCGCCGTATTACCGGGGTCTACACAGGCAAACTTCCGAAGTGTGACGTCTCCGTCCATGAGGACTAACGCGTAGAGATCGTCAGGAAGCCTAGCGTGCTCCTCAGCCGTAAGAGCGTGCGCTTCTTTTGTAAGATCTGATAGGCGCTCCAGAGGGAGAGCTATCTCACGGTTCTTATCGTCGTAGAAGTCCAATATCAGTCCGCTGAGCTTCTCCATGGGCCTCCGAGAATAGACGTAACAGCGCGAATTTACAACTGCAAGATTAGACAATAAACGGTGATAAGGGAATTGAGGCTCAAATAGCCAAGGAGATCGCAAAGATGACGCCACAATGCTTCGGTCTACAATGGTCACCCACAGCTCTGGAGTGCAAAGGAGGGTATGACCCGGCCTACGTGAACCCCAAGGACAATAGTAGACTGAGGGAGAAGTGTAGCTGGTATGCACAGTGCGCCCCAAGGACATGTGCCAGCAACCTAGAAAAGAATAAACCACCGCAACAGCAGGTGCAGCAACAGCAGCCGCCTCAACAATACCAGCCACAGTTTATCCCTAGCCAAGCGCTTGTTCGGCCAACTGTTACTCCAGCTATGGCAGGTGGTGTACAGCTTCAACCACCCCGCCCTTTCGCACCACCGCAGCCACAGCAGTACCAACCGCAGTATGTGCAGCAGCAGCCGCCGCAATACCAACCATGGCAATACGCGCCACTCACGGCTCCCCCGCATATAGCTTACTATGGACCACCAACTGTGCCGGTCAGTCATCAGCAGCCCGGCATGCAGATGCTTTCTTACCTAGCAGTACCAGAACCGGTGCTAGAAGATGTACCGTGGTGGAAGAGGCTTGGCTTTGAGATAATCAGAGCTATGGGGAAATCAGCTGGGCATACCGTGGCCAACTCATTCGACCACGTCACATTCACTAAACCACGTACACCGGTAACATGAAGCTACTAAAACGGCAGCCCACCAAGGGATACATAGACAACTACTTGTGGGTACCGAAAAGCTACGTGAACGTGGAGGGCACAAAAGCTGCCCTCACGTTCAGCTTCGTAGATGCCTACTCTCCTACTAAGAGCCGCATGCTCTACCTGTGGAAAGAGATGGAGCACCATCTACTGGTACCTAGAGCCTTCTGGGGTGTTGGAGAACTACCATTCGACGTTGTCGATTGCAGGCCTACTAGCTACACAGCAGTAACCTTCAACAGCAAAATCAAGCTAGACCATCTATGGAAGGAGACCCAGGGGGTGAGACAGCTCACCCCCACGGGGGACAACGTCCAGGCCAAATCGCTGAGTGCCCTACAGCGTGAGCCTGGTGGGGTGCTGCAGTTAGCCTGTGGTAAGGGTAAGACTGTAGTTGCCCTGGAGCTAATCGCTAGGGCTCAGGTACCTGCGCTAGTGGTACTGGACAACACACAGCTGCTTAGCCAATGGGCAGATCAGGCAGTAGAGCTACTAGGAATTGCTAGAGAAGACTTGGGGCTGATACAAGCGGACCAATTCGATTGGAAAAAACCTCTTGTCCTAGCCACATATCAGACACTAGCTATTCAAGCAGACACGCTACCAGAAGAAGTACGTAGATGGTTCGGTATCATCATCTGGGATGAGGCGCACCACATCTCAGCACCTACCTTCGCCAAGAGTGCTGACATCTTCTACGGTAGTCGTTACGGGCTGACAGCCACCCCCATCAGAGCAGATGGTCTACACATCATCCATGACTTCCACATAGGCAAGGTGCTCTACAAAGATCTAACGCAGACACTGAAGCCCAAGATCTATTTCAAGTGGACTGGCCTAGCCGTAGACGAGACGAACCCAAGAGCCAGGGTTAGGGACAAGAATGGTAAAGAGCACAGGGCAATGTTGGCTGGCTACTTCGGTCAATGGAGACAGCGACTAGACATAATCCTGGCTGACGTCATAGCTGCCCGAGCGTCCGGCAGGAAAGTGTTGGTGCTCTCCGACTCTGTGGATGAGACAGTAAATCTGGCGGCGCTGTGGGCTGACCCCAACTGTGTTCAGCTGTACTCTGATATACCGATACCTACACCACAGGACGTTGGCGAGACGTTAAACCCTGTGGTACTCCCGCCTACCAAGGTGAAGAGGATTGGGCTACAGGTAGCTGGGTTAGACAGCCAGCTAAAGATAGTCGGTATGCACCCCATGAAGGTGCAAGAGATGCGGGACAGACTTGATACACTTAACCAGACGCTAAAACAGTGTGAAGTAGCGGATAAGATAGCTAGGGAACTAGCTAGGCGTCAAAAGAAGTACATCAGGGAGCTAACAGACAAGCCTAGTACTGGGGGCTTCATGATCCATGCTGTACCTGTAGACAAGCGAACTTGGTTTCTCAAGAACCGTGAGGTCATCTTCGCCATCACCAAGTACGGCAAAGAAGGAATGGACTGGCCAGAGCTAGATACCGTGCTCGTATGTGAACCGTTCTCTAGCAGGAATAGTCTACAGCAACTTCTTGGTAGGCCCACAAGAGTAGGGGTAGTTGAGAAGTTACCAGTGGTGGTGTTCTACGAAGACAACATCGGACCACTGATAGGCATGTGTAAGAAACTGAAGACTGCACTACGGGATTGGCCTGTAGAAGAAGGTGGTCCTCTTGATTATGACAACCTAGGACACCCAGGAATAAGTAAATGGAAAGCTCAGAATCAACCGACTCAGATATTCCCGTAGTTGGTGGGAGGCCACTAGTACATGGTTGACATACGCAAGTCTCTAGGGGAGCTACGTGGTGAGTGGGAGAGCTGCACAGCCTGCGACTTGGGGGTTCGTAGGCAAGACGTGGAGGGGCCACTCATCTTTGGGCAGGGTGACCGACGCGGCATCATGTTCATCGGGGATGGACCAGTAGAAGAAGATGACGCAGCTGAGGGACCATTCAGTGACAAGGCTGGAGCACTTCTCAGAAACACTATAGGTAAGCTAGGTCTACCCACTACTTACTTCACGTACACTGTTGCTTGTAGATCTTGTGAGCACGCAGTTGATGGCGCTGGTGCGCCAATGTACCGAAAAGATCGCAGGGGTGTAGCTCTCCCCATGATACGTGACAGGACACCATCACCACCTCAGATAGCAGCCTGTAGGCCTAGGTTACTGGAGGAGATCTATCTGGTAGACCCCATCCTCATAGTGACCCTAGGAGCAGAGGCTACTAGCGCGGTCATGGGCAAGAGCATATCGATAACGTCAGAGCGGGGTAAGACACGACAGCTAGACATCCCTGGATCTTGGTACCTGCCCTCACGTACTGACAAGAAGCAGGTGTGGGCTAGGAAAGTAAAAGGTGTACTTACCCTGCCGTCAGAGCAGAACACTGTTGGGTACCTGGTGCTGCCAACACTGCACCCAGCTTACGCACTCAGAATGTGGGCCGATAAAAGACCCGACAACCCACTAGACCTATTTCTAGAAGACCTGCGATTAGCAGCCAACGTGTACGACAAGTACATGCAAGAAGCCCTGGGGATCATCCCCAGTGAGCGTGACGTCAACAAGTCTGATGTTCTAGGAGACCCCAATGGCTAAGAAAGTAAACGTGGAAGACCTGAAGGAGGTGGCTCACTTTGAGGAGGCTGCCACTCGCCTGAGAGACTTTCAGCAGAAGCACAGCAGCGTGTTCGAGGAATTTAGCGCGCTAGCCAACGAGTACAACGACCTACTAGAAGCTGCTGAGAAGGCCACCAAAGCACTGGGGGTGTCTTGCGGGTCATTCGAACTGTTCCAGACGACCGTCGCGTACGACGCACAAGCTCTATATGACCTGCTAGGTAATGACAAATTCCTATCAGTCGGGGGCACTGTTAGCACACAACGAGTTTACAACTTGGATAAGACCAGGGTGCGGGCGGCTATTGCTAAGAAGGACATACCAGCAGAGTCTCTTGAGCACTTCACTAAGACTACCAACAAGTTTCACAGACCCTCGAAGATCGAGATACCATGAAGACAACTAGGACTATAGAGGACGCTAAATCGGTACAGCATGATGAGTGGTACGCAGACGACCCACTCAGCTTGATAGCAGCTGACTGCCCGGTGCTAGCTACCGTGAGCTCTGTGGTTGGTAGGTCACTGGCCTACGGTGAACTGAAGTGCTCTACGACAGTCACGCTGCAGTGCGCGCAGAGCAGCGACACAGTTCACCAAGCTGGCGTAATGGCTTTTAACAAAGCTAGAGAACTCACTAACGCGGGTATGAAGCTGCTAGCACCCGATGCGGGCGACATATGATACTGGGAACTCCTAAGTTTGATGGCCTAGCCATCGGTAGCCTAGAAGTGGACTTCATGGGCACTACGCTTCAACTGAAAGCTGTAGCTGGTTTCGTGAGCTCCAAGACGGGCTATACCCACGGCTGGACTAAAGGAGAGGCGCAGGTCTGGTCGCAGGAGACCATGCAGTACCTTCAGGTGCTGAAGGACTCCATGGAGAGAGACCTAGCAAAGATGCACCTAGGTGACGGGGCCACAGGAACCAACAAGACGGGCCTCGACCTAGACACCAGCGGTCTAGCAGAGCACCTAGGTGAAGCTCCATCCGTGTAGCCCTACAGCTTGGGGAGTTAGGCAGCTGGCTCCCCAAGCTATTGTGCACATCGATATTTTGTTGACAGCTTTGCAAGCGGTAGGGCAGGGTGCGTCCCCCCTTTTGCAAGCTTACCGGGTTGTGCGGCATAAGTGCTGCAGCGCTACTTCGTGCCTAGGAGCTATATGTCTACTAGAGAAATGCAGCTGATTTCCAGGGTTATCCGTACTGGAGAATTGCCACGGATACTAGAGTGGGGAGTTACGTCAGATGACTTCGTAACTAACGAAGGTCGAGCGATGTTTAACGGCATCCTGGGGTACTACTCGATGCCGGATAGCTTGGGGTCAGTGATAGGTGAGCACTCAGCGCGCCTTAGTTACCCCAACTTTCAGCCATGCGATGACCACAGCATGACTACAGATGCGCTGTGCGCAGAAGTCAGAAAGAACCGCCTACGTATAGACCTTACCCTGGCTAACCAGCGGATAGAGAGTCTAGCGGCCATTGACCCGATGAAGGCAGCTGCAGAGATGCAGAATGTCTCTAACCACATACTGAGGTTAGGGGCCAGCAAGGGTAACGACGTACGAATACAGTCTTCCTACATCAACATTATGCAGAACTACAATCTGCGTAAGTCTGGTGTCGACATGTCCGCTATGTCATGGCCTTGGGAACCGCTACAGTCTGTTACTGGGGGGCTAGACCACGAAGACTACGTCATCTTGTACGGGCGTCCCAAGTCTATGAAGACCTGGGTGCTGGCCTCCATCATTGCTTGGGCGTACCACAACAACAAGAGCATGTTGCTGTACACCAAGGAGATGACGGCGGACAACATCTTCCAGAGATCCATAGCGTGTATGCTCTCCCTCCCCTACCACGAGTTTAGGATGGGCTTGCTGAGTGGTGAGCAAGAGAACGATCTGGCTGTCTTCGGGCAGATGATAGAGTCAGAGAATGTAGTCTGCCTATCGGGGCAAGACGCTCCAGAGGGTGGAGATACGGTACCGTGGCTCAAGTCTAAGGTGGAACACTACAAGCCAGATATCATCTTCGTAGATGGTATGTACCTGATGAGCGACGTCAAGAACGCCAAGAAAGACCATGAGAGGGTGATGAACATCTCTCGTGGTATCCGCCAGATGGTCCTGGAGATTAAGAAGCCAGTAATAGCCACTATCCAGGCTAACAGGAAGGCTGCCGGACATGAACGTGCTGAGTTAGACGAGATCGCCTTCTCTGATGCTATCGGGCAGGACGCTACGATTGCTGCCAGGGTTATCAACGATAAGAACTCCTCTACCATCTCCCTGGTCATTGGTGGGTCTAGAGAGTTCAACCTAAGTGGCTTCCGTATGAACGGCGTGCCAGCTACTGACTTTACTTTCCACTCCATGCTTACGGACAAGGAGATAGAGAAAGCCAAAGAGCAGGATTCCGATGGTGATGAGGAAGTTAAAGAGACCAGCAAGACTACCACTGGTAAAAAGCGCGGCGCAAAGAAGCCAACAGAAAGCAACGCTTTGGTGCAAGCTACTAGAAGAGTAACCTCACGGTTGTGATGGACACCACAGACGAAGTACTGCTTGTCGCACGGAAGCACCTACACAAGATCAAGAAGAGCGGGTCTAACAACATCATGGCCGCCTGCCCCTTCCACAGGAAGGCAGACGGCTCAGAAGAGAAGACACCGTCATTCGCGATGTCCCTCACCAATGGGTTGTTCTTCTGCCATTCCTGTGGAGAGAAAGGTACCCTACAGAAGTTCTTAAAGCTCTTTGGCTACGACTCCGCCAGAGTACAGAACGAGTACGCTCCACTCCTAGAGGAGCTCTCTAAGAACATAGCTCCACCAGTAGACCCCCTTAACCCAGGGGTGGTGCATCTAGATCCCTTACCTGCTGGACTGCTAGGACTGTTCGACTACTGCCCACTAAAGCTAGTAGACCAGGGGTTCTCAGAAGAAACGTTAGCCAGGTTTGAGATAGGGTTTGATAGGGACAACCTGCGGATAACCTATCCTCTCAGAGACCTATCTGGCCAGCTGGTAGGTATCAGCGGTAGGACAGTTACCGGGGAGCACCCTAGGTACAAGATATACGACGCTGAGTACAAGACATGGGACCTAGCCCCTAGGTACAACTGGAACAAAAGAACCATTCTGTGGAACGCTCACACGGTTTACCCAGGGCTGTTCTTCAATCCACTGGGTGGTGAGATCGTGCTGGTTGAGGGCTTCAATGCCTGCATGTGGGTTCACCAATCGGGTATAACCGACACGGTAGCCCTGCTAGGTACGTATATGTCACAGGAGCAGCAATGGATGCTTGAGCGCATGGGCGCTACGGTGTATATCTTCCTGGACAATAATGACGCTGGGCTCATGGGGGTAGACAACATAGCCAGCAAACTAGTTCGTAGCTTACCTGTAAAAGTCATGTGCTACCCGCCAAGGCTTTTAGACGATGAGACCGCGCAACCAGATAACTTAACTAGTGAAGAAGTGCTCGAAGCCAAGAGCAATGCCATCAACTATAACGAATGGCACAGGCTGGCTTGAGCGTTAACCAAAAGGTAGTAATCCATGTCATTCGGTAAAGACCCAAACAATCTGGCTGGTGTAGTTCAAGGTGGTGCCTCCTTCCAGCAGCAGGCAGCTGCATCTCTGCGTAGGCCCAAGAAGCAGGCTGGTGGAGGTGGTGGCGGTAAGTTCTTCAGTTACCGCGATCAGTTCAAGCCCAGTGACGTCAACGTAGACACGGGGCGTATCATCCCCGGTAGCTACGTCTCTACCAACCTGGGAGACGACGGGAACACGTACGATATCATAACTTCGTACGTCACATACGACGAGCATTTCCATGGCACACTGCAGCGTGGAACGATTTGCTCTGCTGGTCCGTTCTGGCGAATGCGCAACAAGCGGAATCCTTGCCGTGGTTGCGACATCTTCTGGGAGGACTACGAGCAGAGGAAGCGCCTAGGTAAGGGAGTCAAGGGGCCCAACCGAGTATCTCGCCGTGAGATGTTCGCCTTCAACTGGTTGGACATGGGTGTGTTCCACAAGACGAACGTACTGCAGCCTGATGGACAGCCCTTGATCAACCGGAACAGTGGGTTGCCCATCTGGAACTGGGTCAAGTGCATAGGCATTGGGTGTCCTGGTTGCAGCACCGGCGTAGAGAGCAAGCAGGGGCACATGATGCCTTGGCCGATGGGTAAGCAGCACTTCGAAACCATCAACGGGTACGCCGAGTACATCGCCAATGGGTGTCTCAGCTGTGGTGGACGGGGCAGCATAAGCACGGTGTCTTGGCACTGTGCCAACCCAGGGTGTGGTGAGGTGATCGTAGATCTACGCAACACCACCATGAATGCTCAACAGGTGAAGGAGATGATAGCTGGGCAGTACCACTGCCGTAAGTGTCAGACGTCAGCTCTACCTATTGAGGCCGTCTACTGCGCTAACTGCACGCCAACTGGGGTACAGCCTGTCAGGGCTTCCTTGTTCGACGTTGACATGCAGGTACAGCGCCGTGGCGGTGGTGATAGCAAGGGCACTCAGCTAGTAGTGCTGGCTACCAGTGACCCTAAGCCTATCGACCCAAGGTTCGTGGAAATAGCAAAGCCTCTAGATCTGGCTGCCCGCTACGCTCCAACTCCTTACGATGAGCAGGTGGCTCTCTTTGGTCCGCCTACACCCACAGGACCGTCAGTTAACGTGGCTCAGCCACAGTACGGGGCTGCTGGTGCTGCACCTCCGGTGTATGCACCACCGGCCGCTGGTTTCACCAAGAACTACGGCTAACTAACCCACAGGAGAAAGGGGCCCTCACGGGCCCCTTTTCTTTTTCATGGCATGGAATGTAGAAACTCCAGATGCTGAGTACTACGATCACACGCATACAGAACGACTAGCTAAACTCGTGGCTGAGGCTAACGACCAGCCAGAGATTGCTATCGATACTGAGACCACCGGTCTAGTCACCTGGAAGGACATACCTCTCTACTGGTCCATGGCTTGGGCTGGTAGGAAGATGGCGCTCAATGCCTCTACCCTGCCCTACTTCGCAGAGGTATTCGCTAGTAAGACTAGGACTTGGATCTTCGCCAACGCCAAGTACGACACGCATATCCTGGCCAACGTAGGTATCAATATACAGGGTAGGTTGGCTGACATACAGGTGATGCACTCCCTCCTTTATGAGGACCGGCCACATGGTCTGAAGGAGATAGCAGCCCACGTCCTTGGTTGGCGTTGGAAAGACTTCCAAGATACCTTCGGTAAGATATCAGTGAAGAAGGGCGTGAGCGCCTCTGACGTCATTCTCAGGGCAGAGAAGGAGAACTTCAATCTCCTTGTCGAGTACGCCAGCAACGACGCTTGGGGCACCTGGTGCGCTTACAACAAGCTAAAAGCAGAGCTACAGGATGCAGTAACGCACAGCTTGTACAAGACCACAGGACCCAGGATAGCTACGCTATGGGACCTGTTCGACAAGATAGAGGTGCCGTACACGAAGGTTCTTTGGAAGAACGAACGTAATGGTATCAAGATAGATAGAGAGCGCCTAGAGAAGGTCAGACCTATCGTTCGTGCTGACCTAGAACAGCTAGAGCGTGATATCTCTAAACTGCGCGGTAAGCTCTTTAACCCAAAGAGTGCTAAGCAGCTAGAGCAGCTACTTTTTGAAGAGCTGAAACTCAAGTCTATTAAACAGACTAAGGGTGGTAAGACGGGCGTACGTAAGAACTCTGTTGATGAGGACGTTCTGAAGTACTACGCGCACATCCCCATAATAGGGTTGATACTGCAGCATCGTGATCTGTCTAAACTGGAAGGCACCTACCTAGACAACCTCTATGACCTCATGGACCCGTTTGACCGTATCCATACACGGTTCAACCAGGACGTAGCTCGTACAGGCCGTCTATCTAGCTCGGGGCCCAACCTGCAGAACATCCCCACTGTGGAGAACGACAAGTGGAAGCTCAGAGATGCCTTCATTGCTGACGATGGTGACTGCCTGATAGCAGCTGACTATCAACAGCTAGAGATGCGTCTACTGGCCGCTGCAGCTGAAGAAGAGGGCATGATCGGCGTGTTCCTAAAGAACTGGGATATTCACATGGGTAATGCGTCACTCATGTTTAACATCCCGTACGACGATATAGAGAATGCTACCAAAGTGAACAAGAAGGTTAAGGCTGGCGAGATGGACCCGTCTGAGTTCACCCCGTACCTCAAGGAATGTGTAGACGCCAGAAAGGCGGCTAAGGCTATTGGCTTCGGTCTGAACTACGGCATGGGCACTAAAAAGCTAGCTGTAGCTATTGGCTGTGACAGAGAAGAAGCTGAAGAGAAGGTAGCTCGGTACTTCGAGACGTACCCTGCAGTTAAGCAGTTCTACGCTGCAGCCATAGAAGAAGCTGAGCAAACTGGCTTCTCCTTCACTGTACTAGGCCGCAGGCGTAGTGTCCCAGAGCTGTTCTCTCATCGTGGTGATGAGCGAAACAGGGGAGAGCGCGTAGCCGTGAACACGCAGATTCAAGGGTCAGCTGCCGACGTGGCAAAGATGGCACAGATCATGTGTGACGTAGCCGACGTAGAAGGTACCTATGGGGCAAGGCCACTACTGGCCATTCATGACGAGCTAGTATTCCAATGTCCTAAGGATACAGTTGAGGCAGCTAAGGTGGAGATCAAAGAGTGGATGGAACACTCCATGTTCTCAGACCTGGCCGTCCCACTCACGGTGGATATCGGTAGTGGTAAATCCTGGATGGAAGCCAAGTGAAGAAGAAGCTTGAGCTGGACCTAGCCGTTGCTGCAGACCTGGGAATAAACAAAAAGCAGGTCGCCCTCATTACCGCTGCCTTCGTCCAAGAGCTGAAGAACACCATCATGGAGGATGGGGTGGCCTACGTAGATAGCCTAGGCCGCTTCAAGCTCACGGCAGAGGTAGGCGGTAAGAGGGCCGTGCTCAAGAAGGGCAACTTCAAGAAGGGCCAGAATACTGGAACAATAGTAGTAGACGTTCCAGTACGCCTACGAGTACACTTTGCCAAAGCTCCTGCATTCAAGCAGCAGCTGCACGAAGGATACAAAGGCAGATGGACAAGTTCGGCGTCAACGAAAACATCGATCAAGAAGCCATGGAAAAGCAGTCAGCCAAAGGCTGCCCCATCTGTGGCAAAACGCCAGTAAAGCACGGCAACGTACTTCTCTGTGAGGAACACGGTTCTGAACCGTTTGAAAAGGAAAAGAATGGCGGCTAAAAAAGCTAAGAAGAAGATTCAGAAGCGTAAAGATAAGACAGCGGGGCCGGTTGAAAAAGCCGACCCCGTTAGTCATCACACCGGGATAACTGGTGCCACAGCCAGCCACAAGTTGATGGTTGTGAGGGGGTTGATGCAGAAGCTCAACTCAGACAACAAGAAGACCACACTGGCCTTCGCCTGTGACGTGGCCAACCCCTACGGGCTACGTAGGCCGTCTGGCATCATGCAACTGGACCTAGACACTGGTGGTGGTCTTCCAGCCGGTGGCATCTCGTACATCTCTGGCCCTGACAATGCCGGTAAGACGTACCTGATGTACCGCTACATGGCTATGTGCCAACGGCTTTACGGGGATGCTTCTTGCGTAGGCATAGTTCCCGTAGAGTCTGCCCCTGACTACTCTCTAGCTATCCTAGCTGGAATGAAGATAGCCATCCCAGACGACATCATAAGTGGCTGGAACAGATTCAGGTCTGACCGAGGTATCCCGGAGTACACTGCAGATGAGTACGCGAGTTTCAAGGAGCAGACTGGCCAGGTAGTCATCATACGTGGCAGTACCGGTGAGGAGATTCTTAACGCCGTACTAGAGTCAGTTAAGCTCAACGTGTTCAACATCATCGGTTTAGACTCTGTTAGTGCCCTGCTCCCAGGAGCTGATGCAGCTAAAGACCTAGACGATGAGTCTAAGAGGGCTGCTAACGCCTCCCTCATCACGAAGTTCCTACTGCACTACTACCCGCTCACCACTGGATTAAACGGTCTGATAGAGACCACATTGATCTTCTTGGCGCAGGTAAGGGCTAACCAGGACAGAGCCAATGCTCCTGCGCACATGCAGAAGTACATCAAGCCACACGCTGCTGTAGGAGCCTGGGCTGGTAAGCACGGTAAGCTTCTAGACATTGCTCTAAACGATGGTGAGCGTATCTGGAAAACCACAGATGGTAAGAAGCACATCGTGGGTAAGGTAATGCACTGGGAACTAGAGAAGGGCAAAGCAGGCGCTACTGACAACGTCCGTGGTGAGGCTGAGTTCTACTACCCAACCAGTGGTTCCATAGGCGTTGACCTGGTTGAGTCTGTAATCCAGAAGGCAATAATGCTCGGCCTGATTGTGGAGCATAACAAGAAGATCAGTATGGTTAGCCCTGAGACTGGACAGATAACCGGTGTGAAAGACATACCGGGAATGCCTGCATTCAGAAAGATGATGCAGGTCGACTTCGAGTTCGAACTGCATGTCCGACGTGAAGTACTAGCAGCCAGTGGGCTTCAGTGTCAGTATCGCTAATGAAGACTACAGGTAAGCGCACAAAGCGAGCTTCTGCCAAACAAGAGTCAGAGATAGCGACCAGCATGGGTGGTAGGCGTCAACCAGGGTCTGGTGCTATCCCAGGCCTTAAGGGTGATGTGCGAGTGAAGGGTAAGTTGCGAATAGAGGCTAAGTACACCTCTAACAAATCTTACTCGGTCACACGCGCTGACCTCCTGAAGATACGTAGCGAGTGCTACGGGTCTGAGACTCCTGCCTTCGTAATCGACTTCAAAGATCCGGGTACTCTACGTACAGAAGAACGTTGGGTACTGATACCCTTCTCAGACTGGGAGAACCTAGTAAATGCAGCTACTGTCAATCAGTGACCTAACTAGACCTGCCACTGACCTAGAGCCACTGATAAAGAGGGCAATGCAGCTAGGAGATATGTACGATACCTTCTTAGCTGCTGACCCTGGTGGCTTTGAGTACAAGGTGGACATTGGTGGTGAAGGAGGTAGAGCAGCGGGCCTTCACGCCTCAGAGATATCTGGCTGCTTTAGGAAGGTGGTGTACTCCCTCACCAACACTAAACGCTGGGTAGACCCGGCCACCAGAAACGTCGGCATGACGAGGCGCTTCAGGGTAGGTAACGCGCTTCACTCCATGCTGCAGAATGACTTCCACAGGATGGCTGCTGCTAGCAACGGGGCACTGCTGTTCGAAGACGAAGCCCGCATCTCCCCAGAGCATCAAGAGCTAGCAAAAGAGTGGAACATCCACTCTAGCTGTGACGGTATCTTCACATTCTGCGATGACGGCGTACCAGTAATGCGCGTCGGTGTTGAGATAAAGACAGCATCTGCCGGAGAGTATGAGAAAACCAACGAGCCTAAGAAGGACCACAAGGAGCAGACATGCCTATACATGGCTTGCTTAGACGTCCCTCTAATGTGGGTGCTCTACTACAATAAGTCTAACCAGAACTACACAGACTGTTCCCCCCCGTACCTCAGCAAGTTTGACCCTAAGCTGTGGGAGACACTGGAACATAGATTTGCGAATGCCCATGCCTTGGCTGACGTAGCCACGGCAACTGGTGTGTTGCCAGACAGAGAAGAGGGTCAGCCCTGTGGTTGGTGCCCCTTTGGGCATGAGTGCAAACCTAACTACCTGAAACCAAAGAACGCCCCGACCCAGGTCTCAAGGGCACTAACACCGAGGAAGCTAAAGTGAAGCTACCAGCTAACGCAGGTATGAGCTCTAGCGAACAAGCTCGTACACACGATGAATGGAACACCTTTGATGACGTACAGGTGCAGCTGATGCGAGAGGGGTTCATGCCCAGTGAGCTGCCAAGGGTAGCCTGTCAGCGCATCACGGCTGACCAACTCACCACGCAGGACAATGACAAGTACACACAGCTGTACACCAGCAAGTGTGCCTGGCTAGCCTATACGTCAGACACGCTAGCTAGGACTAAGGGGGAGAGACTGCAGGTAGAGAACGAGATGGATTACATCCAAATCTCTCTACGTACTGGCGCCAAGATGGCGGCTACCTCTTCTGGTGTAAAGAAGCCAACGGACAAAGAGATAGAGGAGTTGGTGGAGCTAGACCCACGCTACAAAGAGCTGAAGATCTTGCTACAGCGAGCAAAGCAACGTGAGGGTATTCTCTCTAGCGACTTCGAGACACTGGATAGGGAACTCAAGATGATCTCCAGGGTGCTAGTCATCAAGCAGATGGAGTTCAACGATGAGCGGCAGGGTGGTAACTTGCCCAATAGAATGCCCGGCAAGGGGTACCCACGCTAATGCTGTGCTTTCGTATCAATGGTGTACCTCCCACCGTTAACCACGCCTACTTCAATCTACCTCGTGGTGGTAGGACCCTCAGTAAAGAGGGCAAGAAGTACAAGGTAGAAACGGCGGCGTACCTAGTGCGCACGTATCCAGCTGAGCTCCAGCAGCTGAAGAAGAACGTAGCTTATGGTGTCGCCATTAAGCTGTACTTCGAAAAGATACTGAATGACACTTGGCCAGAAAAAGCAGAAAGTAGGTATAAGCGAATAGACGCCAGTAATCGCATTAAGCTACTAGAGGACGCCTTCATAACTGCCGCAGGCACAGATGACAGTCAACATCTGCTAGTGGCCGTTACAAAAGCCCAAGTAGAGTGGGGTGGTGAGAATACTATCCTATGTATCTGGGACATAGAAAAGGAGGGGTTGCTACCGAATGACCTCGGAGAATATCTTCGATAGCTGCAATGACACAGAGCTTTACCAGCTCTGTAGAACACAAGGGATACCAGTACTGCCAAGTACCACCCGCGAAGAGTTAATAGGCTTCTTGTGGGGCAGCATAGCTCCACTACCTATTACTGAGGAGATGCACCCCATTGATTCCTGGAGACATGGGTTGATGGGGTACATCCTGGACCACTGGAAGAAGTTGGAAGCTCAGTTAGAGTGCCCAGCTAGATCTGGAGATCCACGTCAGTGTTTTGGCTGTTTGGATACACAGGTTGTAACGTGCCTCGTTGAAAATAGAGGCAGCGAACGCTCACTAAAAATGTACAGAAAAGGTGCCCGCTAGATGAACCAATTTTCAGATCCGTCGACCCTGCCAAGAGACCCAGCTTCCCTAGCTCTGCTACCCAAGCCAGTTAAGTACCGCTTGGCTATGCAGCTTGGTGTTCTCAATGCTGCCGATTCAGAGGGGCAGAAGACTTTTCTGCTGGCTACTCCCGCAGAGCAGGGTGCTGTGCTGGCAGCGGCGCTGCAGAATGCCCCAGCAGCTCCACAAGTGTCCATGATGAGCCCAGCACAGCCTCCACAGCCTCCACAGATGATGCCACAGCAGATGCCACCACAGCCGATGATGGCACCGCAGATGATGGCCCGAATGCCACCACAGCCTGCACCCATGGGGATGCCAGCTCCTATGGCACCTGCTGTACAGCGTACCCCAGTCACCGCTAGTGACCCAGGTAACATCGGTGGGGCGGGTAATGGGCATCAAGGCCCACCGCAGATGGTAGCCTTTCAGCCACCTCAGGCAGCACAGGCACCGTCAGACCCAGGAGTCGTTCTCAAGATACTGAGCTCCCTACATGCCACCACGGCTAAGCTGGACAAGGCACTGGAAGAGACCCCAGATACGGTAGCAGAGCTCTACGATATCGTGCTGGGACAAGCAAAGATGCTTCAGGTGCAGAGTCTTCTGCTGTTGATGCTGGTCGAGGGCCAGATGAACATCAGCAGAGAGGCACTGGTTGCACTCATCTTGAGTGAGCTAGACGACGGAGGGGTGCAGGCTGTCATGGAGAAGCTCGCTGAAGACAGCGAGGAAGAAGAGGGAAAATAGTAAGCTCGCTTTGGCCAGGTAGCGTGCTGCCTGATGTATCCGACTTGGTAGAGATACCTGGGAGCATCAGCAGCATGTCACCAGTCGAAGCGAGGGCACTGGCCCAAGAGCTTGGGGTCTATGTGCCAGATGATTCAGACAGTGCCATCAGAACAAAGCTTCGGGCTGCTGTCTTTGACACGTGACCGAGGGAAGGTCGACTGCAGAAGGACAACCTATGCACGACCTAAGCACACTAGCTAAGTTAGAACCCTGGCGTACCGGTTACGGCAAAGCCCTAAATGCGCTTGACCCGACATGGGACATAAACGACCAAGTCTTGTGTACTGGAGAACAGTGGTGGGAGGGTATGAGTAAATGGTGGATGTGCACAACTTGCGGCCATACCAGCAAGCTTAGCCACCCCATGCATCACCCTGCCCACAATCCTTACATGTTCTTCATCAAGGCGGTGATGTTCTACATGTCAAAGCGGCAAGAGCAACAGGTGCCGATAACCCTATCCATAAGTCAGGCGTTGTTCACCATCGGAGTAGCTCTACGCTATGCCGCTGTACAACACCCTGAGAGACTAGGGGACTACGTAGATAAGATGCACTAGCAGTGGGGGGCCTACGGGCCCCCCATGCTTTTATTTAGGTACTCTTTTTCTACGTACGACTTCTCGATGTAGAGACAAGATCGTGGGCTTTGGCTGCCTAGCAATAGCAGTGAGGGGGCCTATCCCACCTTCCTTAGCTTTGGGAGCTCCCTCAAAGATTAACGGGGTGTCAGACAGTGGGCCGTACCCATGCGTCACGCTGAGGATACCAACCCCTATGCTGCCACCACGGGCTAAGAAGCCAGTCCTAGTGCTCATATGATAGACGCAGACCTCTTAGCTGGGGAGCCCACTGTGGCTATCACAGCTCCACCAGAAGCGTCGCGTATCTCCCAGTTCTTAAGCGGGGTAGTGCCATCGTCGTCAAACAGGATGAGATGCCCAGGGCTGCCTGGGTAGTCTTCCAGTCTGTTAGTAACCGACTTACGTAGAAGAGATAGGTCTGTAGTCGTGTCGTTTACGATGAGGGTATCTAGGTCATTGCCAATGACATCTCCACCATCGTTCACGGCATACTCCGCTATTAAGAAGTCTCCGGCCAGTACGGAGGTGACAAGGGATAGATTTAGTAGGCGCTGGTAAACACCTACTCCTATGTCAGTCATAGACTGAAACTTGATGGTCCAACCAACCGTTTTAAAGGTGTTGTCCGCCCAGTCTAAATAACTGTTTCCGGTGTCCCCCTCACGGAGCGACACGGTTGGAGCTTTACCGATAACACCGCCGACACCCTCTTGCTCTATACTGAGCTCAAGTGGGACAGCGGTGGCTACCTTCTGTACTAGCAAAACTGCCATAGGAGTATCTTAGACTATCATACAACAGTTCCAGCCGGGATGTGCCCTAGCTCGATTAGCAGCTCGTATAGGGCGGCCTTGTGATCACCATAGTGGGTGGCCCCTGGAATCACCGGCTCGACCATCTTGGCCAGCAACGCTTCACCGGCCAGCTCGGCACTGCCCCGCTCGGTCGGGAAGAATACGACTCCGTCCATGTAGCCGAGCGCCCACTTGACCGTCATGGAGACGCCGGTCGGGTTATTGATCGGCATACTGGTGATGATGTGCTCGATGTTCACGCGGTCGATGGTTCGGGTCGCGTTCACGACCTGAACTTCGGTGCCGAGTACGTACTGCTGGCTGATGGTCTTTGTTTCGGGGGCTGTGATGATGAAAGGCATGTTCTTCTCCTACGTGACGTAACCGTATTCTTGCACAAGGATAGCGCCGACCGTGCCGACACCACCGGCTCGATTCGAGGCGTTGCCGCTGCTGCCACCGGAACCGCCTGAGCCGTTGCCAGTTCCGGCCGAACCTGCGCCACCGTTTCCACTGACGTTCGTGTTCTGCCCCCCGGCACCAA